GGAAGAAAATTATAATGGTTATTACCATCATATTCACATCGAATATATGCCCACTGATTATTTACAGCTGGTAATGCTACTATCGATCCAACAAAGTTAAATGGTACAGGGTAATTAACAACTGTTCCTCCGCTACCAACACTTTGAACCCAGCCCCAACACATTTGTATACCTCCGGAGAATCTTAACCACGAAGTACTCCATTGAATTGGTTCAATATTACCAATAAATGTCCATGTACCATTATCATATTTGTGGAATTGCATTACTGGGTCAGCACTACCATTGCCTGGTCTCATTACTTTAAATTCACCGGCATAATTATCATTTCCAGCTCTAAGACCAGTTTGATTCCAACCATCCCCGTAAAAATTAATTAAACTACCGCGTGTTATATTATCAGATAATGTTTTAAAAACAAGTCCTTCTGCGCCAAGATGATTACCATTTAGTAGCCGAATATAAGTATTATCACTTTTAATATATTTATTTTCAATACTGTTTCCGTTTTCATCAAATACCGCAGTAGTCTTTGTTATAGGATAAATATTTGTTCCATCAGCATCTTTTAACTATATTATACTTGCCATCCTTTATCTCCTTTTTTATTTTTTAAAGACAAAAACAAAAACTATGACCAAGACCCAACCAGTTCGATTGACCGACCAAAATGTTTCTCGTATCAGCATCAGCATAATACTATTGGTTATTACTTTGTACACTTCTTAACCACACACTTACACCATTAGAATATGAATTACTGGTATTTGCATAATAAGCATACTATGATGCAGATTCTTGACCAGGATTTATACCAGAAATTTCAGCATATGAAAGAAGGAATATTACTTCACTTGTTGCTCCTTGATAAGCAGAACCTTCATTACCTATACAACGAGTATTTTTATTAACCGCCTTCAATCTATTTTTTAATTGAGTTGGCATAACATTACGTAATCTATTAGAAAAAATAGTAGAATTTAAAAAATCTCTTTCGCCACTTAAATGCCAAGCAAAGCTTTCACCTTGAGCACCCTCACAATATAAACCATTAGCAGCGGTACTCGGATTGCCATTAAGTAACTATGATCCACTGTAAACATATGGATCCATCTGAATAGTAAGAGCGGCTTTTGTTTTCCCATTATAAGAAGATGTAAGTGTATCATGATTGATACCAATTATTTTTATACCAACAGTTGCAGCAGGAGCAGAAAGATTTACAACCGAACTAAGTGATTTTGTTCTTGTATACTCATATGTCGGAAGAGTGATATATGTTTTTTCTCCAATAGCAAAATAATCTGTCAGATTTGTTATTGAACCTGCATACCATTGATCGATTATCTCCACGATTGCATCCAAACCTAAGTCAAACGGTCTTGGCGGTGGAGGAGTATACATTTCATGTCTTCTTCCACATACCTTAAAACCATATCCCATATAAAATTACCTTCCTTTTATTATAATTGGTACATTTACAGTTGGTTTGCTTGATAAACATTTAAAAGTTACTGAACCATTAGCAGTAGTCATAATATCAATATAATAAAAAGCATTTGCTACAGCAGCACTATTTGTATCTGCTAACCAAAAGAAAGGATTTGCTGATGCTCTCATACCATTAACACTAACTGTTTGAGTATATGGAGCAGATGCAGACCAATCACTTGATACAAGTGTTACTGTTGTTATCATATTGTTATATTGAAGTTCAGAAAATAAATCTGCTTCAGGGGCTCCTGTTGTAATATCATTTGCATAAATATTTCCGGTATAAATTTGAACTTTATTTTCTTTATACCAATAAATTATCTTTCCAGTAGTATCAAATGTCATTGCATTACTATTATAAGCACGGCCGATATAGTAATATACATAACCATCATCAGCTGCAGTAATATCCTAGACAAATGGACTACCACCAGAAATAGGAGTGAATGTTGTTCCAGATATAGTACCTTTAATATATAGGTTTTTATAAGCAGTCCAACCACTTATATTAGAATTGCTGTTATTATGTATATTGACAGAATAATGATGGATATAGTTATTACTACTGGTAGCTCCAGATGAAATAGCACTACCAGCAAAAAGTACAGTATAACGAATATCAAATGCATTACCTGCAGCAACCTCTTTATATCCAGCATCAGTACCGCCAATAACATGGGTCGCTCTAATTGCGGCCGCGGCTTTAATTGTATATTGTCTCAAGTTCCAGTCTCCTGGATTTCCATCGGCATAATAATTAACAACTCGCCAAGTACCGCCAGATACAGTTGCTCTAGTAGTATTATTTTGTCCAGCTCTTGCGAACATAGAACCAGCTGAATTATCACTATCAAATACAAGAACCAAGAATGTTCCTTGTGGATAATGAGTAGTCAAACGACCAGTACCAGAAAGCGTTATTGGATAATAATTTGTACCATTATCTGTTGATAAGAATACACCATAATCATGACCAGGACCTGGAGTTTCAATCGTTATCATATCTCCATTTGCAGGAGTTATTGCTGCATTAAATGTCCATACATCTGGGAAATAACGTGGATTTGCACTAGAACCATGGTCTCCACCAGCAGTTGTTCTTGTGCCGCCAGTAAGAGCTTGGTTAATATTATCAACATAAAGATGCTTCCATTTATTGCTACTTAAACCTATCTATCCAGTTTTATTTGTAACAGGATAAAAACTTGGTGTAGATGGATTAAAGTAAGCCTTTGCTGAACCACCATATGCAAGAGCAATTAATGCGCTACCATCATCTTTCATATTAATAAAGAATCTACCATTATCAGCACTATCTACTTGATAATATAATTCAGCACCGTCGGTACCGCCACTCCAAGTAATTTTATTAGCAGTAGCTGGATAAGAAGCCGGAGTACCCATATCTTGCATGACGATATTACCTTGCATATATAAAGTACGCCAACGATTCGCGCTAGTACCAAGATCAAAAGAGTTAGTAGCAGATGGAATTAAATTACCATTAAAATTAAAACCGCTATTTCCATTTTCTTTACGGAAATACATGTAAGAAGCATCTGCTTGTACATATCCATATCTATTACCACCGGCATTATTACTTTGATAGAATCCTATCCAGTTGCTATCAAGTCTTACCTAATCAACTCTAAAGTCAGGGAAATAACCAACAGCAGAGTTATTTATGTAATAAGTAGTACCATTACCAAAGTAATGAATACCATTTAAAAATACATTTCCGCCAATATTCAATGCATATGAAGTACTAGGCGCAGCAGAGCCAACTCCAAGGTAACGAAGTCGAGAATCACCACTATTATTTATATAATAGGTCGTTCCATTAGCAAAGTAGGCAATACCATTGTGTGTAGTATTTCCATTAAAATAAGTAGTACCATTTATATAGGCTCTATAACCTGTCTAATGAGCTGTATTTACAGAAAGGTAAGATACAGAACCAAGATATCCACCATCAGTTACTATAGAGCCAGAACTAATTGTATGAGCAGCTGAATAATATGCAATTCTAGAAGCTGTTCCTCCACTAATAGTAGCAGAAAGACTATATGTTGTAGTAGATAAAATACCATCTGCACTTAAATAAACTGGCTAAGTTGTAGAACCTACCCCGGTATTAGAACCGTTTCCGCCGACCGCAATCCAAGAATTCTGATTAGGCAAATAATGCGTATAATTTGTAGTAGTAGATCTACCTCTAATTTGATGATAATGAGTCGCGGCTGAATAGAGTCGTAGAACACCTTCTGTATGGCTAGCTGTACTAGCTACATTTGCACTATTACCAGCAATTACATAACTAAGATGCTCTGTATTAGCAGTAGTAGAACCACCAGAAACAACAGTTAAATTATTTCCGTACCACTCACCATCCATGATACGGGTATAACCGCCACCAGTACCATAAACATGAATTCGACCACGAGCATTATTAGCTCCACCTGCAGTCCCCGCCGCAGGTCTTGTAATACTATTACCAACATTTAAGTATACTTCGCCTTGCGCTCCACGAGTAGCATTACCATCTCCACTATTAGCAGTACCAATAGTTGAGATATAAAAATGTCCATATTCAACATTATTGCCGTATAAATAATAACCTCCACCAGAAGAAGGTCTATTATTCATAAAATGACCAGCTGCTTCAAAATCTGAATTGGTATAAACAGGATTACCATTAAAAAATACCATTGGCGTGATAGTTCTGCTATTATATGACAGATTAGCTGGAGTACCGCCACGATCAAATTCAAGTCTATTTGCGGCGTTGGCAATTATACGAGAAGTGAAATCTGCAGTAGAATGATTTTGATGGAAATCTATAAAAGGCGTACTGCTAGACATCTCAATATATCCTTGTCCGAAGAAGGAACCTGCGGCTGCGCTATTACCAGCTGTATAACTTGTACCTCCTATAAGAAGAGATGTCTAGAAATATCCAGTTCTCCAACGAGTACCAGTAGCTCCAATATCATAAGTATTGTTAGCTCCATTGTGTAAATGTCCAATTTTATGTGTTGCATAACTAGAACTGCTACCAGCATTCCAAACCCAAGTCGTATATGTGGTTCCTCTTGAAGCCGCTCTATAATTAATATAACCAGTAGCGTTATTACCACTAAATATTAATTCATTACCTTTTGTAGTATTAATCTCTCCAAAATTACCTTGATGAGTATAATGGACTCCAGTATCATGCACATAAAAACCATTTGCTGCTCTTGACCAACCAGATATATAAGAATCTCCATTTACATATAATCTATATCCGGTTTGATGTGCAGTATTAATACTCAAATATGAGACATTACCAAGATAACCTCCATCCGTGGTAATTGAACCAGAGCTGATTTGAGTAGCAGTATTAAACCATGCAATACGATTAGCTGTTCCATCTTTATAAATAGCCGGATTTGTAATACTACCACTAATTGTTGTAGGTAAGGTTGTTATAAAACTAATAGTCCATCCATATCCAAAACTATTTATTCCATAATTACTATAACCATAGGTTATATTAGAAACTGATACTTGAGGATAATTCCAAGTTGTATTAACTTCGCCAATCATAACACAAGCTTTAGAACCATCATAGCCAAATCTAACAGTTAAATTTTTATTAGGACCGATACCAGTAGAATAAGCTCTAGAACTATTCGCATACCATCCGCTATCTCCATATAAATATCCTCCTACAGTATAAGTAGCACTCATTCGATTATCGCCTTCATACATATAGATATTTATATCAAACTACATCATAGTATTAGATTTAAATTGCGGTAAAGTAATTTTTAAAGCTCCTGTTACCGTTGGTGTTTGAGTATGATAAGTACCACCCTATGGAAAAGCTATAAATACTTCATTATTACCAACTGCTCTAGCAGTAAATACGCCTCTAGAACTTAATGCGCCAGCCATAGCAGTTTCAGCTGTACTATTATATGCTTTCCAAATCCAACCTCGCTAATTATTAGTATTCATTGTAAAATAGGTTGCCCAATCAGCTTGAACATCTCCCCATTTTCCTTGATTACCAGTAAGTGCAAAAGCCAAACCATATTCTGGTATAGTTGCTCTTGGTCCACCATACAAAGCGATGCCTAAACCAGTTCCATTAGTCTAAGCTAATCCAAAACCACCGGCATTACTAGTACCAACAGTTAAATTGTTATTTATTAATCCGGCTCCATTAACACTTAATCTATAACTTGTCTAATGAGCAGTATTAACACTTAAATAACTAACTGCACCAAGATAATTTCCATCAGTTGTTATACCTCCAGAACTGATAGCTCTATCTCCACTATAATAAGCAATTCTACTTGCAGTTCCTGCATTTACAGTAGCTTTTAATGCATAACTTGTTGCTACTGGTTTACCGCCAGAAAAATATATTGGCTACTCGGTGCCGCCGGCATTAGAAGTCAGAGCAGTTGCCGTATTTGCATTACCAGTTATAGAAATATTCCAAGTACCTGAATTTTGTACAATAGATGTGCAATAGTAAGAATAGTCTGAAGTACCAAAAACATAATAATTACCAGTATATTTTCTAAAAGTTCCATAACTATAACGAGGTAATCCATTACTATCAACAGTATCAGTATTATAAATACAAACTTCATAATATCCTTCTGAATTTGGAGCAATTTTACCTTTAAAAACTACACTTGAATAGTTTGGATATGTTGCACAAATAGCTTTTAATGTTGCTTTAAGCCATTCTGCATCAGAATCACTTGTAGTAAGATTTGTTGTCGTTCCAACTTTAGGAGTAGAAGTAGAAACAATATTATTTTTACAAAATAATATTACATGGCCTCCTTCTAATCCAGACAATGTTTTTACAGATACCTAACCATTAAGATAACTTGTTCCATTGACATAAAAATTAAAATCAGCAGTATCAGAATCTCTTACTGCACGATTTATATATAAAGCATTATGATGAATCTATACAGCTGGAGTTGTACCTAAACTATTCCACTATTTCTTTTCTGCTGGATCAATATTATTAACGAAAATCCAACTTGCATGACCATATTTATTTGCAAATACAACTGATTCGCGTCCAGAAGTATGATAATAAATACCAGCTCTTGTAGCAGTAGAAGTTCTATATAATAATGCATTATTACCATCGCCAATACTAATATTTTTACTTGCAGCATTTAAACGAATATCGCCATAAGATGTAGCAATTTTTAAATGAGTAGTTGAATTAGCCGTATTATCAGTATTGCCATTAAATGTAATAATAGCTCTCTAACTATTATCACTTGCATTAAATTTAATATGATTTTCATCTCCTGTAGATTCATTTCCATAAATATTAACATTTCTGTAAATATGAAGAGAAGCCCATCTATGAGAAGCATCACCTAAATCTCTATTATTATTTGAGTATGGTTTCATAAAACCATCTACATAAATACCTTTATTAAAATAAAATGGTATATCAGCACTATTCTCAATATGTGAATAACTAGTATTCTAAGAACCAATCGTTAAAGTATTATTATTAGTACTAATAGCAACTAAGTTAGAAAATATAAATTTAGTTCCATCCCAAGTAAGATTCCCACCAGTTGTTTTAGTACTCTAATTATAAGTAGTAAAGAAAATACCAGTATTACCATTAAGTCCTTGGATTCCAATATGACCACCAAGATTTATATCACCTAATTGAGCATCATCGCCAATTTTATTCCAAGTATTATTAGCAAAAGAAACAGCTCCATTTAAATAGCTAGTTCCATTTACATATAATCTGTATCCTGTTTGATGAGCTGTATTTATTGAAAGATAGCTAACCGCACCTAAATAACTTCCATCGGTAGTAATTGAGCCAGAGTCTATAGCATTAACACTACTATAATATGCAATTCTATTTGCAACACCACCATTAATATTTGCATTAAAACTATATGTAGTTGCTTGAACTTCACCATTTGCGTTAATATAGACTGGTTTAGTGGCAGATCCAACTCCAGCCTAATCTGCTGTAATTAGATGTCTCCATCCACTATGCCAAGCAGTACCATTAGTAATAGTTCCACCACTTCTAGAACGTACCCACCATTGATCTGTACCAGCTTTATTTACAATCTAAGCAACCCAAGCATTGCTGTCATTTGGATTATCAGAATAACTAGCATCCCAATATAAATGCCAACCTGTCGATTTAGTGGTTCCATTTATAGGATTATCAGTTGTATTACCTGGGTCTGTAAGATTTGTCATTCCTACAGAAGCATGCAATCTACCAACATCATTCATATTGTTTTTTCCGGCATTACCAAAATGAGAAACAATCGAATTTGTTACTGTTGCTACTCCACCATTAAGATAAATTGGCTATCTTACACCCCCAACAGTAGAAGTACCTAGTCTTAAAGCAATAGTACTCCCAACTAACTCCCATTGGCTTCCATTATATCTAAAACTATATGTATAACCAGCTTGAATTGCGGCCGCGGGTATCGCCGCAGCTCCAGAATAAATCGCCTTCGCACCGGTCCCATTTACATTTAAAGTAGGATTCGCCACTGAATTACCGTTGGTAAATTTGACAGCAACCTCAGATCCTGTCTTCAGTTCGAACGTGCCATTTACTTCAACGACTTTGGCCTACGTGCCGACAGCCGTCCCGCAAACTCCATAATTCAGGACATTTCCATTTAAATCACCATATATACCATTAAGTACTCTGGCTGCGCCAGTTACAATTAAATCTTTTAAAAATGCCAAGGCTTATCCTCCTTTCAAAATTTATTTATATTCATAATCCTTTTTTCTCCCTTTATACGAAAAATAAGGGGAGGAGATTTATTTTTCCCCTCCCCCTTAAGGATTTATATTATTCATTAATATCACTAACAACTCTATCAATAAAAGCAGCAAAGTCAGTCTTTGCAGTTGTTACATCTTTAGCTACCTTAGATACGAGATTAAAAGAAAAATAAATATCTGTCCCAGAATAAGAACTAGACATATTCGCAATCACATTGTCTCCATCTGTGCTAGTAGCATTATAGTTAATATTAGTATCATTTATATTAAGCATTTTTTTCTCTCCTTTTTTCAACGAGATTTTCTAAAAATATATATATTAAAAAATTTGCGAAAAGACAAATTTTAATATTCATAAAATTGATTAGCTTCTATTGGATTATTTAAAGAACCATTATCTTCTAAACCATAAACATTATTTTCACTTGGTACATATGGGGTCATAGTAGATCCTTCTTCAATTTTTAAATTTGAGATTTTTACATATCCAGAACCTAGCCCCTAAATATAAATTCCTACACCATTTGACTAAGTTTGATTAGAAGTGGTATTAAAAGTATTATATAATCTTCCTTTAAAATTATAAGCTGTTGAAGTAGATAATGCTATCCATTTTCCATAATAATTAGTTCCGCCACTACCATTTTTTATAGATAATTCTGCTCCAATCCTATAATAATTTGAACCAGAAGAAGCTGCTTTAGCATCAATAGCTTCTAAATCATAAGATATTGTATAAGCCCGACTTGGACTTAATACAGGAGTTCCACTATAATATCTATTATAACTTCCAGAAGAGCCAGAAATAGAAACCCACGTATCTCCATCAATTAAATTCGGATTAATCTACAAATTTCCTTTTTGTAGCGCAGTTACATCAAATCCTTCCCAAGGCCCACCAGTCCATATACCTGTTTTAGTTATATTATGATCCATAGTTAAGCCTCCTTAAATTCATATGCATATACATTACCATCTTTATCTACTTGTGCGGCGGTTTGATATAGCTCCGCTATATCAAAGGGAGAAAGGGCAGTACAATATATACGAACATCTGAAATATTACCAACAAAAGTATTACTATCAGGAGTAGTAGCATTACCTCCAGCTTCAGCACCTATAAAAATTACATTAGAAGAATGATATCTTATGTCTTTATGAGTCGTTGAACCAGTTATAGTACCTTTTTCTACTCCATCAATATAAAATTTAGCAACTAATCCATCATATGTTCCAGTAAGCATATGCCATTTATTATCTTTTAAAGAAGCTGAAGTAATGGTGCTTTGCGCTATTCTATAAGTATTATCTGCAGTACATATCGGGAATCTAATACCGCCTCCACTTTCTTCAAAATTCCAACCACCACCTTCTGTACAAGAAATAGGTGTCCCCCAAGTAGTATATTTTATCCATGTATTAACAGTAACAGCATCTGTTATTTTAGCTCCCTAACCAGCATTAATATAATTCGCTCCAGAAGGGAAATAATAAGAGGTTTCATATCTTGGAGAATCTGCGGTCGCGGTTATAGTGCCGACTATAGTCCCGTCATTTTGATTACCAGCCGGCGCGCAATCCAATTCTATATTAGAATTATACCCTAATGCATCATATAAGCTACTTGTTTCTGGAGGAATATATCCAGTTTCATTTTCGCCTTCTTCCAATTTAATAGATCTAAAATAAACAGTTCTTCCACTCTAATTAACTCGAATAGAAAGAGTTCCACCAGAGCTAGTCGCAGTACAATTAATAATTCCACTATATCGCTACCAATCAGTTGTCAACGTAATAGTTGGAGTAAAATCCGCTATGCTTCTGGAACCATCTACTGTAGTACCAGCTGTATCAGATTTAGCTTCAAAAGAAAGAACATATTTTTTTCCAGAAGTCCAAACATTTGAAAGTCCATTATATATTCTGCAATTAGCTGCGCTACTAACCATTTTTAAAACGCTATCATTTGCAGTTAATGCACAGTTCTCCCAAGTCCAAGCTCCAGTCGTATGAATTTCATTTCTAAGTAAATTAGGTAATGGTTTACTTAATCTATAATGGAGAATTAACCCTTTAGCCAATTCAGAAACTTCTTTATATGAAAGACAATGGTCATAGATTCGGAAATCATTTAAATAAGCTCCACAAGTTGCTAGTCCAATTCTGACTTTTCCTGTCAATGAACCAGTAGAAGATTCATAAACAGTATTATTCTAAGTCTGTTTTAAAACTCCATCACAATAAGTTTTTGTTTGAGTTGCATCTTTAGTTAATACAATATGTACCCATACATTATTAGCGCCATTAACAGAACATCCCCAATATCCATTTGTATTACTACCAACATTAGTTTCCTTATAAACCAAAAGCTAATGTCCTCCAGCTACATTGTTATGTTCGTCTCTTATTGGACCAGTTCCAGTCTTATTGGTATAATACACTTGCCAAAAATCTTGATAAGCATTATAAGTTAGAGAACTATCTATTTTTAACCAATAGGCAATAGAAAATTCTTTTACTCCAATAAGATTCTAAAAAGTAGCTTCATTAGTTCCCGTATTCGTTAAATAAGCTTTAGCTGCAATTTTACCAGTTCCCCAAGTCGCAGATGAATTAGACAAAACTGCAGATCCATCTAGTCCCTAATTTCTCAAATCTCCATCAAGAGGAAGCCATACTTGTAAACTCATCTATCTTCCTCCTTAAGAATACTTTTTCCAATAGCCAGAAGAGTCAAGTGCTCGCCATGTAGATTTAGTAGTATCTGCGGCGACGCATAAATATTCCTATTCATCGTAGAGTACAAGATCTCCTTTTTTTGGCTAATAATATGTAATAGTACTAGAACCTACGGAGCCTGAGCGGGCGCCGCATTCCTAACTATAAACTTCCGATAAAAAGATTGCATGCTGTGTAATTCCAGCGCTCGTAACTGTTGTGCTATTGGTCACAACTCCGCCTTCTGAATTATCTCCATCGGAAAAAGTAGTATATGTCTAATTTACAACTCCGATAAGTCTAACCATATCAGTGATATTTAAATTACTCTCATCAATGGTTAGACTTCGATTAACAGAACCATCAAAATACTATGTTGAACCTCCAACAGTAATAGTCAATCTATGATTAACTTTATCCGCAGAACTAGCATTTCCTATTAAATTACCATATATGTTATTGAGGAATCTCGCAGCCCCAGTAACAATTAAATCCCTTAACTGAGCCATTTTATTCCTCCTAAATTACGAAAATACAAAAGATAAAACTTCTTTATTCGCATCAAATTTTAAAGTAACTGCTTTGCTATTACTACTTTCATCAATACGAACCTATTTAGCACTTAACTATTGACTGACACTTATACCGCCTTGAGTAAAGAATGAAGCATTATTATCTCCAGACCAAGTAGAATCGGTAGAATTATTTGCTGCAATTTTACCATTAAAAGTTTTATTTCCACCGAATGTCTGCGCAGCCGCGCTTACGATACCAGCAGCTGAACCAGTAGCTAATGGAATAGTAGCACTTACAGCACTACTAACTAAAGCTGAAGAAGTATGCGATCTATTTCTAATGGTTAAAGTTACTGAGTTTGCATTAGCTGCCCAAGTAGCACTAGAAGGATAATAGTTATTTATATTAAAATCTTTATAATTACCACTACCATTATAAAGACTAATTTTATTTGTCGAAGAATCAAAAGAAGTCCTATCATATTCTACATATCTTGCTGAAATAGTAGCTGTTGTTGTAATTGCATCATATGTAGCTCTTTTTGCGGTTACATCTAATGTTTTATCCTAAGCATTATATACCAACGCAGAAGCATAAAGTGGAACACCTTTACTTGCAGAAGCAGTAGAAGACATCCAAAGATAATAATTATTATTTCCAGAAGCAGTTCCAATACCAGAATAATTTAATTGATGACTAATATTAGCAGTACTTAATGATGTAAGTCCATTAAAAGTTTTATTTCCTGCAAAAGTCTATGCTCCAGTAGTGACTAAACCTGCTACATTGGTTGCGGCCGCCGGTATAACGAAGCTTTGGTTGCGCTAACTGTTATCATATGCAATCCAGTCAATATTTAAAGTAGCAGTTGTTGTACTAGTAGATAAAGAAGCTGAAGAAGCTGTAGTTAATACAGGCGGCTTGCCAGTTACATTACTCCAAGCAACCGCGCCAGCTACACCAACTTGAAATTCTTTATAACCAGCTGCTTGATTTAATTTAGTTTCATCTACTACATAGTACATTTTACCAGTGCCGGTAACATGAACTATATCTCCTATCTGAATTGTCGCAGTCGTTAATGCATACATATCTGCTGTTGTAGTTACTGTTTCAATTCTTTCAATAGCAGTTTTTGGAATATATTGTAAATCAATTATTCCATTTGTTAAAGGAGCATAAGAACCAATATCTGTTTCTGTATTATCACCTTTTTTATATTTTAAAAGTGGAATTCCATTAGCATCAAGAGTCTAAAAAACACTTGTAATATAATTTGTATTAATCTGTTTTCCGCTAGAATCTCTTGCTGCTGTGCTTGCATAAGAAGCAGAAGAAGCATTGGTTATAGTACCATTAATAACACCATTACTACCTATATAAATATTTGGAAAAGTAACACCAGTACTGGTTGTTGTATTACCCGCAGTATTAAGTGTAGTTGCTGTAAAACCAACTAGATAAGCTTTAGTTGCCGTTGATACATTAGTGGCAGTAACTTTTAATTTTTCATCAATTAAAGAAACGTCAGTAAAAGAGCCATTTCCTTTAGTATATCTTAATTTATTTCCTGACTCTAAAGTAATAGTTTTTATATAGGTTGAGTCAATCTAATTACCGCCTATATCAACTCTAGCAGTACTCGCATAAGAAGCAGTACTTGCATTAGTTATAGTGCCATGTAATTTTCCATCTGTATCAATATATATTTTATTATAGGTCGTTGTATAATCAATAATAGAAGAAGATGTTGTTGAACCTAATGCGGTAGATGTATTACCTAATAAATATATTTTTGCTCCCGCCGTTGAAGTAGAAGTAATTTTTACTTTATCATTTGTATCTGTTGGCAAATTAACATCAACTGATGTACCATTACCTTTTTCATAAGTTAATTTATTATTCTAAATAGTAATACTTCGTATATATTTTTCAACAATCTTAGATCCATTAACATCATTAACAGCTATATTAGCAGTATCAGCATAAGAAGCTGTTGAAGCATTTGTCGCAAAAGAGACTCTATCATTCATTAAAATTCTCTTTGCACGTCCATCATTTGTCGGGACATCAAAATATATACGACCCTGGGTAGCTGTTGCTGTAGAAGTTAATGAGTCGATAGAAAAATATACTCTACCACCGATTACAGGAGGATAATGAGCACTCGTTTTATCGGTGATGTCTGATATAGTTCCCATCAAAAACTTAATTTTATCAGCCATAAAAAGTATTTTGTCTCCTTTCTTCAAAATTTTTTATTTTTATAATCTATAATATATCAAAAAACATTCAAAAAGTCTAATGTATTTTGTCCAACAAAAAAATGGGGAAAGAAGTAATTAAACTTCTTTCCCCATATATCTTTATTAATGTGAAGGCTATTCTTCCCAATATAAACAGAAATCTTTTTCAATCGCCTATAATCTCGCAACAATATCATCTAATGTACGAGCACCATAATCATATTTATCTGCTAAAGTATAATACTATCCTGTTGGATTGTATTCTCCAGTAGCAGGAATATAACCATTAATATTACCTTTTGAATCGTATGTTGGAACATAATAAACAACTTCAGAATTATATTTTTCTTCAGTCATATCTTCAACCAATACGAAATCCATAACATTAATACCATTTAAAACCTTGCTTGTAGCCGGAATGGTATTTAAAATATAAGTAATATATTTACCAGTTGTGTCAACCTAAAAGAATCTTATTGAATAAGTAACATCGCCAGCAGCTTTAGTAGCTTCCCCTTCTATGCACCAAGGAATCAACATTTGATCTGTAGCATGATAAGTTTCAATATCATAGTAAGGGACGACATAAATTCGTCCCTCACCCAATGCATTTACATACTAAATCACACAAGCTGTAGTTGACATATCCATGTTATCAAAAAATCTATCTACTGTAAAGTAAATAGTTTCAGAAGCATGGTCATCAAGAACGCTTAAAAATTCTGGCGCTTCAACTGTACGAGAATTAAGATCTATATTATAAATATTTTCAGATCTTGGAAGTAAAACTGCTAGGCTGGGAATATTATAAGAACCTTTTATCTTAAACAGATTGGCAAAATATTCTTCAGCTGTTGAAATCATGTTTTATCTCCTTTATTCTTATTAGTTCACAGAGAATGTAGCACTATCAGTAGAAGCTTCAGTTCCATTCTTAATATTAGTTATATGACAGAAGTAAACACCATGCTCTGTTGGTACAAAGGTACGATTTGTAGCTCCTTCAACAGCAACATTATCTTCTGTCGTAGTAGCACCCTCAACGTCTCCACTTTTATACCACTGGAAGAGAATATCATCAGAGATATTCCAATTATTATACCAGTTTTCAGAAAGCTGGACATAGAGAGTCTCGCCAACATTCTTAATTCTTGCAGAGTCTGCACTACCATCTGTCGGGAAGGTAATAACAGGAGCTTCCGCAGTAAATGATACACGGCAAGGAATACTATCAACAACAGTATCTTGCATATTTTTATGGTTATTAATTCTAACTTTGTAGAATCCTTCAAGCTGAGGAATTTCAGCCTCAGAAGTTAATGGTTCACCAGTTTCAGCATCAATAGTTTCGCCATTTTCGCCTTCTACTGTAGTAATACCAGTAAAGTGAACATTATTAACAATCTCAAGAGAACTCTCAGTCTTTCCTTTTAACTGAACCCAACCATCAGTATCCTTTTGTTTATAGAACCAAGAATATGTTAAGACACCATCCTTAGAACCATTAGTCTCAGTATTAGTTGCAACAACAGTAAGAGTAACCGTTCCATCAGTAATTGGATTCTTTTCAGAGTCAACTTCTGGAATAATTTCTGCTGCAGGAATCTGAGTTGTGATTGTTGGATCAACAGGCATAGGAACGATACAAGTATCAGAATTCAAAGTAGTAGCATTAGAACCAACTTTACGGTTGCTAGCTACAGCTTTATAAGTACCAATTTGGCTTACTGTGCAATAAGCAAATTTCTCATATAATCCCTTGCTTGCTGGAGTTTCTTCTGGTTCAAGACCATCAGTATCAAAAGCAGTATAAACAGCTTGATTACCTTCTCCAGTCTTAATATAATAAATCTTATCTTTAACTTCTATATCAGCAGTTAATTCAAAACCTAATCTTGTAATAGATTTAGTACCATCAGCACCTTGATCATAATCAGAACCAAGAGGTTGAGAATGGTCTTTTTCTTTCCAAGTATAAGAAACAATACCACCATCGGTTGATTTAGCTTGTACTTTGAAAGTATAAGTCTCTTTTCCAGTAACAGGATCTGCAACAAGATCAATATAAACAAATCCATCTTCTTGCTTTCCAACAGGAAGATCATTTACTAAATTATCTCTTAAATTAAATACATATTCTGGAGCAGCTGCATCCTCATTATCAGTAATATGAGTCTTGCTACCAGTAATACGATTTACAATGGCGCTATCAGTTGTAAGCTCTTTTAAGAAGTTTTCTTCATTTAATGCAAAATCAAGAGTATCCTTAATAGAAACTGTCTGTGCTTGAGTAGCCCAGCTATAATTTAAAGTTTCATGCTGATCATCAGCCCACTTGTAGAAACGAACTGCAAATCTAAGTGTACCAGTCATCTTGGCAATAGAAGAAGATATAGCCCAACCAAAAATTATTTTATTTGGCTCACTTTCAATATCAATAACCCATGGCTTAGAAACACCACTTTGTCCATCTGGACGAGTCCATTGAATATAAATATTAGCTGTATCTAAATCCATTGCATCAAAGAAACGATCAATTCTGAAATAAAGAACCTCAGAAAGTTCATCACCTTTAACAGCAATACCATTTCTGACAAAAGAAGTAGGAACACTTATAATTCTTGTATTAGCATTAATATCGAAAACATCTTCATCAATTGGAAGCATTGTATATCTACGTCCAGAAGAGTGAAGAACTTCATACTCATCGTCTGAATCAGCTCCACCTAATTGGACTAATTCTGGCAATTTAGCGAAATATCTTTCAATAGTGGTAATAGGTTCAATTGGAATATATAATCCCGCTTCGTCTCTCTTGGGAGCGCCATTTTCTTCCTCGTATGGCATTATACTGCCTTTTTCTTGCCCATCTGCCTGTGCGGCGATATCAGCGGCAATTAAAGCTTGTTCAGCATCGGCAAATAAAACGGAATACTTGGTAGAATTAGAACTATTTACATATGTAATCACTATTTATTCCCAATCCTTTCTTCAATATTTAAAAGAAACTTGCGGCGACCGGTCCTGCGATCGCAGAACCGGCTTCCGCAAACTAACATTTTCTTTTTCTAAATATATCTAAAGAAGTTATAAGGTAAAATAACTAAGATTGGCCAATTAAGCCTCAACTTCAGTCCAATTTTTTACATCTTCTTTAGTAGTTACAACGACAGCTTTTCTTTCAATGCCATCGGTTAAAATCATGTTTTCGCCAGCAATCAAGCGAACTTTTTCAATTACATTTGTTGCACCGGGGATTTTAATCGGAGATTGCATAAATCCATTCTCTCCGGCATAAATGTAGAATACATTTTTTGTCATCTTACCCCTCCTTAATGTGTAGTGCCACTAGCATCAATTAAATTAACCTTCGCAGTATAGTTAGTATCTCCACTTCTCAAGTAGAACCATACGGCTGAGCCACCAGCTTCCTGAGCAGCCCAAAGAACATTATTATTACTGAACTCGGTAATGCGGTCGCCGCAATAAATAGTCAAAGTATGAATCTGAGAATAATCACCGTTATTACGGCTAATTGGGAGATTGACTGGAGCTGTTAACTTAGATGGATTATCATTAGAACCAATGGTAAATGTACCATATGCTCTGAAATAACCTCCACCATAAGCATTACTGAAGCTACCCTAACCAAGGTAAATTACATCACCACCAAGGCTAATATTTAATTCTTCACGATTATTTAAATCTAAAGTATCAGATGTTAAAGAACCGTTGAAAGCATAATCTCCAATCCTATAAATTGGAGCTTTAGTAAATTCAGGAATTGCTAAAGTTCTTATGCTCTAAAAAGCACTAGCGCCAATATATCTTAAATTAGAAGGAATTTCAAAATATTGTAATGTAGTAGAGCCACTGAAAGCACTATCTATAATACCTCTTAACTGATGTGTCTTAGGATTCTCAAAGAATATCTTTGTTGCTCCTTGCCATTGACCAGCTTCAGAGCTACTAGTACCTAATAAGATAACTGGTAATGTGGTTCCATTAACAGTAATTTCGTTAGGAATAGTAATCTTGCCAGATAAAATTCCTCTCATCTTAGGAGTAATTTCATAACCAGTAATATAGTAACTAGCATCTGGATCTTGTGGATTATACTGTTGATTATAGTTGACCTATCTTACATTAAAATATTCCATGCTAATTGGATTTTCATATACGCTAATTTCTTCATATTGAGCATATAATCTTCTATCTTTATCAGCTTTATAATTAGCTAAATTAATAACAGTACCAGTTTCTGATAAAGACCATCCAATAAATCTATAAGTTTGTTCTTCTCCAGCTTCATTCTTGCCTAATTCACTATCATCTTTTGGTGGTAAATAATTGTCTGGAGCAGTTAATCTTTCACCAGAAACTATTGCTTTAGTAACACTATTGCCATTACCATCAACAAATGTCATAATATACTTATGTACAGAGAAAATAGCATAGAATGTGTAGGTAGAAGTACCACTAACCGCAAGAGTAGCATTACTTGTATTCCAAATATCAATAGCTGTATCGCCAGTATCAACATTTACAAGAATAGTATTGCCTTCTGCATCACTAGACCAACCATAGAAATCATATTCATCTTTAGTATCAGAAATATCTCCATAAGCAGTAATAGGATTAGTAAATCTTCCTTCTCTAACAGTCTAAGTACCAATTAAAGTATAAAGTTTATCATTATCCTCATCTAATAATACAAATCTTGCAGTATAATTATTTGTTAAATTAGCAAAGAAGAATTTCAAACCAGGATATTGTGGCTGCAATACATTACGAACATAATATTCATCAATTACAGTCTCGCCATCTAAAGTTTTTAATCCTTCCGCAGTATCATTATCAATATAAATTAAACCAGTAATATTAGGAATACCACTATTTTCAGCAGTACCAACATAGTTATTAGAATTCATAAATGCTAAAAGCATCTCTAAATCTTTAATCATTGTCTTGTTAGTAGCTTCAGTAGTATCATAATAATATAACTCACCATTCTTAATATGGCTATTCCATTCATTACCTTCATTAACTCTAATACCATTTTCAGTTTCAAAGTCTGTAGCAGGATTGTAATTATATCTGGTTAATCCATAATGATAGTTATCTAAATAATACTCTACTTCTGGATCATAAACAGTTCCTTCATCAACCAGTTTATATGGTGACCATAAAACATCTGTAAGAGCAATTCTAAATGTATTAGCAGTATTGCTCTTTGTCTTTTGATAGAAACCATTTACTAACTTATAAGAATCATATCCCAAATTATAAGCATTTAAAATAGAAATCTTTTGTAAATTAGTAACGATATTCTGGCAATCAGTTAAGTAATTACTTGTACCAATTCTTCCAAGATAATCAGTAAATTTCTCAATATACAATCCAGGAGCAGCCACTAATTTTCCAGTAGTAGAATTCTTAGTAGGAGTTTGATAATTAGTAATAATATTCGTTAACTGACGAGCTTCAGTTAAATTCAACTCAGTAATTGTTGATGGTAAATACAATGTATTTAATGCAACACCTTCAGCAAATTTGATCTGAGTAAAGTTAGAACCTGTAGCACGGAAGTTTTGAAGTTTTTCACTCGCAGTTAAATCAAGAACAGTATCAACACCAGTCTTATATTGAATATTACTAAAGTTAGCCTCTTGTAATAATGGCATTACAGATAATTCATATCTGTTTGTTTGATAGTTGAACCATTTCTAATTATTAGTATCTAATCCATCCCAACCAACAATAAAGTCAGTTAGTTTATTAGCATTGGTCTAGAAGTGTAATTCAGTAAAATACAAATTATGTAAATTACCTAAGCTTTTCATTGTTTCAACGCCATAGACATAGAATAATTGCTCTTTATAGTTCAAACTTGTTCTAATACCATTCTCAAGTTTAGTAATATTATATTTAACAGGATTATTTAAGAATTGAACAGAAGGATAGTTTTCAGCATCATCTCCAAGAGTAACATAAGCTCTTCTTGAAGGAGTTACTGTAATCCAGTATTCTGCATCAAATTCATTCTTCTTATTACCAAGTCCATCGTAATATTCGCTATAGAATGGAGAATCAGTTCCAATAGAAGCATCTTCAACCCAAACATCAGATTTTAAGTTATTTGTCTTAATTACGCCTCCATCTTCATACATATCATTTGCGGAAATACGTCCCCAGAATGCATTTTGTCCACCTCTAGCGTAGTTGCCAACGGTTAACCAAGAATCAAGGTAGTTAATACGGTTTGCTAAAAACTGCTGTCTAGAAAGAGATCTATCTCCTTGTAATGCATAGAAATATGCACCAGTAGGAGAACCATTACCATTTTGAATATCACTATTATCATAGCTAATACCACCATCACGGTTCTAATAACCACCACCGGCTTTAGTTGTAATAGCAATATATTTAAAATACTCATCCAAGTTGATAGCACTTAAAGGTCTCTGGCCTCTCATAACAATCTGTCCGCAAATAGTTGGATCGCTTTCATACCAACCTTCAATACGAGTAACGCTAGCAAAAGGAGCATAACTTAATGGTTCAAAAGTTCCTAAACCTTCAGTTTCACCCTTTAACTGCTTATATTTTTGGACTATCTGATTGCGGAAGACCGTATAAATATTATTCCATAAAACGCTATCATTAGTAGAGAAAGAACCTTCTTTTGTTGCGTCAACAGAGAATTCAAAAGATGGAATACCAGTATTATTAATACCTAACTGTGTATCCATATCGTAGAAGGTTGGGAACCAAATATATTCTCCACCTTCGGTCATTGGACCCCAAGATGCGAACATTGCATTCTTACCACGAGAGTCATAGCATTCAAGAGTTTCAGTAACAACAAAATAGGTTAATAAATAATCTAAATTAAAGTGATCAGTTACTTCATATTTAAATTTATCAAATCTATATTCATAAGAATCATACTCATAAGTTTTTTCACCCTCAGCAAATTGTTTAGTAAACACATTATAAGTATATAATTTACCATCAGCAATATCTGTAGCAAAAGTTTCGGCATCAACAAAAGTATAAGGCTGATATAAATGACGACTATAAACATAGTATGTTTCATTAGCATCATACTCAGTACCAGATGCAACTTTTTCATATCTTCTTAATAAATATTTAGCTTTTTCTTCTGGCTCTAATAATTCAATATCAGCTTCTTTTAAAACAGAAGTACCATCATTAAAACTTACATCTAAAGCAGTAGACCAAACCCAAGCAACGGCTTTTTCCCAGTTACCATATAAATCAAAAATTAAATCTTGACCTTTTTCAATATTAGTAACTTCTACTCCAGTTTCGTCCTTAATAAGTGCGATCTGATCTGCAGTTAATGCATTCATTCTAGTAGAGTCAGCACCACTAATAGTATCTAAAGAATCAGCGGCGGTATGGTATCTGTATTCAAAGTCATCAACAACTGAAGGAGCTGTAGATGTTTCGCTATCTAAGAAATCTCCAGTATTAAAACTTAATACTCTTCTATTCTTAGGATCTCTGAAAGAACAGAATCCACGAGAGTTGTTTTCAAACTCCCAACATTCAGCCTTTTTCTTAACAGCCTTATTCTTTAAATACTTTAAATAATAATCAAACTTATATCCATAAGCTTCATCAGAACCCTTATCAAGCAACATATTATATCTACCGATATAAGTGTAGCTACCATCAGATTTCTTGTGGAAAGCTAATACTGGGAATCCAGCAATACAAGTTCTTAAATCATTTAAATTAAATTCATTCTCAACATTAACATTTTCATAAGCTGTTACGCTTGTATAGAATTTATTATAATATTGATTAGCGGTATCAGAAGAAACTTTAGTAATATTTTGTGCAGTTCCTAATGCAACTGGACCACTTTTTAAATCTACGACATTAGCAACTGTTAATCCATCAGAATTATCAGCTTTTGCATCATGCCCATCATTTCCATTTTTAGCAATCTTCCAATTACCTTTATGATTAATATAATAATAATTTTCATTAGGATCAAATTCAGCATTTGCCGCAACTTCTGTATAAGTAGAAGCCTGCTTTGTTAAAGCCCCTGCCTAATTATAATACCATAATGGATGATGAGAATAAGCATTATGAACTAAATTACCAAGTCCTCTATTATAAGAACCAGAAGATTCCATAAAGTCAATCTTCATTGTGAATTTAGTTGTACCAACAGAATAGTTATTCATGTAGAACCAATCTATTTTTCTGCTTTCGCTTAAGAAAGGTCCTTTATGAGCATTCATTAATCCTTTACATTTTAATTTATAATTACGTCTTGGATAGAATTCAGAAGAAGTACCTTGAACCTTCATTTCAATTCCTTCACCAGTCCAAGATGGGCAATGATGGAGATAATAATCTTCAACAGTAACGCCATCTTGTTGAGCTAATAATTCAAGTTCTCCAGAATTATACGCTCTATCAAGAACAGTATTTACAAATTCTACTTTAATAGGAACTGTTGTTTTCTTAGACCAAGAAAGTCTATCTTCACTACCATCTCTTGTTGTTTCAAAAACAATATAAGGCATTATTGGATCAGAAGGATGATTTGTATTATATTCAATCATCTGATTAAAATCAAATAAAGTCTTATCATTTGCATCAACAAGAGTGTTTTGATCGTACATTACAACATCTTTTAAATCTACCGCATAGTTAGTAACAACTTCATTAATAGATAAGTCAATATTGTAAACTCTTAATTTATATAAATCAATATCGCAATAAGTTGAATTAAATACAATATTGTCGGTATTAATCTTAAATGCTCCATCAAGAGTAGAATAAACAACTCCTGTAAGAACACCATTTAAATAAATAGACATTAATCCAGTATTAGAATAGGTAATAGCAAGATTAACCATCTTATCTTCAACATAAGATACGTTGACTGTATTTGTTCCATTAGTAAAGAAAGCATCTTGAGGACCAAGACCAATACCAATAGGAATCTTATCAGTACCACTATAGAAACTACAAACTAAAGCATGAAGATTAAATACCTTTTGAGTATAATCATAATCTTTAGTTACAGTATCATAATCAGTTCCAAAAGAAGGAGCGTAATGTTGTAAGAATGCATCATAGTTAGTATATTCTGTCTTATATCCTTCATCAGTCCCGACATACTTAACATCTTCATTTGCATTATATGTAGCGGCATCAACAATATCTTTTAATTTTATATAATTATTATCTACTTTTTTATAATAAGTATAGATTGAACTATAGCTATTTCCAGGATCTGGAATAAAAGCAGTATGTCCATAGAAAGCATCATAATAATCTTCATCACCCTTATAACGAGTAATATTACTAATTAAGTTTTCATAAGTCTGGACATTTCTTACTTTGAATTGTAGTTCAATAGTATGAGCTTGCTGACCTTGCTGAGAACCACCAAAAGTCATTGCTCCAACAGGAATAGAGAAAGAAGCACCATTGCTAATTCTTAATGCAGTACCTTCATTAGTCTTAATCCAACCGTTATTATACCAGTTAAAATTATTAAAAGAACCTACAATATTTCCATAAGACCATTTCTGTCTATTGGTTGCGGACTCGTCGTTACTGCGGCCTTTAGAGTCGAAACTCAAAACGAGGCTTGGCAGCTCTTGAAGTGTCATATCTCTGTCAGGGTCATCAACTATTGTAAAGTAAACATCACGAATAGTTTTCTTACATCCAATACTATAATGGTTTTGGATTCCTTCATCTTCATCAAAGTCAACAATTTCATAAGAAGAACCAATGGTTCCACTTACATCATTAAAAATACGAGTACCATTTAAAATATTATCTTTATATAAATTAACTGTTACAGTATAATTCTCTGGATTTGGATCATATACATAGTAAGGAATTTCAATATCATCGTAATTAAAATACTCTGATTGATAATCTCCTAACCAGACAACGGGATCCTCTTCACCGACGACCGCAACACCAATTTCGAACTCTATTGGAGCCGGTCCAAGCTTTCTTTCTCCAAGAATATATTGATGTAATTCAATTCTTACAGTATGATTTCCATGAGTAATATCTTCTACTTTTCTATGTACTTGACAAGTAACATTAGCACCAGTAGTATTTGTTGCACTTAATTGAGTTGAATCAATTAAATCTCCATCCCAATAGAAATCAACAATTCTATCCATCTTACCAGCGGCATTACAAGCAAGAGTAATATCAGTATTTCTAAATACAGTACCGATACTTGCTTTAAAATTCTCTGTTAAGTTAAGAGTTAAATCACTCATAGTAAAAGGTCCAAGATACTAAGACAAACTATCACCAGAGTTGTTACCATGAGCAACAACCATTAAACGAGAAGTTGCAGATTGTCTAGCATATTGTCCAAAGTTAAATCTAAAAGTATCGCCATCAGCGACGTCATATTTAGTCCATGTATAATAAGTGGTATAACTTTTATCTTCATTCTGAATTTGAAGAGTTAAATCAACCCACATTGTGGCACCACGATCAAGTAATGTTCCATTATAATCAGTACCAGAAGTAACTGTAATCGCAGCAAAAGCATCTTGACCATTAATAAGTGTTGAAATACCAGACTCATTAGAAACATCAACAGCAATCTTCTTAGCTAAAGATGTTTGACCGCCGCCTCCACCGCCGCCAGTTCCACTAACGGTTAAAAGCTTACAATAAATGATTTGAGATTCTGGATCATATGAAGCTACTTTATAAAAGGCTCCATCACTATTCAAAATTAAATCACCTTTTGCGGGAAGCACAGTAGAATCTTCGAGTTCACTTAATAACAGTTCATAGAAACCCTAATCACTGATTTCTTTTTGTTCAGCTTCTCCATAGAGTAAAGCGGCGCCGCCGCCATCTCCACCTAAAGCTATTCTATAACCATTTGCGATCATATACATTTTACCAGTATCTGATGCAAATAATACAGAACCTTCTGGAGCATTCATCTCAAGTAAATCAGCTTCTTTACCTCTAATAGGTCTAAACTTGAATTCACTTTGTGTACTCAATGATTTTTACTCCTTTCTAACTTTTTATACAAATAATGGGAAAGATTATTTCTAATCTTTCCCATAAGATATATTTCCAATAATAAATACGAAAATTAATTATTAATTTAATTAATTTTGTCCATTAAAAACTACCCCAAATTATGTCAGCTACAGTAGCTTTATAAGTTGTTCCACCAATAGTTTTTGTCGCAGTAGATAATTGAATAGTATCTGATTCTAATACAAAACTTGCAGTTTGACTACTAATTTGATTATTATTAGCATCAACAAGAGTTAAACTAGTATCAATCTTAGCATAATTATCTGCTGTTCCTCCAGCTGTAATATTGGTTGTAAAACCATTTGCATCAATTCTGCTAATGGTATCTCTTACAACATAATCAGTGACAACAATATTCTATACGTGACCAGCAGCATCTCTATTAATAGAAGTAATAACTGGAATCGTTAAAGGCGCATTTGCAGATTGAGTAGTTGCTGAAGTAGCAGCTACAGTCTAATCAACAAATGCAGAATCTATTAATTTGTGGACAATAGTTAAAACTTGAGAGCTTCTTGCGTTATCTCCAGTTCCAGTATTAGCACTATTAACCTAAATATAAGTATTATCACCTTGAGCTGTTAAAGAAGCAACGGTTTGACTATTTGAAGATTGTTGTAATTCAATACCTCCAACAATAGCAACACCTTGATAGCTAATTTGAGTGACAGTATCATCTCCAGAAGGAACAATACCCCAATATAACGTAGCAGGATTGATTGTGCCAATTAAAGCAGAATTAGTAATTGTTCCATTCTCATAATCAGCTGCAGTATATTCAGTACCTTGAGCAATAATAAGATCTCCAACTCCAGCAGTACCAGAAGTATTTGACCCAGTGATAACGCTCTTTGCAGTTGTCATTTTAAATGTATCACCAACAGAAACATATTTAACTGTTCCGCCAGTGCCACTAATGGTAACAGTTGAATTATCAGGGACAGCTGTTAAAAGCTAATTATCTCCGATTAATCCTTGGAATGTCATTGAATTTAATTGTCTAACTAAAACATCAATTTCATTCTTACTATAAATTGGAAGTGTTGCCTTACCATTTACAAAATGATAATCTTGAGTTCCATTGATACTAACTATTGGATCAAAAGTGCTATAAATTTCATTACTATTATTATTATAAGTAGCTGTTAAATCAAAACCATTCCCATTAGTAGGTTTGTTGGTAAGAGAAATAGCATTAACATAAGTATCTGTTGCTCTAAGAACAATTTTATCATTTTCAGTAGTAATACTAACATTAGAACCACCTTGAATTTGAACCGTTGAAGGTGTTTTATTAGTATCAGAAGAAGCTAAAGTTAAAGTCGCAATATTACTTGCGGTTGTGCCAGTTAAAGAGTAGCTATCTCCAGTGATAGTGATTCTTTTTGTTGCGTTTGGCACAAATGTAGTTCCATTAAAGTTAGCGCCTGATACCGAAGTAATATTAATACCATTTGCTCCAACTAAATCTAATCCTTGACTTAATTCATTACCAGTACTATCTGTTAAAGTATAAGTTAAAGTTGTTTTATCAGAACTATCTACAATAGTATTATAAAAATATTGTACTGTTGTATTAGTATCTGGGTTTATCTGAACCCATGTGCGTCCATTATGAACGCATAAGATGTTTTCCGCAGTTGCGTAATAAAACGCTCCTTGCTCCGCTGTGTTCGGTGATGGTAAAGCACTAACACTAGCAACAGTTAAAACACCTTCATTAACAGGAACAGGAACAATGATATTACTGCGAGTATCATCTTCTTGACCAATATAAAGTCTGTGCGTATCAGAAGTTAAATAAAAAGCTCCTTTTACTGCGCCACCATTTGTAATTAATGTATTTACATTACTTTGGAGACCATTTAAAAACTTTACATTAGCATTTTTTACATCCGTATTAAGAATAGCCATATTTTTTAAATTTCCTCCTTATTTTACTCAGAATCTCCCTGTGCAAAATCACGCCATGTTGTTCTTTCGTTTAACTCTATAATACTTTCTTCATGCATCTCAACTTTAGGATGCATTTCATTTATTATATTTGTTAAATTACCAACAGATGTGCGTAATCCCTGAATTATAACAGAAGTATTACCATCCTATTCTCCAGTTCCTGTATAGACGAAATTTTCTAGGGCTAGAATTCTATCGTTAAAATCATTATTTTTGTTATTTGTACTTTGAATCCAATCAGCAATTTCACCTAATGAATTCAAATCTTCTGCGGCATTAGCTGCAATCAAACTATCTTCTAAAGCTTGAACGGCAATTTGATAAATGGTTTTATCGGTATAGTCTCCAACTATTCTACTTACAGTTGATTTCAAATTAGAAAAATCCTAAATCATATCATCCGTAAGAGTACCTGTTACTTTGGCCCAACTACCATCTCCTCTTAGAAATAAATCTTGACTTCCTTTCTTAGGAGTTGGTACTAAACCAGAAGTTCCAGCCTTTGAAGAAGATGCTCCAGTCATTACTGGGACAGTAAAATTAGCCCAGGTTCCGTCCCCGCGCAAGAATTTATTCTAATCTCCTGCTTTTGGTTCTGGTACTAATCCAGACTAGCCATCTTCAATTTCGGTTGCGCCTGTCATCATACGAACAGTTAATGTCGCAAGTTCTGGAATAGAAGCATTTACCCACTTCTATTTATCTTCATTATACACAAGTATATCGCCCTATTTCAAATTCTTCAATAAAATATCCTATAGAGCTTCTACTGAAGTATATATCGAAACAGCGCCACTTATTAATTTAGTTCCCAAATAGAGAACTCCAGAATCTGAATTCTTTTCTGATATAAAATATAAAGTGTCTGAGTCTTTCTTCGGCAAATTTTCATAAGCGGTAGGTGTTCCTCGCAAAAATCTAACATAATTAGCATAATTTGCCGCCATTATAAAAAACCTCCTTCTACTTTATTTTCATAAAATTATGAAAAGTGTATTCAAAAAATTAATGGGGTTTGGCCTAAAAATCCAAACCCCATAAAAATTAACTATTTATAATCGCATCTATTTCAGCCGCACTCATTGTTTGGATTTCATCTAAATGCGTTAAAGCAGAATCTAAATTAGATACTTTATTTGTATTGTAAATAATTTTTATATCTGCAAGATTCTAAGTAACTACTCGTCCATATTCATTTGTTACTAACATTTTATTAAAATCTAACTCATCAAAACGATAAATCAAATCCTTCATCGTATTAATACAACCTTGAATAGTATTAGTATCACGAGTTAAATTATCATCTATTTCTAAAAGATTATTAATCTTTAAAATTAAACCATGAATAGTATTTAATGTTCTTGCAAAACCTTTAAGCTCTTGCATTTCATAAATACTTTCTCTTGTTCCTACTTTTATTATACAAGGAATAACACCATTATTATATTTCCAAACAGCACCTTTTAATAAGAATCCCGTCTTATCTTCTATAACATAGAAATTACTTTTTAAATAATAAATTACATTCTGCATATTTTCAGACTAATCTAAAACATAATCTTGCAATTCATCATTATAATAATAATACATGTTCGGTCGATAGAAAGGTCCATATCTACTAGAAGTTGTTATTTCTGTGTAGTATCTGCGGCCGGCGGTCATGCTGGGCATTCTGTCGATTAACCAGTCACCGTATCCGAATCCATCCTGTTCCCAAGAATCTTTTTCTTCATCCGTTGTTAAAGCATCTTCAAAAGTATTATAATAGAAACGACTTGGTGTATAAAAAGAAATTGTTGAATTATCATCATCAGTAGCTTTTGTTATTGTATAATAATTAACAAATGTTTTAGATAAAGAATCTGAGAACTAAAGAGAATAATCTTCTGATAATTCTTCTACTGTTGAACCAGTCATAAGATCATATTGAACATCTTTTGTCCTAGCAGAATATTCTAACTATTCATTTTGAGAAAGTTGATTATATTCTTCTCTTGTAATATATGTTTCTCCATCATCTTTAGTAAATACAACTACTCTATTAGTGACTCTATAATATCTATATGGGAGATATGGCATCATTTGAACACGATATTTATCAATATGAGCTATATTTCCACGAATAATTTCACGCCAGTTGCCATTCTCATCTCTTTCATACTCGATATCAATAGTTTCTCTTTGCTCTGCAGTAATAAGATAATATGTTTGACCCTTAGTCATTTTATCATTCTTATCAAGAGATAAGTCATTTGTTTGAGTATAAATATTTAATACTTGTCCATTATTAAATAAAGAAGTATCCCAAATAATATCTCCTGTATTAGGATCATATTCATAATCAGTTCCTAATTCTAATGGAACATAAATTGTACCATTGGTATAAATTTCTTGTTCACCAGTAATATCTAAATTAACACCTTTATAATAAGTATCAATATTACTAGCAGAAGGAACACCTGTTAATAATTTATAATCTAATGTAAAGAAATAATCTGGGCAATATAAATATTTACCAACATTATCAGCATAATCAGCAACTTCTTCAAGATTCTTATTTGCTTGAACAACATTTATTTCATAATAATTATCATGAATATTTGAAGAAGCTCGTTCATTTGTATCTAAATGCCACGATCCGATATATTCTGTATTTACTCTAGTTATAATATCTGTAATATCATTGTAATAATAATATGTATATGGTTTATAATCTCCACTTACATTTATTTTGTAATTATCAGATGTTGAAACATTATAATAAACAACGTCATCATCGGCATATTGAGATTCATCATATATATAATCATTACCAAGTGTTTTTTGATATGGGAAATGTGGTCCAGAAGTAAATGCTTGTAAATTATCAACTCTTGAATAAGATTGATTTGAAGCTACAGAATAATCTATTTTCTTCACATAATATTCTCTTGTAGCATCAAAATTATCATCATAACTTGGAATATAATCATTTCCATCTTTATAATAATAATAGTTCTTTATAAAAGTATCTGCCGTTAATGTTATTGGTTCATATTCATAGACAGCTTCTGTATAATCATAAGTTTCATGTCTTCTTCTATAAGTTCCATCATTAGAAAAATAATAAATCTTATTATTATCTATATTTTTATAATCTACAAAAGTATCATCATCCTAAAGATCTCTTTGAAGATTTTGTAAATCTTCTTCTGTCGTATTAACTAAAATCATACCCATTAGATCATGAACTGAATTAATACAACCAGCTAAAGTATTTATTTCACCTCTATTAACAATATTTCCATTTTCATCTTTTATCATATTGTTATAGGTTTTTACAAAACCATCAGAAGAAGGTACTTCACTAACCAAGCGCAATCCAGATCTAATCGCACCTTCTTTAGCATCTTCCCAGAAAATATCTAAATTTCTTTTATTTGTTTCTTTTATAATATCATTAGTATCTCTACCACCATATACAATATCCCAAACTTTGGCAATATTATCTCCAAGAGCAGGAATCATAATAGATAATTCCTAAGTATCGGGAAGCGGTTTAGCTTCATTATTATCATTATGAGAATCATAAATATTTCCACTATATCCAGTAGGAGCAATTTTTATATCATTCTCATTTGTCCATCCAGAAGCAGCAATAGTTTCATCATATTCAGAAGATTCTTCATTTATTAAATCTTCACTATAAGAAATATTTTCAGCATCAAAGCCTTTTTTATTAAAATAAATTGCTGATTTCATCTTATAATTTTTTTCTTCATTATAATCTTCAAGCTTTCCTGTCTCTGGATTATAATATTTTTCTGCTTTTTCAGCAGTAATAGTATTATATAAATGTGTCTTCCAAGCAGTAGAACTGTCAGATGGATAAACAACTTCATCATCTGTTAATACTATCCTACTTGTTTCAGATGGAATACCATAATTATCTATTTCCTATCCTAAATGAGTATTGCTTGCGGCCTTGACCCTAAATCCCCATTGAGGCTGCCAATGTACTTTATAATACATATTGGTACTATCAGTATCAAAATGAGGTACTAAAGGAGTTGCGGTCGGTGCCTCTGCGGAAATCGCAAAGTTGGGCGTAATGGTATTCAATTCCGCGATCATTACATAGAATTGTTTACCTTCGCTATAAACTTTTTGCCAAACAGTTGAATCATAACCTCGTTTAGCATCTGGATAAGATATAGTATCTATATTAAAATTCAAGTAATAATTAGAATTAGATACTGTAGTAATTCTATTCCATACTAAATTAGAGGTTTCATTAACTTCATCAATCACCACTTCAGCCGCCCATAATTCATCTAAAGTGTTAGTAGAATAAGAGCAATACTTTCTCAAAATAAACATATCATTTACTTGAATTTCATGAGAATTACTGTATGGATGAAGTCCATGAACCTCAGTTCCATTTATAATAAAAATCTTTGTTCCATATCCAAAATTATAATATTTCAGATTAGGATTATATGATTCAGCAGGAACAAAAGCACCAGATTCATTTTTTGTATAAAAAATACCTGATTCAAACTCTTGTTGTAACAGAGTTTCTGTCTCATGATATAAATCATCTCGTTCAAAATTATTTCTTACCCAGGTAATGTACGTCGCAGGATCGACTGCCGCATAACTATAGGAATCATTTTGCTCATCATAACCAGTAATCTAAATATACATAATTTGCTCATTAAAATTAGATAAATTATGCCCTGGAGTTAATCTTAAAATAGTCCCATCTTCGACAGTAAGATTTCCAACTTTTGATCCTAATGTAATTAAATTCGTCGCTTCTGGTGCTTCATAAAATTTTTTACCACTCGCAGTTTCAACACTTCTCAAAGCAGCATACATATTATTATTATATCTAAATGCTGTTGATATAAAAGAATCTGCGCTCAAATCTTTATCATATTCAACTAAAACATAACGTCCGGCATAAACGCCATCTGTTTCTGCGTTTTTGAACATTTCATATTTATTAGCATATATTCTATCAAATGAAAACTATGTACGAGTGGTATTTATAATATTACCATAAAATCCCATTTTTACTCTCCATCATCATAAATAATATCAACTAATAAATAAGCATTTGCATTATCATTTATTTGAGCTATAGAACTTGGAGAAAAAGCTAAAGCAGTAATCTAAGCATCTCCAGAAAGAGAAAGTTCATAGACTCCTGTAGACCCAATAATAACTGGGTCTACAGAATTATTTATATAAAATTTAGTACCAGGTAAAGCCTAAATACCGAGCTGTAAAATAGGAAGATAATCGGCAAATGCACTACCAGACTATAATTGCTAATATCTTAAATTAGAAGGGGAATTTTCATTCACCGCATCTGCATTATAATAACGAAATTGTTTAATTCTTTTTGCCATTCTCCTTAATCTCCTTTTTAATATATCCTGCTAACAGCTTTTGTAGCAGTTATACTCATTGTTCCACTATGATTTAATTGATATGATATTCTCTAAACTAGATATTCTCCATTAATTTCAGTTGAATCATCTCTAACTAAAATACGATTATTTGGCTCTAAATAATAAACTGGAATAGCCTATAATGTAATAGATTCTGTACAATAGCTATTATTATATAAAAACTCATCTAATACATTAAAAGTGGATTTTTTCTAAGAACTAACAGTAAATAAATTACTAATATTATCAGTTAAATTAACATAAGTATATCCAGAATTCATATCTTGAATAGCGTTCCATTTACGATAATAATCAGTTCCAGCAGAATACTTCTAGGTTAAAATACCATCTTCTGTATACATATCAATATCATCATAATATAAATCTCTACTTCTTACTTCTACCAAAGTACCATTTTTTAGTATATAATGATTTTCATTTTTTGAAAAACTTTTTACTTGTTCAAAACTATTTGTATTATTATTATAAATATAATACTCCTCTTCTCTAGCAGCAAAAATTTCTTCATTTATAAAAATTTTTACATAACCAGATTGATTATCCTAAAAAATAACACTTGGTATATCTCTATAATAAATAGACTTTACATCTTTACTATTAATCGTTTTTGGCCTATTTCCAACAAGATGCGCTGAATACTGAGCTAAATCTCCTCCAGTAGAGACATCAAGAAAATCAAACCAGAAAATTAAATTTTCAGGATTCTATACATCAAAATTCCAATATGTCTCAGGATTAAACTTATTTTCTAAATAAATACCATCATTTAATAATTCAAATAAATTCTCATCCCAATCTTCTGGATCTGTTATTTCTATTCCAGAAGTCAAAGTTGGAAAAAGATAATATGTTTGCGGCAGCGCCTCTGCGGCCGGTCTTGTACTAGACTTTTTGAATGTTAAAGCGGAACTAGCAGTATATAATGTCTAACTTACAAATTCATCTTCTGCAATCTTACCAACACAATGATATTTATCAACAGCAACATTTCCATCAATCTCTTTATAATAAATAGCATCTTTATTATATTCATTAGTATAAGAAGCTACTAAATTATTTAAAATAAAATTAGCATAATTATAATAATTATATTCTCCATATGCTATATAATAATCATCATTATAAAAATCTTCTTGAGTCACGTTTCCTACTTTTTCTAAAATTCCATTATCATTCATCTTATAAAAAATAGTAGACGTTTTTGGATAAAAAGTTGCATATAAATAATTTTTATTACTCAATAAGGAGGTATTAGTATTATTTTCAATCGCATAATAAGAAGAACCTTTTTTAAACCTTATTAAAATATTGTATTTAGTAAACATTAAGCGAGAAAAGAAATCTTTATAATAGTAAGTATTTGCTTTATATTGTTCTCTTGTAATAGGAGCTACTGTTCCATATGTATCATAATAATAGGTCAAATCATTATAAAAAGTTTCATCTTCGCTTAAATAATAATAATCACCCATCATATAATAATATCCATTATCCATATTATTATAATCTTGTTTATAATAATAATAATAGATATCTCCTGGATAAAAAGCTGCGCTATTGCCAGCCATTATGCAACTCTTATCCGGGGCCGCCGCAGCTGAAATATAAGATTGTTCATTCTCTTCTGTATAAAAATAAGTCCCATTTTTAACAACAGAAGATAAATCACAAACTTCCTAATCTGAAGCACTTGATTTAATATAATAGGTTGTATTATTATCAAAATAAACTGCACTCGCTACTCTATACTATTTAGAATATCTTGTGCCACTAGTATATGGGATTATTCTATAATAAGTTGTTTCTAAACCTGGATTCTATTTAAATAATATAATTTCTCCATCCATTAAACCATAACAATAAACAGAACTCCAAGCATTAGCAGCTTCTAACCCAAAATAATCTTCTCCTAAACTAGCATTAGGTTTTAAATATTCATAATAATATCTCTGTCCTTTTACGAAAGCTTCAACTTTTGAATATAAATCAAAAGAAGTAGTAGAAAGAAAATCAAAATACTGAATATTAGGATCAATATTTTTTTCTAATTCATAAGCAATCGTTACGTTTTGAGAATAATCAAAAACCTTTTTATAATAATTATTATTATAAACCTCTTGCCAAACAGCCTCTCCATCATTTGTAATTCCATAGTAGTCCCATGATTGAGCTTCAGAAGAGTTAGTTATTAACTGATAATAATTCTGAGTATAATAATTCACCCCTGCCGCAAAATTAATAGTTTTTCTCCAAGACTCATCTAAATAATATTTATAACCTAAAACAAATTTTGGAGATAATTCATAATAAACATTATTACTATCAAAAACTTCACTACTATCTAAAGTATAATTAATACCATTAAATAAATAATATTTATCTTTTACCCATTCAGATCTTGTTAAAGAAATCTTCCTGTATCCGGTCTAATTCCAATTAATATAATCACTCGCTGTCTAAGTGTAATAGGTATTTATCCCCTCTATTGGTTCATAAATAGGAATATAATTTGAATTTTGTAAAATATAATTCTATTTACTCTAATTAAAACTATTACTTGAATTCCAAGTAATCTGAACTGCACGATATTTTTTATCGGTTCTTAAATTAGATAAATTTTTATATAATCCCTAAGAAAAATAATCCCCATTCATCTATCCAACCACATAAGGAGAATACTTATCTTTTCCACTTACATAATAAAAAGCGCCATCTTCATTAACGACATCTTTTGGATCAGAAATATAAACATTATTTGGATCTTGTAAATCAATTAACTCATATTTCTTTTCTTCTTTATTCCAAGAATATAAATTCTATAAAGATAAATCTACAATATGAGATGTTAATCCATCAGCTTTTGGATTATATATATCTCTCCAGAAGCCATAAATATCAGTATAATACTACTCATATTTAGTAAAACCATCTGGATAATATTCTTTATTATTTAAAGCTATAATAGCATTATAATTATCATTATGCTGATAGTGAAAATAATCATAGGCCATTTGATAAATAATTTCTCGCCAATCGCAGATATGATATCTAGCATCATATAAAGTAATATCTTCACTAGTAGTATCTTCTTTTTCAGTAAATTCTGCATCAACCTTTAAACTATCTGGCACTTGTGGATCATATATATAGCTTCTAAAGAAACCGCCACCATTTTTTCTATCAAGAGCATATGAAAAAACATGCGTACATCCAGGAGAGGCAGATGGATATTGACCTTCAGGCAATGTATTATAACCATGCTCTACTGATCGAATATATTCATTCCCATTTGCATCTAAAGCAGTATCAAAAAGCCAAGCCCAATAATTCAATCCCTAATTAGCAGCTCTTTTTATTGCACTATAATAGCTAGTATAACCCTAATCTGGTTCTGGGAAAATTCCCAACCAATCTTCAGTTGCCCACTCTTTAACGAAACGACCTAACTGATTTATTTTTAATTGATATACATAATAATTAAAATCATGGACACTCTAATCTACTGGTCTAGTAGATGCATCAACAATTTCTTTAACTTCATAAGAAGTTAAGTTAATATAATCTTCTATCGTGCGGCCTTGGTCATCATTCACATCGGCGAAATATAAATATCTTCTAGTCCAGTCATCAATTTCCCACCAAGAGTCGCTCAATCCTTGCGGCAATGGGGTTATTTTAAATCTTGATCTAGAAGTAATGATAATCACAACCTTAGAATCATCTTCTAATTGTCCTAAGAATCTAAGTTTATCATACTCATCTTGAGTTAAATAAATTTCTTCTTTAAAATTCTTATAATATTTAGGTTTTTCATCAATCGCATATCTTAAATGAATCGGATATTGATTATCACCTATAGTTTTTTCTCCCCAAATAGAATAATCATTTTTAAGGTTTAATAAATTAGGAGTGTTCTAAAAGGAAGTAATTAAATTATTATCTAAAAAAGAATATGAAACTGGAGAAGCGTATGCAGCATTTTCAACAAACAAAGAATCTCCATTATCTTTAATGGAATTCCAACTATTATTTATATAATTTTGTTTCTCTCTGAAAATAAAACGACCATCCACATCATAAAAATATTCATAATTTCCTAACATAGATACTATTTTATCTAATACTGCTTGAGTTATAGATTCTCCTACATTACCAATTAAATCACCGACATAAGTTAATTCAGTTTCTCTATAACCGCAACTATCCCCAAAATTTATCTTGGCTACTGTATAAGGATGATCTAGGTCATCTTCCGCCACTATATAAGTTGGATTATTTTCTTCTTCTCCAAAAGTAATTGAGATTCTATTGTCATAAACAAAATCTTCATCTTCTATTGAAATAGCTTCTCCAATTTCTTTTGTTATTGGATCAAATTTGCGGTAGCCCGTCTCTGCGGCCTCATTACCGGCGCCCGCAAATCTGTATCCAGTAACCATATCATCTTGAATTAATAAAAATAAGCTTTTATCTCCGCGATATTCAAGAAGTTCTAATCCAGCCATATCTAAATCTTTAATAACGATATTAGAATAAGGTTCTTTGCCATAGTGATGGACAGCCTCTTTAATTATCTCTTTAATCTAATAATCTCTTCTTAATAAGTTTCCCTTACTATCTATCTAGTCATATTTACCAAAATCAGCAGTTAATGATTCAATAACGCCGCCTATATCGCCATTTAGTAAACACATTTTATCTTTACCCTAAATAGATATGCTATAATTATTTACCTATAAAGAAGAATTAAAACTGGTAATTAAAAAAACACCTTGCTTAAACCAAATAATATCATCATATTCACTATCAATATTATTGGAAACTCCAATAAAAAGCTAAAATTTAGTATTCACACCCCAGTAATAATCACTGATATTTACATCTTCAGCAACTAAGGATACAGAACAAGTTCTTCTAATAGCTGAAGTGCCATCTATATTAATAGATCCACCTGTGACCTTGCCTTCAATCTACTCTATTGGTAATTCATCAAAGGTTAAAGACACTATTCGAGCGTAAATCTATTTTTCTTTTTGCTAGTCAAGAGCATAAAGAAAATCTTTGTCTAATAAAGGATTATTTTTCACAGTTCTTCATGCTCCTCTCTATATTGTTTTAATGATAATGCTAAGAAATCTATATATCCTTGATAACTTGTATTAATTAAATTAATCAACGTATCAGAATTAGATTCATAAGCTACAAAAGAATTTAAACTAGTATCTGGGTTTTGCAATCCTGGCATATTTTCAAAACTAGTCTATGCTTCAGCGCTCTAATGCAACTCAATCCAATAAGAATAATATTTCTCATAATCAACTTTTCTACTTTTAATTAATTCACTTGTTTGCTCTATTAAATAAGTTATTTCTGAATACTAATAACTAATTTCACACATAACACCATTTCCAAAAGTAACCTTAGTTAATTCTATTCCAGATTCTGCTGGTAAAAGGAATTGCTCAGTCTATCTTAAATCAATAGTATCTTTATTAATAGTGACCTGTTTTAAATCATAGCTGTCTTTAAATATAATCGTATTAAATTGATCAGATTTACCATCAAGGTAATATCCAAGAAAAGCCTCAATTCTTCTTCCAAAAGTATCAACATAATAGCCATGAGACAAATTAGAATCAATATAATACTATTCAAATAAAACATCATTTGTATAGGTATAATCATATCTAGCTCTGCATATTGCGTAAATATAATTCGGAGCTAAAGTATTTACATCAATAGGTTCTGTACAATCCATATCCCAATAATAAACTTTATTTTTTAAAGCGGTTAAAGTAAAATTACTCTCTCGATTATCTTTAAAATAAATATTTTTTATTGGTCTTGAATAGAAGTTAATAAAGAAAATTTGAGAAATATCTCGTTTAATATCTTCTAATACTTCAATTAAATTATTTGTTGTTACCATAGTAGTATCATTTATTGAATAATAGGTCTTTGAAGGTGTACCAAAAAATTGTTTAATTGGTACATCATATAAAGAAACATCCGCAATAGTATTAAATATATTAGTTGCGGTACTATAATAACCATAAGTAATGGAACCTTGAATTCCAGTCGTCATATTATCTACATTAATATTTTCAGCTTTATCTACATTAATACCAACTATTGGTTCAGTAAACTCCGCATGATATTTTCCAGTAGCATTAATCTAAATACTCTCAGTAGTTCCTCTATCATCGAGAATAAAAGTTAATCTTGTACCTGGAACCATATCAGCAATCTACACAGAATAAATAGGATATTGATTAATTCTACCAGTTAAGTATAAAATAGTATTTTCATTAATATCCTATAACGCAGCTAAATTATTTCCTGCTTTAATAGTTGCGGCCGGGATATAATAGTTAGTTGTTCCAGATAAACGCGAGAATAAAGCGGAATAATCAAAATTTGAATCTTTACTATATGTATGATTACAAATTTTTGCATGCTATTGTTCAGTAAAAACAACATTTACTCCAGCATTCGCATAATTTTCAAGACTAGCTATTAAATCAGCTAATGTGCTATCTTTACCTGTTAATTCAACCGTTAAAAATCTAATCTATTTAGTCTGTTGGATATAAACATTAATAAAGTTCTAATTAACTAAATTATTATAGTTATAATTATACATTTCATAAGCTGTACAATTAAAACTATGCAACATTCTTCCAAGAGGATCTATTGGAGATAAAGATACATTCATTAATCTTACAAAATAATTTCCTTCTGTAGGAGATTTAAAGATTTTTAATTTTCCATCATTTAGCCATTCAAGAACCTCTAATTTAAAATCTCTTTCATTATGAATATTCTCAGAAACTAAATCATTAGGAGTTGCAGAAATATTTTCACGTTCTTCTACAGCGTAAAACATTTTATTGTCATCCATCTAATAAGAGATTAGTCCAGATATAGGAAATTCTTTATAATGTACCTTTCCGTTTCTAAAAATATATGGATATTTACTTCCAATAGTATCAATCTTTTGTTCAGGAATGTTGTTCTTAAAACTAGCCACTTTTGGATTAAAACGAATCTTTAATTGCCGCGTCCCGTCAAAGAGGAACGCATCTTCGAAGTCCGCAGTCACTATTTCGCTCTTTATTCTAGCGGAATAAAGTTCATTATCATTATATTGCTAAACAGCATATTGATATTGAACACCTTGTTCAACAGTAAAATCCCTCCATAAGAAACGAGTAGGTTTTTGAGCTTGTAAAGTAAAAAACATAATATTTTCCCAAGCCCAATCAGTATTACTTGCGGCCCGGCTCAACACGAAGCTACCAGTTACGTGGGTTTCTTCGCCTCTTTTATTCAAATGTCCAACTAATGAAACATCAATATAAGCGTCTTCAAAATTAACATTAGCAATTACATCTGCATTAAGTTCCGGTTTAACGGAGTTTTGTTGCATTATGCGGTACTTAGGGCTGGCCGCAACCAATTTATTAATAGTCGTAGCAACAAATTGTAAATAAAAAGACTAATTCGCTGGAAGTTCTCTCGATATAACATAATCTTCAAAAGATTCATATGGACTTGTATCATATGAACTGTTATGAATAATATCTCCAGAATCAAGAATAACTTCATCTTTTGAATTAGTTAAAATAAAACGACTTGAATATAATTTTTCTGTTGAATCGCCATCTTTCTAACTATAAAATCCTAAGTATTTATAATTATGACGATTAATTGTTGTAGTAGCATCACTACTTTTCTATGTTTTCAATCCAGATATACCCAGATCTGGAATTGTTGTATACTTAATAATTCCAACTGTAGAATAATATCCAACATCTAATCCATTATTATTAGAATTATTACTTAAAAAAGCTAATTGGACTTTATAAAACTAACCTATTGTTAATTTGCTCTATAAAGTTTCATTTATGGTAAAAGTAACTTGAAATTTATCGGTCAAATCTATATATCCACTATCAGTCTATTCCAATGTATCTAAAGTAATATTATTCTATACAGTCTTTATTCTCAAAGAAAATCCGGCAATATCGGTTGTTGAATTTGCCCTATTAAGAGAAAAGGGGACTACAATAGTAGTCCCCGTAAAAGCCGGAATAGTTCCCTCAATATAAGGCGGATATAATTTCGCCATTTATTACTCCTCTTCCTCAATCATGAAAGAAATCGCAGAAACTTGCTCTGCAGTCATATCAATATTATCAAACCAATCTAGCTTTAACATACTAACTGGAATCTCTTGCTCTAGTTCAAAGAAATCTTGTAATTCTTTTCCTGCTTCATCCATTTTATCTTCTGGAATGATATATTCTTCAGAATCTTCTTTCTTATTACCATACTTCTGAACAATCTCAATTCTCTTTTGCTCGATCTCTGTAGCAGCATCAACAAAAGCCTTGATATTCTTCTGAAGATAATAATTAATCTTTACAGGATAATTTAATTCTTTACCTTCCTTTGTATTAAAAGCCTCAACAAGAGCCATTGCTTTGTTATAAATATCTAAATTGGTATATAAATTTCTTGTAATCATAAGATGTAATCTCCTTTTTCTCTAATTTAATTTATTTTCAATAGAAGATATTAAATCTAATTTATGTTCTAATAATCTATCTTCTACTCTATACTAAGAACAATGATTTCCACTACTACCACCACATTCATGTAAAAAAATACAACTCGGTCTGAGTGGACATAATTGACATTCTTTTCTATCAGATATTTCTGTAAATTTATTTATAACATTTATATCATAAAAATCCTAATCTAAATTTGAAAAGTGATCATGGTCTATACAATGTTCACAAATATTTAATTCACCATCTGGTAAAACACCGATACATTTACCCTAATCAGCCATACAACATTTTTCTTGCCACTATATAATCTTTGGGTCATGTCCACAATAGTAATGTATATATTCATTTAATACTCTTTTATTATAAAATATTTTTTTCTATTTATCAAGTGGAGTATCAAATATTTCATGAGTATAAATACTAAAATATTGATTACCTTTATATTTTTTAAAAAATAAAATAGCTTTTTTTAATTCTTGTAAATTATCTGGAGTAATATTTAATCTTATACTGACTTTTACTTTATTCTAAATTAATAAATCTATATTATTTGCAAGTCTTTCAAAGCTTCCTTTCGGGACATCTTTTATTTTTTCATAATTTTCATATATCCCATCCACTGTAATCTAAATATTTCTTAATTTCCATTTTTTTACTGCCCTTTCTATCATTTCAGGAGTAAATAAAATAGCATTAGAAATCATAGATGAAACATAGTCAATATTATTTTCTTTTATCTTATCAATAATATAATCTATAATCTAATAATTAAATAAAGGCTCTCCACCAAACCAACTGAAAAAAAATTTTTTAGGTTTATTCTATATAATTAAATTTATTAATTTATCAGCAACTTCTTTAGTCATATTTTTACGCTAAAAGCACTAATGTTTCTCATAACAATAATAACAATTAGCATTACAATCTAAAGTAGTATAAATTATAGCTTTATCAAAATCAGTTAATAAATTGTAATTATTTATATTTTTATGTGATTCATTTCCTTCTTTTTTAATTTTCTAAAAAAGATCATATGGATTTGATTCTTGTTCTATTTTAAACCAATGAGTAATTAAGAATTTTTCATCTTCTTCATTACTATTTTTTAACATAATACTTTCTTGTGTTAAGAGATTTCTCAAAAGTAAATTGTTTTCTTTCCATATTTTAATTATATAAGGAGAAAAAATATATCTTTTATAAGAATCATATTTTTGTAATTTTAAAATATTAAATATTTTTTTATTACCTTTATTAATAATATAAATCATTGTTTTTACACTCCACCAGGTCCATAACTAAAACAAGGAGTATCATCGCAATCATCTCCACAATAAGATCTATTACAAGAACAAGGACTATTATCATTACAATCGCAATTTACAATATCACACCCACAAAATTCATCACATATTTTATTGTTATTACAATGATGACAATATAATGGTGGATCCCAAGCTTCATATCCATCTGAATATCCATCAGAATAAAGTCGTCCTTTTAAAGAATTTGAACCACTTGTATAACTTTCATCAGAATTACAGCATTAATCATCTGGTTCACATTGTCCACTATTGCACCCACAATTTCCATTATTACATGTATCGCAATCATCTGCACAAAATTCATAGTTGCAATAACAATCTGGATCACAGGGTGTCTCTCTCTAAGCAGCTACAAAACCAGCTTCAGCTCCTTCATTAAAAGCAGCCTACTAATTTCTGCATTTCACTCTTACATTTCGTAAGCGATTAGACTATACCATCTCTTTCGAGTTCCTATTATAGTCGTTGAACGTCTCTCTGTTCTAGAGATTTCGATGCGTTTGATTGCCCAATCTTTTACGATTTTACCATACCGAGGCCGTTACTCCATCGCCGCAAGCACATCCCTGTACTTGTTTGGTTGTAAAAGCTCTAAGGGTGTCCCCGCAGTTTAAGGAATTTTACTAGCACCATTTAATCCTGATTTTAATCATTCTCTGGGCCTCTGGCATGACAAATTTCTTCATGGTCTATAATTTCTCTATGCCATTCTCCTCGTGCTAACCAGGTATCATAGTTATCAATGCTATCATATAAATTATCTAAAGCTGAACCTAAAGTTGATCCGGAATAATGAGTTCCACCTTCATGTAAACTTGTAGGTCCATATAAAGTTAAATTAGCAATTTCTGTTCCATCTCTATTGGTAGCTAACATTGCATGAGCACCATTAGGTAGTTTATAATCGTCTCCCCATCCAGCCCATAAATAATATGGATGATTAGAAGAAGAAGGATTTGCCATTCCAATAGTAGAATCATCCCAATCTCCATAATAAAAAGCATCTGCTCCATTAGAACTATCAACATGCCAATCACCCAATTTTACTTCTTCATCATTAGCCTTAAAAAATCCATTTCCAATATTAATAGAACCACCAGAAATAACGCCACCTTTTAAAGTAAAACGTCCACCGGAATATTCCAAATTATTAGTATTATTTCCAGCTATAAAATCTCCGTTCCATTTTATCCTAAAATAACTTTTACCAACATTAGTAACAACAGTTGAAGTAATATTATTTTGAATACTTTGTTCTGTATTACCTTCAATTCTAAAAGGATAAGTAGGATTGGTACTATTAATAAAAATTGTTCCTCCAGTTCCAACTGCTCTTAAATTAAAGTTATAAGAAGTTATTTTACCTCTTGATAAATTAATCTAAGTACCAGAATGACCAGAAACCCAGTTCTAAGATTGTAATAAAAATTTATTTTTTCCTATATTAATTAAATCAACATCTCTTAATTGAGTGGGTATTGTTGTTAACTAATAATATGTTATATTAGGATTCCAACCTTCAGTAGCTAACTAATAACTATTAGTATTTTCATCATAATAATAATAAGTATTAGCTACATATCCAGTTCCATCTTCTTCTCCCATAGCAGTTGATGTTACTGCACTAGGAAAAGTAACAAGTTCATATTCTGGAGCACTAGAAACTGTTTTTAAATGTACTCTTAAATAAGAATTACCATTGCTATTAATAGCCACATAAGAACCATTATAATCTCCAGAATTTTCTTGTGCCTTCAAGGAAAAATCATATCCTAAAATTTTTCCATTAGCAAGATCAATTCTCATTCCTTTGCCATTGGTAGTGTTTTCAGTACCATCTTCAGCATTAGAAGTTGGAGTTTCATAATTAAAAGATTGTAAATAATAACTATTATCGCCAACACTTAATAATGTTTTATAAGGATAATTTTCTAAATCTCTAACTCCATTTATATCGTGACTATTATCTCTTGCTTGAGCTACTAAAAAAGGAGAAATGGAACTCATTTTTACTCCACCAGTAGCACTATATGCTTTTATATCAAAAGAAGGCTTGATCGAACTATTAACTGTATCATCAGCGCCTTTTAAAGTAATTCTAGCTCCTGTTAATTCGCTAGAACTATAATCATTAGTCTAAATAAAAGACACGTCCTTAGCAATCTAAAAAACATCTTTTCCAGACTCATTAACTTTAATATATGGTGATAATGCCTAAATAGTTACTCGACTATCTGTTTTTGTATAAGTTGTATTATTATCTGAATCGTTTACTGTCTATCCAGAAAAGAATTTATTATAACCAGCTCTATTACTATCAGCTAAAATTCTATCTGTTTTTCTTTGTTGTCTTGCTAATTCAACTGGCCCTAATGCGAAGTCTGCGGCCGTCCGCACCTCCAAGACAAGAATAGTATTAGGATTAACAAAAGCTTCATTATTATCTAAATAAAAGCATTCGTTTAAATCAGCTCCAGTAGGAAGCGTATCAGAGAATGTATAAAATTTATTATAATAAGGACTGCTTTCATCTGTTAAAACAGATATTCCTAATCCATTGCTCGCAAGACCTATAACACCAGCCCAAAAAGCATCTTCACTCAATAATTCAATATTACCAGGAACATTTGTCTAAGCCCAATTATTATCAGCATCTTTATACCAATAAGTTTCATTATAATCATAATACTCTGCTACTATTGGATATAAAAATTTATTATAATAAGGACTTGTTTCATCATGTGAAACCAAATCCTACTTAGACTATTCTGTAGCTAACTAAATAGGACCTTTATTAAAATCTTCTGCTGTCTATACAGAAAGATTATAAATTTCATTTATCTATTGCCATTTTTCATCTTCATTTAAATACCAATAGACAATGCTACTATCATAAACAGTCGCAACACTTGCATATTCGCAACCTAAAATATCAATAACACCATCATCTAAATCAATTAACATACCAGTATTGCCTTTGCTATAAGACATACTTTTAATTGATCCAGAATTTCCGTCGAATTCAATTCGACCTTTATTAGCTTTACCAATAAAAGCTTTACCATTGGTTCTAAATCCAAAAGATTGAGCACCTTCATGATAACCGAAGACTCCTTTATCAGAATCATCTATATCACCAAGAAGAACTCCAGAAAATCTATTTCTTTCATCTTTAGACCCAGCTCCCAACATTGTTGTTAATATAGTTCCAGCCTCTTCATCAACAGTATATTTACCATTCCAAGAATTTAATAAAGCTGAACTATACTAATCTTGCTATATGACTATTGGCTAAGCCCAAATAATATCCCCCAAATCATTTGCACAAATTGCACTACATATTCCAGTAAATCCAAAATACATAGATGGAGGAACAATAAAATTATTTTTAATCTATGGATAATAATTCTTTAAATGATTCTACTCATCTACATCTATTGCAGTATCCATAAAATCTTTAATTAAAATCCGCCAAGAATATCCATTTGTATCAATATCATATTCATTAGCGCCCTAAAAGATTTTATACTAACCAGAAAAATAATCTGGATTAGAACCTAAAGAATTATAAATTATTTTATTACAACCTTCAACCGAAGAAAAAATATTAACTGTTCCAGAAGAAGTAGTTCTTCTTTGAGTTAAAGGTATTGATAAATAAGCTGTTAAAACAACTTCCGCTCCAAGCTCCTAACCATCACTAGTAACGGGTTCAGATTCTCCTGTTTTAACAGTCGCTTTTAATATATTCCAAAAACCATCTTTATATTCTCTTATGCTATCATAATGAATATAACAACTATCACTACCTCCAACACTTATACTATAATAAGATTCGCTTCCAGTAGAATTGCAGAAAGTAATTGGACTTTCATTAATAATAAAATCTCTAAACTTCGTATCAGGATTAACCCATTCAAAAGTAACATTTCGTAGAGCAATTTCATTATTTTCTTCATCGTATAAATGAGCAAAAATCTAAATTGGATCTTCATCATTCTCATAAATACAATTACTTCCTTCTTCCCACTAAAGGAAAAAAGTAAAATCTGTTCCACTATTTCCTTGATTTCCAAAGGTAAGAGAAGTTGAAGCTGTATAAGTAGTTCTGTTCTTGGTTACATAACAAGTAATTATATTATCAGTAGCACCTTCAACATAATAAGGTTTAATTCTAAAATATTGACTCGCGGCGTTCGGGAAAGACGATCCTATGTCCCCAGTAGCTTTCGTACCATCACGCGTGATAATACAATAACTACCATCCGCAGCCTCAAAGTATTCATCTCCATTGGCAGTATTATATTCTTTGCCATCGACTGGAGTTTGAATCATTGTCTTAGTTAAAGGGAATCTCCAAGAAATCTTTTCCGCAGTATCAAGAGATTCTTGACCAGTTATAATAGAATTATAAACCGCAGTCATTAATCTCATTTTATTGCCTTCACTAGAATTAGTTAATTCATTATGAGAATTATATATATTATAAATTCCCTTCTGACCATTTAAATCACATTCTATTGAAAGACCATTAATTAAATCTATACTTGCATAATTAGCAACTAAAGATTCATTAGTAAAAGTTAAAACATTACTTTCAAAATACTGGGTTTCCGCAAACAACTAAGCTTTCTAAAAATCATAATCTTCAACAGCAGCATCATATTCCTATCGAGCATTTTCTAATAACTGCATTTCAATCTCGTTATTAGAATTCCCATATCTAGCAGTATAATCATTTAAAACACTATATTTTTCCTAAACTAAATTTTCAAGATTATTTAACTCTGCATCATCAATATTATTATCAGGAATTGATTCAATAATTACTTTATACTATTCATTACTTTCTATAGTATTCGGAAAAATAGAATATTTAAATTTATTCTTTGCTTCTGGTATTTCCTACCAAAAATTACCCGCAAGAGGATCTATAACGCCAGTTGAAAGATTATATTTATACCAGTGTATGATTAAAGAATTTGAAAATTCTTCATTTTCTTCAGCATAACATTCAAAATTATTATCATCTATTTTATGAATCCATCTTATATTCATAGTTTTCTTATTTTCAAAAGAGCTATAAGATGCATCATAAGTATCAGAATTTAAACTATATAATAAAACCTAATCTTCTCCAAAGCCATTTAAATCATATCCTAAAGCAACAAAAACATTCTTAATAAAAAGATTCGGTAATGTAGCTACAGGAATATTGACTCCATTTGAAGCTCTAAAGTTTTTATCCTAAAAGAAGTATACCTAAATTCTATCAATAATTTTATCTTTATCGGCTATTGTAAATAATTTTTCTTGAGTATAATAAGTTTCAAAATTATACGGATTACCATACATATCTTCATTCGTAAAAGTAATAACTCTTACTTGTGAATTAGCTCTATTGGTAGAATCAATAAAACGAATAGCGATTCTTAATCCATAAGTACCTTCAACTGTATTAAACTCTTTTAATAAAGATTTAAAATCTGCTTTAACACCTAAAGTAGTATATCCTTTTAATGAATCTTTATTTTCCCATAAAAGAATTTCTTTAATTTCCCCATTCGCAATTAAAGAAGAATCTAACTTTGGGACTTCATCAATAGCACTATTATAAAGATTTCCAGTTATATCTACAAAAGAATTAAAAGGAGCTGAATAAGTATATGATTCGTTTTCATTCGCTAAATATTTACCAGTAATAATTTTCTAATTATTATAATCGCCATTAGGAATCATTACATATACTTGCTATTCTTTTACATAATCAGTATTTTCTGAATATGCATAAAAATAACTTGTTCCATCAGTAACATAATATTTACCTTGCGAAGCTTCTTTTGTATCTTTAATAGTACATACTGAGGTTTTATTAAATTTTAAATCAGATATAAGCCCTTTTGCAATTATTTCTATTCCTTGAAATAATTGTTCGCTTTTATCTCCCAAGGCTTGTTCCTCCTTTCTCTCCATTATCTATAAATATATCAAAAATAATTTAGATTATTTTCTCAATATTGTCCAATAAAATAAAAAAATGGGGATAAAACTATTATTTTTATCCCCATAATTATATCATTAAAAAAAAACAAAGTCAAATTTTACGATTAGCATATTGTGAAGCTTTATTAATAAGATTATCAAAGGCTTCCTCTATTTCAGAATGATTCTAAACATTAGGAAATTCTGCATGAATAGTGACTTCTTGTTCAAGAGTATCTGTTCCAGTAGAAACTCCTTTAATTCCAAACATAGAAGCCATTAAATTAGAACTTGTTACTGAATTTAAATCAATCATGCTAGAAATATCTCTAATCATACCAATAGCAGATAAGAAATTAGAGGTATCATCTTTATTAAGAACAAGTTCTTTTTCATGCAACACAGCAAGCCTTCCTTCTGGAGATCCCCAGTTTCCTGTATACATTCCAGTATCTGCATGCGCAGCTTTTTTCAGAAGTTTTCTTTTTTCTTCTTCTGAAAGAGTGCTACCAGCAAAACCAGAACCAACAGCATTTTTGCCATCTATAATTAAGTTTCCATTAGCATCAAAATCATAAGTAGTAGTATAACCAGAAATCTATTCATTACCACCCCAATATAATTTTTTACCTGAACCAGTTATATAATTACCATTTCTATCTTTTGCTTTCCAACCAGAAAGATTTCCTGCTTCATCAAGCTAGGCTTCCCAATTTGCGTAAGTATCTTCATTATTATTGTTATTTCTCTCATTTTCTCTATCCATTTCTTCAACTAATCTTCTAATAGCATCAACAGCTTCATTACAATCATCTATAACTCTTTGAATAATATCATCAAAATCTGAGCAAAAAGTTCCAGCATAGTCAATAATTTCAGTAAATGCATCCTAATACTCATCAGACATTGTTTCAGCAGCTTCGACAGCATCTTCAGTTTGATCAACAATTCCGCCATCACCATTAATAGCTTCATTCACATCTTCAGCATAATTCTAAATATCTGTTCCGCCTAATTCTAAAGCAGTATTAGTATCTCTTTCCCAATCTTGAAAAGCCTAAACCATATCATTGGTAACATTTAAAGTAGCATCTCTAAAAGCATTCTAGGCATCTTCAATGGTCTAATATCCAGTAGTAAGACTTAAAGTTGTTTCTTTAAAATCGTCAATAAAACGTTCATCTTCAGAAATCTTATATCCAGTAGCAGCAGAATAAGCAGCCCAATCTTCATCATAAAGAACCTTATTATTGTCAATAGCAATACCCATCTACTCATATGTTTGGTCTAACTTTTGAGTATAATAGTCATTTGTGCGGTCGATGGCTTCTTGGTATTCTTCATAGCTGGCATAATCTTGTACTCTTATTCCAGCTAAAGCATCAGACCACTCTTGTTCAAGTTGAAGAATTTCTGATTCAAGAGATTCTATATATTCGGTATTAGCTTTTTGCATAGCATAAAGCTTATCTTCATAATTCTATTCAGCTTCTTCTACCGCGGTTTCATCAGCTGTATAAATATATCCCCAGTTGCCTTCGTTATCACGGACCATACGAACTTGGCTCTTAGCATCTCTGGCTTCTTCAAGTTGAAGATATGCTAATTCCAGCTCGTATCTTCTACGAAGGTTTTCAATCTCATATTCACTCATTTGATTATCACTGGCTTGAAGATCATTAATTTGTTCTTGTAAATCTCTTAATCTCTATTTGCTACGAATATTATCAGTATCATCTATAGAATTATTTATATCACGATTTAATTTACTTAATTGATAAATCTTTTCATAATCATCAACATAAGTATCGGCAAGACTCTTTGCTCTATTAAATCTAGTATCTAATTCTTCTAAAGAACCAGCTAAACCGGAAATAGATTTACCAAAATCTTCAATAATCTATAACATTGTAGCTTCATAAATATCTGCGGCAGCCTGGACTGTTTCTTCCCATGCTCCCAACCATTCTTCTTGGGTCGCCGCATATGCGTCTTCAGCTTCTTTTAATTGATTCTTAAATTCTTTAATAGTATCATCATGTTCACCATATCTATTATCAGATTGTAGATTTGCAATAGTACGATTATAATCATCAATCGCAGAAAGTTGCATATCGAGCTGGGTTTGAAGAGCATTTGCATTTGCTTGTGCCTACGTAAAAGCGGTTCGCGCAAGCATATTAGTAGTTCTTCCTGTTGGATCGACAACATCCTTACCAACTATATCAAGAATATTTTTATAAGTTTCAGTAAATCTTCTTAGATGATCTACTCTATCAATAGCTCTATCTAAATCAGAATTAAATTCATCAAAGGCAGCACTAACTTCTTCAAGAATAGTTTTGCGTAATTCTAAAAGCTGCTCTCCGCAAGCAATTAAACCATCACGATATTCTTCAACTTTAGATAAATCTTCTTCATTAAAAGTTCCAATACCATCAATATCACCATTTAATAAATCCTAATAATCTAATCCAGCATGTTCAAGAACTTTATCTAAACCTTCTTGATATTTATCAATTTTGTTCATATTATCTTCTAATTGCCAGCTAAAATTAGACATTCTATCTAAAGCTCGATCTGCGCCTTCTCCAATTTGTTCTAATAAAAATTCAAGATATTGTAAATCAGCATCATCAACTTTAATTTTTAATTCTACACCTTTAGCAATTATTTCAAGTTCTTTTGAATATTTTTCATTTGCTTTTTGTATTGCTTCTTCATTGGCTTTTCTTTCTTGCTCAACAGAATCATTATATTTGTCAGTATCTTTTTTAAATAATTCATAACGTTGTGCAGCTTTTTCTAATGGTTCTTCAGATTCTTCTTTAACTTTATCTAAAGCATCTTTCCAAGGTTTTAAAGCTTCCTCTGTAGCAGCCGTACCTAATCGGACAAATTCATCATTGTATGCTTTTTCAGCTTCAATAATTTTTTTATTCCACTCTTCCTAAACTTTATTATAAGCCTCAGTTTCAGCTTTTAATAAAGCTTCATAGTTTAAAAGCATACCTTCTTGATTTGGATCTATTTCAAAATTTAAATCAGCGAAATCACTTTGTAATTTTTTTAAATCATCTTCTCGATATTGTTTAGCTTCTTTTGCTAATTCATCATATAAAACTTTTTGCTGTTTTAAAATACCGAGCTATTCTTCCATTATTTTAATGGCACTTCTTCCGCTAGTAGCTTTTAATCTAGCGTCAGCCATAGTATTTTCATGTTCTTTTTCATCTAATTGCTAATTTATTTTGATATAGCGATCAATATCTTTTATACCAGTATTAGGATCAGTAGTTTTTTGCTTTTTAGCTGGTTTTGGCGCACTTCCGCCTCCGCCGCCACCTTTACCACTTTTATTGCTTGTGCTAGCATTAGAATTTACTCCGCCTTTAGATACTGTTTTCTTTCCATTAATTCTTGGAACTCTTATTTCTGTTAATCCATTTGCCTGAGCTTGCTAATAAGTTGAAAGAGGTATTCTTGTTGTTGTAGATTCTATTGTTCCATCTGCTGAAGTATGTATACTTGGAATTTCTACATATCCATCTGTTGCAGATTCAGTTAAATCTTCATCTCCAACCGAAATGGTATCATAATCAATTTCTGGATCAAAGTTAATGCTATCCATTGCATCTTGTAATGCACTAGAAATATCTTCTCCTGCACCAGCAGCTTCTTCAGACATTCTATTTAATAGATTTACATAATTTGTTAAAACTTCATTTTCATTAATTGACATTCCAAGTTCAATATCTCGTAAATCTTCTGCTTCTAAATCATTTAAAATTAAATCAAGCTAAGATTTTAAATCTTCATCTTCTATTTTAATTTTAGCAACAACTTCTCTATTTGCTTTTTCTCTTAATCGTTCTAATGCTTCTTCATCATCTTCTGCTGCAAGTTTTATATCTTCTAAATTCTTTAAAATAAAATCATTAGATATGTCTTCTTTAGAAATACCAAGAATCTATGACATTGTATCTTTTACACCATTCATAGATTCAGCATATTCTAAAGTATCTTTTTTACTATCTACTAAATTTTCTGTATAAGTATTAATATTCTATCCTAAAGATTTAATTCCCTACTAGACTCTTAAATTAGCCAAAGCCAATCTTTTAACAGCATTTTCATCATCTTTTATTGCATCAGCATTTCTTTTTATGGTTTTAACATGCTAATCAAAAACATCTTCTGAAACTCCAATAGAAGATAATTCTGTTTTTATAATATTATCAAAAGCAACCTAATAACCTTTTGTTAATTCTATATTACCAGAAGTTCTCTATGCAAGATCAGCTAAATTATTATCTAATTCATTAAAAGTTTTTGATTCAAATAATGCTGTATTACTTAATTTTTCTATAGACTAATCAATTTCTTTTGTCTTTTCGTTACTAGAGACAATTTGTTCTCGATACTAACTTAAAGCATCTGCGACTGCTTGCATTTCATCTCTATTGTAAAGACCATCTTTTTCCCATTCGGTAATTTTACTCTAGTCAAAATCATCAAAAGATTTTAATAAATTTAACTAATCCTCTAATACAGTCGGATTATATGTCTCTAAACTATACGCATTAGCACTACCCCAAGCATTACTAAATAAAAGATTTTCTCCTTTTTCACTACCTAAATATCTAGTTTCTCCAGTTTCTTCATCAACTAAAAGATTTCTTCTATCTTTTATTTCTTTTGATTCTTCACTTAATCGAGAAATTTCTTTTTTTATATTATCTACTTGTTCTCCATGAACGAGATTATAAAACTCTTTAGCATCGCCAATTAATTTATGAGTCCCATCAGCCATTTCTATAAAATAATCTGATGTAAGATCACTTGCCTAATTTAAAGCTTCGAAATCTTTAGGTTCTAGAACAGCGTCATCTTTTAATTTATTTAAAATTTTATGGACATCCGCAATTTTATTTTCAAAAACTGAAGTATCAATTTCTTTAGCTTTTCTATCAACAGCAGCTTGAATTTTTTCAGCATTTTCTCCAAAGGTCTTTTTTATAAAAGTCTCTGTCCAATTAGAAGTATCAATTCCAGAAAGATCTACTCTTTCACTTCCACTTAACTAAGCTTCAGCTAAAGCATATGCTAATTGTTTTTTAGTAGAATCATCAATATCATTTGAATTAATAGAATTTAATGTATCATTATATATTTTTGCAATATGATGAGCATCACCGTATATTTCTTCGCCATCTATACTTCCACCACGGCCTCCACGAGGAGAATCCTTTAAAAATTTATTTAATAAAGGTTCCATTCCAGCAGAATAATTTTCTCCTAGTGAAATTCTAGCATCAGCAATTCTAGCTTGCTAAAAATCAATTTTATTTGCTTTTTCTGTATTAGAAATTTCTATAGCAAGATCTCTTATTGAACTAATTAAATTATTAGAAGATTCTCTATCCAAACCATAAGTTGCTATCTATGATAAAATATCTCTTTCAGTCAAAGAACCAGAAGACAACTATCTAGCAAAATTTTCGATATCATTTCCATTATAAATAGCATAATCTGTTCTAGTAGCATAGTTTTGAGCAATTTCACCACTTCTAAAATGAATTTTTTCATTTCTTTCATTAATATCTTTATTAGCTTTTTCAATAAAAGTTTCATTAGTTTCTTTTCTCTATTTATTTTCAGCTGAAGATTTAAAACGTATTACTCCATTTTCATCAAGTTCATAATCTGTACCAGCTATTAAATCATATTTATCAATTAAATCTTGCGCAGCCTTATTTGCTTCTAAAATAGAATTTGTATATTCATCTGTTCCTTTTTTTAATTTCTAAGTTTTTTCATATAAAGAAGACCAATTATCATATCCAGATTTAAAACTATCAAGAGCAGCTTTTGCTTTATCATAAGCATCTTTAGCATTTTTAGCTTCTTTTTCAGCAACAGCTAATTTGCCTTCTGGAGTAAAGTTTTCCCAAGCAGCTTTTAACCCCCATATAGCAAGACCAACAGCGATTATTGCTTCAGCTGCAATTGCAATAGGTCCTACTGCAGTACCGAAAGCTGCTGATAATGCTGCGCCAGCTCCATTTGCGGCAGGAATTAATTTCATAATTCCAATGCCGATTCCTGTCAAACCTTTTACTAAAGTTGGAAATCCAGCTGCAAGCTACGAAATTCCAATAGATAATCCCATTGAAACTCTAGAAAATTTCTCAAAAAATGTTAAATCTGTATTATTAAGAGCATCCATTGCCCCTTTGAGAGAAGTAAATCCCATAGCTAATTGAGAAATACTTTTTAAACTTCCTACAGCTCCCGTTCCAATATTTTGAAATCCTGTTCTTATTTTTTCTAATTCATCAGGAATGCTATTCTAATTTTCAAATGCAACTTTTGTTTTACGAATAAATTCTTCTGTTGATGATTCTGAACCTTCTAAGGCTTTAATAAAAGCTAAAACTTTATCTTTATTTTCATCTGTCATTAATCCCTAATCTTTTAAATAAGCAATTAACTCTTGTGAAGAACCAGATAATGTTAATTCGCTTTCTTTCAAACCATCTTTAGCCTACTATAGAACTTTTGTTTTATCTGTTAAAATTTGTGTTTTCTAAGCAACTTCTTCTCTTTTCTATTTAATTTCTTCTTCAGAAACATTCTCTTTATTAGTAATATTTATTAATTCATTTTTAGCAACAACTAATTCTTTAGCAGCATCATCAGCTTCTTTTAAACTACTAGTATAAAATTTATAAGCTCCATTAGTCATTTCATTAAACTAGTCTGCTAAAGTCTCTTCTAAATCAGTTAACATTACCTAACCATTTTTAGAAATCTAAGCTGCACTTTCTCCAGATACAGAAACAGAAGCACCTAAAGAACCTCTCAACTGTCCTCTTGCAACGCCTAAATCATTTGATGCTTCTTTCTAAGTCTTTTCAGCCTCTATAGCTAATTTATCATAAGCTTCGGCTGAATCTAATATTGCCTATGCAAAAGCCCTTTGTTCTTCTGTCAGCTAAGAAGTAATTTTCTATAATTCATAATTATCATTTATTTCTTGTCTTAATAAAGCACTTGCTACTGAATCATTCGTTCCACCAGAAGCTCCAGTTGTATCATAATAACTATTTACAGCATCCATTGCCTATAAACGAGTCTTATTAGCAACATCTTCTGCTTTACCAGTAAATCTAGAAAATTCATACATTGCAGAATTAACAGACTCTGATAATTGCTTTCCAAAAACTGTCGTTAAAACAACTCCAACCCCAGCTATTGCCCCAGGAATACCACCAATGGCATTTATAAAATTATCAACTCCATTTATAGCACCAGTTAAAAAATCACTTAATCTAATAAAAAATTTTTCATCAATTAAATCTTTATAAACCTATTGTGCTGCTGCGCGCACTCGCTTCTAAGCAGCTTCCCATGATTGAGCATAAATATCAGCCTATTGTTGTAATGTACCTTCAGAACCTCTTGCAGTAATTAAGTTTTCTTGCATAAAGTCCCAATTATCCATTAATGCAATTAAATTGGTATATTGACGTACACCACCAACAGTCTATGCCAATGCCATTTTTTGATCTCGACCTAATTGTTGCCATTTTTCGCCAAGATCTTCAAGGATATCATCCATATTACGCAATTCACCAGATGTATCCAAAATCTATACTCCTACAGCTGATAATGCCGCAGAATATTTATTTAAATCAACGCCATCTTCAAGTGTTTCACCAAGTTTTAAACCTTCTAAACGAGTGAATAATGTTCTTAAACCTGTACCAACAGTATCAGCACTTTGACGAGTCGTTGCTGTAATTGTAGCCAAGGCCGCAGTTGCATACTCATATGATAAACCAACAGTTTTAGATACAGCTGCAAATTTTTCAAGACCAGTAGAAATTTCTTCTGAACTTGATGCGGTCGCCGCACCTAATGCAGTAATTACATCTGCATAATATTCTAGACTTTTACTTCCATCATAAAAGTTATTCCAAATAGAAGTTAATTGATCTGAAACTTCTTCAGCACTTTGACGAGAAACATTTGCTAATTTAATAGTTGTTTCTGTTCTGCCAAGCACTTCTTCATCACTTAAACCCTATTGATAATAAATTAATGCAGCATCGGTATATGATGTTGTAGTTGTACTTAATGCCTAAGCCGCTTTATTTGCCTATTCAGCAAATCTTGCCATTTCATCTACACCATATCCCGTAACAATTCTAATATTATTTAAAGAGGTATCTAATTCTTTAGCATAAGAAAAAGCCCCTGATAATCCTGCCTATAATCCATGTAAAATACTAGAAGAAATTTGCCATTTAGCAGTATTTTTTAAAGTAACAAACATATTATTTAATAATGTGTTTGTCTATCTCATAGGCGTCTCAGCAGAAACAATAGCTTTAGATAATTTTAAAAAGCTCTATTCTCCTTCTGGTCCAAGAGCCTTTAAGTGCTATGCATATGCCTAAAGAGACATCTAACTATTTTTTAAACTTTCAGAAAATTTAGCTAAATTTAATTTTCCTGTATCAGCATCAGTAGCTGCTTGAAGAGCAACTTTTAATTTGGTTGCATCATCAATAGCTTGTTTAATTTCTTTATCAATGCCAAGCTAATTATTATTTTTAATAGTTGATGATATTAATTGATCTAAGCTTTTTTGCAAATCTGCTATCTAAGCTTTAGCTTTAGAAGTATCCGCATTAAAACTAAGATCAATATTAAGTTGTTTAGCCATTCTTTATTTGCTCTCCTTTCTCTCCATATTATCGTTTTTTTATTTGCGCAAATAAAAAAATAGCGGAGTAGAGTTAAAAACTCTACTCCGCTTAACTCCTATTTTATTTAAATAAACTTTAAATAAAATTATCCTAATTTGGTTAATACATCTCGGACAAGAGAAAGGTTATCTTTATCAGCAAGTTTCTTTTGAATTTCAGTAGCATCAAGATTTAAATTGCTATAATCTTGAGATATTGTATCAAGAATACCAAGAGCTGAATTCTAATAAGCATAAACAGCATTAACAGTCTCATCAATTCCTTCAATTAAAAAATTATACTCATCTTCTGGAATCGCCGCAATAACCTGATCAATTACTTCATTACTATCTAAAATATCATATAATTTAGCAATATCTTCTTTTTGCTTATCAGTAAAAGTAATATTAGTATATGCCATAATAATTTCTATAGAACCAATTACTTCAATTTTTATTGGATTAGGAAAATTATTTTCATCATGTGCTCCACTAATAACTCGCGCAATTAAATTTAATTTATCATTTACTGGAAGATATTGTTTTACTTCAATATCATTACCATTAATTTTAATATTTCTAACTTCCTCTTTCTTTTTAAGAGCAAGTTTTGTAAAAGTCACTTTAGCCATATTAAAAACTCCTTTTGCTCAACTTATATATATTATATATATAATAAAAATTTTTAAAAAAGTCAAATTATTTAAGTCCTTGCATACCTATAATATATTTATTAGACAAACTATTTTTAATATTAATATCATCAATAATACGAATATAACTTTTATATTGCTACATCATATATCTTAAACGTGTACTATATAAAGTAAAACCACTTGGAGTAATTAAAAACTAGTTACCTTCTGCTCCATCTAAATGTAAAACTTTTATTAATACAGTTGCTAAACCATAATCAGCTAATAAATTATAATTTCTATGTGTAGAAAGAATCCAAGTATTATCGGAATCGGGTCCTCCTTCTTGATCTAAAGAGTGTAATAATTCAAAAGTTCTTCGTGCTGATAGAACCAAATCATCATCTTGAAATTCCGCAATAGAAACACTAGTACTAGCATTTTTATTCCATGGTAACTATTTTTTACCAGATTTTGCCTAAATATTCATAACAGACAAACTCTAAATTACATCATAAGTATCATCATCAATGGCAATCTATTTAGAAGTTCCATTTGCTTTTTCAATATCTTTTAATAACTATCCTAATGTTGAAGTAATATATTTTTCTCCACCGGCAGGTTTATATCTCACTTCTATATCATATAAATCATCTGAATCAATCTATAACATCATTAAATCTTGAATTAACTAACCATTATGTCTATTTTTTCTATTAGTTCCAGACAATCTAACAGAACCAGTATTTAATACAGTAACATCTTCTGGAATATCACTTTCTCTTAACCACTATACAGCTAAATCTTCAATTAAAGCTCCCTAAAAATTAGATAATTGCGACATCCATTCTCTAATTGCAGGAACACCTAAAGATCCCATTTTACAACTGTCTATTAAAGAATTTAATTTATCTATATAAGAAGATGGAATCATATTATCAGAACTTAAAACACTATTAATATTATTAATATGTTCTATCAACTATTTTGCAAAATCTGACATATACTAATAATTATATTCATGTTTTTCTTTATCATATCCAACAAAACGCATACTATTAAAACGACCCACAATATCATTAATGACTTTATCTATTGTTTTATCATTTAACTGCCCTTTTTCATTTTTTAAACTATTAATATCTCCAGATAAAAATAATTTATTAATTCGATCAGATTTTTTCTTTAAACCTTCTAATGAAGCCTATTCAAACATTTCAATTTTTGATAACTAATATTTTTTTATTGCAGCTAAATCTGGAATTGTAACCTTATTTAATTCAGCATATGGTTCCCAGAATGGTTTTGTTTTTGGATATGGATCTAAAATATTTCTTTTAAAAACACTTCCTGGTGTCATATATTTTCTCCTTTAACGCAAAATAAGGGGAAGACAATTAATTGTCTTCCCCCTTTAAAATTACATTGTTTTAAATCAGAATGTAAGTTCATGCTCTGGAGTGTGTGCGGTCTGGAGTCTGTGAAGATCCATACTTCCACCCTCTTCAATAATTTGAATTGCAGCAAGAACTTTCTTACTATGGTCAAATCTTGTATAATCTGGGAATGCATCCATAGTAAATGTGAATGTACTTGGATCACCAGTAGAAGCCATAGTAAATGTGAAATTAGACTGAATCTTGCAGTTAGGAATAATAAACTCTGCAGGCATATCTACGCCGTTTTGATCACGGAATAAAGTAGAAGCTTCAAGATAATAGTTACCACCAAATTTATCAGCAGTAATTTCAATCTGTTGAGCAGCCGCAGCTCTTTCAGTATAATAGTCAACAATTACACTATCATAATCATACTTACCATAAACATTAGCTAAAATATATCCAGCTTCTTGCTCATCAACTGCTTGAGTATAATAGTCATCATGAGGCTCAATTACAATCTCATAATAGCTAGCACCATCTTCATCAGTCTTACGAAGAATTTCATCCTGAGACTCATAATGAACAGGAATATAAGGCTCAGAAACAATTTCATCATTTTTAACAAACATTACATAAGCAAAGTTATCACCTTTTCCATCTGGAAGATAAGGCTTTTCACTTACTCTAATAGTAAACTTTGTTGGAGCAGCCTCGTTATCAACAATAACCTTAGACTGGTCAACTCTTTCAGTAAGATGTTGCTTAATAGTATTGTTTGCAGAAGCTTCAATAAGTCCAGCACCAGATAGAATCATAAATCCTTCTGGAGAGATTAATGCATCTTCCATTGTGAAGGTTACTGTACGTTCACCTTCCCAAGAAATAAGACGAGCATTACCGCGTCCACCAGTAGCATATACTTGAGTGGCGGCACCCTCTAAACTAGAAGTCTTTAGTGTATCAAAATAAATGACTGGTTCATTTTTGTAAAAAATCTTTTTACCGACTTTCTGAGTTGCTTTTGCTTTTAAAACAACATCACAAATCTCGCGAACACCAAATTTCATAGTGTATATTCCTCCTTGATATTTTAATGGATATTTTTCATCCAATTCTCTGGCTCGGAATCGGGCTTGCCGCCAGCCAATCTGGATCGAATATCTATATCCCAATTAACGTATAAAGCAAATCTGTCCATTTCATCATATAACTAATACATTGTATAATCATTAAATACTGTTAAAGGTATATGCAAACCCACAGATAAAACAGACATATACTATCCAAATACGTCTGATATTGCAGAACCTTTCTATTCTGCAACTCTTTCACGACCACGCATTAATTTTTGAGCAATTTCTTTAGCTTTTTCTCCACTTGGATTAAATGTTTGCTAATCCATTGGCCCATTTTTTGAACAAAATATAATTCTTACCATCTCTTGCAAAAAATCAAAGTTAGTTTCATCAATAGATATTGATTGATTATCTTTGCCTAAAAAAATTAATGATCTAGGTGTAAAAGATACCTTATAATCTGGAAAAGTAAGTAGCAATAATTGCTTTACAGCTTCTTTTTTATCAGCTGTTTCCTTTTCGCTCATTATTGTCATAAATATTTGAAAATTACTTACTTTGTCTAAATCAGTTTTGTCCTTTGCAAACATAGATTTATTTAAAGAAAGACACTATACACCTTTAAAAAATTCCTCATTTCCAATAAAAGAAATATCTCTTATTCGAGGCTAATGAATAACTAACTAGCACTATGGAATTGGTATATCAATGCCAGTCATTAACGCTAGTTGGATATCCATTTATTTATCCTCCAAAACTATTTTTATAATCTTCGATAAACTTTTCTTCGTCAGCAGGATTTGGCATAAACTTCTTATCTTCTTCACCATGAATAGCTTGATACATTAAACATAAACCAGCATATTCATCAGTAAGAATAATTTGATTTGCACCAAGAAATTCTAATTTACCAATACCTGTTAAATGAGTGTCATCCAAAAGAGAGTCAATTTCTGCGGCAATCCTATATGGTCTTAATTTAAAATCATTAAGTTGCCACTAATCAAAATGACAAATAATATCAAATTCAATAATATTATCTCTAAATTCTGGATTTGTTCTATTTGAAGTAAAATTATCAAAATTAATAATTATATAATTTAGTACACTATTATCAACATAAAGTTTAGGTACATTTTTTATATTCTTATTAATTAACTCAGCTGCTTGAGCAGAAGTTAGATTTTGTTTTTCAATAGCATCTGGAGTGGTATAATATAATAATCTTTTTAATCTATCACTTTGCAGAAGCTTATTAATGATAATTCCCATATCCTTTTCTACAGAGAGAAAAGCTGACTTTGGTTTTAAAGTCTTATCAATAATCATTTTTTATCTCCTTTATCACCAATCTATATTAAAACAACGATTCAACAACAATAGTTTTAGTCGTTGGACCATAGGATAAAATAAACTATCCACTAAAAGATGAATTCCAAATTAACTTTATATGATAAGGATCATTTGGATTTACTCTCATAGAGATTAATTCTGGTGTATTATTATTCTTAACATCTATTTTCCAAGAGTAAGAATCACCTTCAGCCCCTTCATAACGATACTCATATACAACTTTTGGTTTTATAAAAGTATCTCCTGTTATTTGCGGCTGGTCCTCATCGGGTTCAGGGTTGGGATCAATCGGCGCCGCAATCAGCGCGCCCGCAATCTTATTCTCTAAATCATCTTCATCTTTATTGGAATAATATTCTGTAGCATTTATTTCCAATATGCCTGGAGTAGAAATCCAATCAACCGCTTCAACACGCCAACAAATCAATGGCGCTCCTTCAGTTTCATCTTGTAAATAAAATTTACTATATCTCTAAAAATAAGAAACAGTATCTTTGGTTCTTGGCATTAAAATATTTAAACTATGATTTGGATTATCAACAGAAATCTAATGTTTCTAAATATAATCAATTTTTGTCTCTACAGGACCTCTTATCGCAGCATAACTTGTATGCTAGCCATTTTCATCTTCCCAAGTAATCTAATAAGAACATCTTCTTATTTCTCCACGGAAATACGCTTTTTCGTCAAGATCCTATAAATAAATTAACCAATAAGTATTAGTACCTATCCACTCAAACACATCTCCTGGATGATAATTTTCCTCATAATGTACAGATATTATTTTATCATCATAATTCATTTTATTTTTGTCAGGATTTATTAAAGCCCAACAAAAAGGATGCTCATCTAAAGCATGAATATTTGGATACAAAGTATTATCTAAATCATCATCACACTATACTTTTCGTATAGGTGTAGATTGATAAGAATATTTTAAAACTCTATCTAAAGTTCTCCTTTTATCAAATATCATGCGATCTTGCTATGACGTTCCCCCATTGTAGCCTAAAATGGCTCTTTGGTTATTAACGCCAGTTACATTAGGATCAACAATAGAATCTATTGTTGATTCAGAATCTTCAGCATTACTAAGATTCTACTAATAATTCAATCCAACTCTAGCGCCAAAAACTCCAAGATTATCATTTCTAACATCTTGTTTAGACTCTTTATCAAAAGAATTATAGTTTAATCCTAGTCTTTTTCCTAATAAAAATAAAGAGGTATTGCGATAATCCTTTTTTGACTTATTATCCGTCATTGAGATTTAGCTCCTATAATAGACTTAAACTTTCAAAGATAGTTTTTCTATAAAACTCAAAGCTCGTTTCTTGTATTCGCAATCCCTCTAATTTACTTAATAATTGAAGAAAATGTTGAGACATAAAAATTTCATTTAATCCAACAATTTCTAACTCGACTGTATCTAATTGTTTTTTCCAGTCCTCATTATTTTCACGCATTGGAATGCATTTCCATATCTAATTAGATAAACGCTAGATATCTTGTGAGATAACTTCTTTTGGAAAATGAATATTAAAACGATCTGAATACATTACCAATTATCCTCCTCACTATAAAAAGTAACAGGAGGCCGCAATGTACTATGCTACCTTAACACTGTCCAATTAGATTTATATCTGCCATCTTTCTTAGATATTTTTCTACGTTTATACAATCTTTGCATATGGAAAGACTCTCGCTGTGCTTCAGACAATAGAGATAGTAACTTCTATAAATGATTCGCTTGTGAAGTCATTTTAAAGTCAGGACCAGAATATTTCATTCTGATGTTTTCAATAGAAGCTACTTGACGTTCAATCCAAGCCTATTTCATTAATAATGCTAGGATATTGACTTCTTCTGTCGTCAATTCTGCATAAAAAGCAGATCTCTCAACAAGGACTTTTGGAGATTCCTATTCCCCATCTTCCGGTAATTCACCCCAAAGAACAGCTAAAATAAAATCTCCAGGCTGCGCATCAGCTTCATTAATAATCTCGGTCTTTAATTGGTAATCAAATAAATTAACCCGAGGAAATTCAAAGCCAGGTATAGCATCAACCAAGAGATTCTATAAATCTTTAATGGTATCTTCTGGAGTTAATTCCATATACATATCATCAGTAATTTTACCAAGAAAACGGTTATATATAGTCGCAAACATAGTTCCAGTCGCAGTAATTTGTTCTTCGTCTGTAATATATGTTTCAGCCATTATAACTCCTTTTAATTTTCTGTCTTACTTGTCACTTTATATTTAGGAGTGGTGCGGCGAGCCGGTTCTGCGTTCTCTTTAACGGGCTGAACTCTTCGCTGAGGCGCTGCCGCAGGTACATTTTCTTCAGCCTTTTCTTCTTCAATATGCATAAGAGCTTTATCAATATCAAAACCAGTTTTCTCTTTAAGTGCCTGTCTCTTATTATAGTCTGTTAAAGGTAATGATACAGCTAAAGACTTAATTAAATCAATAACTCCAAGAGGAGCAAAATCTAATGCATCAAGAAAAGCATTTAAAGAACCAGTTAAAAGCAAATCTCTAATTTGATCTTCAGACATATCATATTCTGGCTCTCTAGGAATATTCAATTCCGTAGTAATTTCTTCATCTTCAATTTGAAGAAAATTTGCAAGAAGTTCTTTTCCACCCGGTTGATAAGTTAATTTTTCAAACTCATCGGATGGAATTCTTTTTGTTTCACCAGGAGCAAATTCTCTGCGAAGATTAGTTTCTGGAATTTTATAAACCACCACACTAGTGCTTCTATTTTTTACCTTACACATCTCTGCTTTATTTAACATATACTATCTCCTTTATCTCAAAAAATAAAAATAAGGGGAAGGGGAATTCCCCCTTCCCCTTATCAAGAAAAATTTTATTTATTAAACATTTTCAAAAGATACTGTTAATACAATATCTTCGCAACCTTCTTTACCAATGGTAATATTAGCAGGAGTTGTAGCAATTACATCAGCTTTAGCCCAGAAAATAATATGTCCTGCGCCAAGTCCAACTGATGCAGCTTCATCAACATCATCTTGTGTTAAAGGATATCCATTCCAAGTTGCTCCAACTATAGAATCTAATCCAGTGTCGATATCAATTCCAACCCATTTATGTTCACCTTGAGAAGGATTTGTTGAATTAAAAGTATTTAAAGTATCTAAATCACCAGTTATAATAATATTACTGCCTATTTTGGTGATTGTAACAGCTTCCTAATTTGCCTAAGATGCCTCTTTATTTTCGTCATTAGGGGCAGCCGCTAATTTAGCTACTGTTACTTCAATTAGTTTCCCAGTGTACCACTTGGGCGGCCATCATAAGTAGCAACCTTACCAGTAATACCATCAAGATTCCAAGTAAGCATCTGACCAAGAAGAGCGGTGTCAACATAGCAACAAACATTATTAGCAAGCATGCAAACAACGCCAACCTTTTTATAAACCTGAATCTCTCTAGAACGATCATAATTATTGAATTCATCAACAATAGTGCCACCCTCGAAAGCAATCTTTACAGGCTTACCATCAGCACCAGTAGGAATAATCCAAGCATAACCAGGATCAATTACCTTACGAGTATTGGTCTCATCTTCAAATCCCTGATCAAGGATAATAACTTGCTTTCCTTTATAATTAGCAAGGCGACCAGTGTTCCAAAGCTCGGTCTTCATATCTTCAGTGTATCTCCAAGCTTCATTAGGAATCATATTTACAGCAAATTCATAAGTGCAATAAATAACTGGAGTGCCATAAGCTGCGGCAATAGTAATTAATCTATCAAAAGCTTTTTCGTCAAAACCATTAGAAACGACTCTATTAGCAGGAGGAAGTTGATTAACAGAAGCCTTTAATGCATGAGCAACTTCTTTATAAATTAATTCATCCATACCTTCCATGATAATTCTAGTAAGTTCAGCGAAGTCAACACGACCATCAAGGAACTCTTCGAATCCAATTTGAGCAGCGCCTCCGATTGCGCTTGTACGAACTTCAAAGCTTTCTTTCTCAGCAGGACCAAGCTTAAATACTTCATACATACCAGCAAGACCAACACGAGTAATAAACTGTTTAGCTCTTGCTCTAGTATTAAGAGGTCTGCGGAATACAGGCTTATCACCTTGTGCAAAAGTCTTAACTTCAGCAAATTGCTCATACTGCTGAGTCACCTTTTTAGGAAGAATTTCATCCATTGTTTCTTCAATCATAGAGAAAATAAGATTTTTATTCTCTCTATAAAGAGCATAGGTTCCAGCAAGTTCATTTAACTCTTTACGAAGAGTCTCTTGCATAGCTTCATAGCTAAGATTTTGACCACTAAAGCTATAAGAAATAGGAGCTGCTGGATCTGCTTTTGCTACTTGCTTCATTAAAGCAACTAAATTAGTTCTATCTAACATTCTCTTTTATCCCCCTTTCTTACGCAATTCTCATAATCTTAGCACCCTTTTGTCCATCAGGCATAGTATATACCTTGACAACTTGCCATTGCATATCAGTGGCAACGGGTTCAGCTTTAACTTCAAGGATACCATTTGTAGTGCCAGGAACAAGAATGTTTCCAACAGTTACAGTAGTATCTTTAATTGTATTAGTAGTGAAAATATCACCAACATTAGTCTTAAAGACGCGAGGAACCATAGCAGTACCAGGTCTCATCATCTTTTCCTTATAAGTACCAAGTTTCTTCCAAGGATCATTTGTGAAATTCCATTCATAAATATCCGGAACATCCTTAGTTACATCATCATATGTATATTCAACAGGAATATTCTCGAAAGTTCCAGTTGTAGAAGTATAATCTTTATTACCATAATGAAGAGTATAGGTTACAACACCATTCGCATTTGGCTCACTAGCTTCAACAGCATAACGAACTCCAGCAATATCAACAGTTTTCATATCAGCATTAAGAGTAACTGCATGAGTAATAGTTTTAGAAGTCTTTCCAAATTCATCAACGCCATTTAAACGAAGACCATTATGATATTCAACTTCTGGAAGTTCCCAGTCATAAGGTGTATAAACACGAGCCTGATAATCATCCTTTAACATAACAAATTCGCAATCCCATTGCTTTGTTCCATCGGGATGATCGCGGTATAATTTAATTTCATTATATACAAGCATCCATTCGCCCTTGCCAGTGAAATTAACTTCGCCAATACCATTACTATTAGCGGCATAATCATATTTAACAAACTGACCTTGTTCAAGCATTGTGATGCTTGGTGCGGCAGGTAACTGAGCATAGATTTGACCTGTTCTTTGAGCAGAAAGGTGGTTTGGCTCAACCTGACCATATCCAAACTCTACATAGCCAGCCTGAGACTTATAAGCTGCAGGAATATGGCTATTTAAAAAGTCTTTAAACATAATCTGTCATTCCTCCTTAATTAGTTTAAAGTCTTCGCAGTATCTAAGACGGCTTTTACCCAAGCAGGAACAGATTCATCACCAAAATCATCTGCATGAAGGTTGTAAGTTATTGGCCCCTTGGGAGTACTATCATCTTCAAGGTTAAAATTCACCTTATTGCGAACACTAAGAATTGAAAGTTTTGATTCAATATCATCTAAAGAATATGTATCAATGTTCTCACGAACATCTTTCTTAGCCTCATCATCAAGCCAGTAGAAATTATTAATCATTTCTTCTTTAGCCTTGCGATCTGCCGCAAGTTTAAATTCTCTAAGCGGCTGAAGCTCAGATTCTAATTGTACTTTTTCTTCAACTAAAGTATTATATTTAGTTTCTAAATCAGTATATTTTGTTAGAAGATCATTATATTCTTCTAAAGAATAAGAAGTTTTCTTTTTATCATCTTCTTCTTCCTCTTTTTCTTTTTGATCTTCTGTAGGATTATCAGGATTATTTCCTTCAGATTTATCTTTTTTGTCCTTTTCTCCATCTTCTGGATCCTCATCCTTCTTAAAAGTAAGCTCAAAAGCTTCTACTTCAGAAAGAGAAAACTGAGGTTCTTCTGCAGGAGTATACTCAACTTCATTTACATTCTCTTCAGCAGAAAATCCGTCTGACTCGGAGAATGAGAAGTTCAAGCGAACATATTTATTCTCAGCTGAATTATCTTTAAGGACTGCATATTTCTGATTATCGTCTTCAAAGATACCAGCAATAGAATAAACATCTTGATAAGCTGTCTTTAAATGACTATATAATGCAGTCCAAAGAGCATCTCCAACTGTTACTGCGTATGTAGTAAACACTTGCGCTCCTCCTTTATTATTTAATAACTCTGTTAATTGATCCTTCATTCTCTAAAGCTAATAATTAAAATCTTTTGTTAATGAGAACTAAACACTTGAAATACTAGCTCCTTCGAAGCAAGGTTCTTCTTCTTCACCTAAAATACAGAGCTTAGACATTACTGCCTCATTAATAATGAAAAACATTGGTTTACCATTATTATCTTTTGTCCACCAAGCGTTTAATAAATTTTTATCTAATTCCATAGACTAATTATTACCTTTATCAATAACCCTTTGTGCTTCTGGATATTGACCTGTCCAAAGCCAACCTTCGGTCATTAAATACTCTCTATCAACACCATCGTCATCACGAAACCATTGAAACCAACATTTTGCATTAAAATCAACAAAGCCATAAGGTCTTGTTGCATCTTCAATAATGATTTCGTTATTTTTTATTGAAATTGTACGATTGTGTTCTTCAAAATCACCTTTATATTGATTATAATAACCAACGATTGGAGTTCCTGGAATTGTATTAGCTATTTTCTTAGCTACTTCTTTAGTAATAACGCTTCTATTACGATTTGGTTCATCACTAACATAACAAACTTTAATTTCGCATTTAGAAACCAAGGGGTTAATAGGAGTTAATTTAATGAATTCACTTGGTGTGTTTAATTTTACACTTGTATGTTTCATGTTTCCCCCTTAACTCATAGATTCTTGATTAGCGATTGTTTTTTCACTTTTCTGTCCTTCTTCTTTTTGAGGTCTACCAACTTCACCAGAAGAAAGCTTCTAAGTTTTAACATTTCCTTCTGAAGAATTTTGAGTTTTTGAATCATTATTCTAATCTTTTTTACCCAAAATTGCATCAGCATTTAAAGTAGAACTCATTAAAGGAGGAATCATTAACTCACTTAAATGAAGAATTTCATTTTCAAAATATGCGGTATGTATAATCGCACTTTGTGAATGTCCAAGAGCAACTTGTGCTAACATTTTTGATTTACCCATTTGCTCTTGTTCTTTATACATTTTAGATAACTCTTTATAATTATACTAAGTTGTTTCCAACATATAAAGTCTAAAATTATATTTCTTTTTATTCTTACTTAAAGCTTTAGTAACCTTATCAAAAAAAGTCCCAAACTATAATAATAATGTTTTTAATGTAGATTCATCATCAAGAATAGATTTTTCCAAAGATAAATTACCATCTGTATTAAATAAGTTCCTTGAAACACCAAAACTATTATAAACAGTTCTTTCCATTCTTTCAAGATCATCATCTGATGTTGTAGAATTTTTATCTGCAACATCTTTGATATCTACATCAGCGAATGTTGTTAAAACATCAACTCCAATAGCATGTTGTAACATTTCAACAGCATTATTATGAATATCTCTTGCTTCATCTACATCAAAAATTAAATCCCCATTTTTATCAAGCGGTAATTTTTGAATAACAATTTTCATTAAATCTTGCATTTGTTTGCGGCGATCCAGGTCTTGACCTGCGTCAAGGTCTATGATATTAGGAATCGCATTAATGAAAAGTGGCTAGTCACCATTCTTGAAGCAAAATTTCACCGTATTGCCTGGTTCAAGCGGGTACCACCCGCCCGCACGACAACTTAAAAAATCATGCTCTCGATTAATTCTTCCGCCCCAATAATAATCATCTCCGATATATTCTGGGGTTAATTTATTTTGTTTGTAAAGTATATAACCTTTTTTAAACTCATCAGGGAACATTTTAAGTATTTTCATACGATAATTAACATCCCTAAAACACTCATCAAAGAAGGCCATATTGAACTCTACTACTGGTATATCTCCAATACTAAATCTTGATCGGCAATAGTTAATTGGCAACTATTGCAGAACTAGTCCAGAAGAAGATGGAATAATATATCCATAATAAGCTCCATATTTTATAACATCTAAAGCTATATCTCCACATAATTTTTTTACATGAGAATTATCTAGATATGTTAATATGTCACTAAATTCTTTAACAATCTTTTCTGTTTTACTTTCTTTATCAAAAATTTCTGGAACAACATACCAATCATACCGATATAAATATGCTGCATAATCACAAGTACGAGAATAAATACCACTTGTATTATAGAAAAATTCAGAAATGCTTCTTAACAAAGGAAGGTTATGATCGTTAATGGCTTGTAAAACTTTTACTTTATCTCCATACCCTCTGTTACCAATCTTGCGTAAAGAGCCTAAATTTAAAACAGCATCTTCTAAAGTTTTCATGCCTATTTTAATAGAATTATAATCTAATGGCCCTTCATTACTCTATCTAGTATTAGTGATATTAAATCCTTTGGAGCGAATTTTTTCCTATCTATTTTTCACTATTCAGCCTCCTAAAAAATTAATATCCTGCTTTATGCATTATATAATCATAAGTAATAAGATTTTCTTCTGTATATGGAATTTCTATTAATTTAACATCATTTAAAGCACAAAATCTACGTTTTTTATTATCATTATATTGCTGCTAATAAAATCCTCTTTTTCCACCAAATTTTGCACTAGGTTCATAATGTTGTTTTCCTTGATATTCTATTAAAAAATCTAAATTCCCATCATCGTCAAAAATAGCAAAATCAAAACGAAGAGGTTTTCCATTGGAGCTATTTAATCCTTCGATACTATATTCCATTACATACTTCAATCCAGACTATTCTAGAATTTCATGTATCTTCATTTCGCCTCTGCTTGCATCCATAAGGTCAACCTCCTTTCATCTTTATATGCTACTAAAGAACTTCCAATCCTTAGCATTAAAACGCTTTTTCTTTTTCTTATTATCTTCTTCTTGTTTTATATAATATAGACCATATTCAAAAGCAGAAAATTTATCTTTTCTAATACCTTTATTAGCCTACTTCAAAATGATATTAACACCTTCATTTTCCTCACGAAGGTTCATCATTTCCTCTTTTAATATGGAAGTTAAAGTAAATGGTTTTAAATATTCTGCCCTTTCTTCTGGAGTCATATTATTACCTTTTACAGTACCTAATAATTTAGTTTTTGCAACACGCTCATCTTGTAAAAATTTTACTTTTCCAGAAGAAAGCTAAGTTTGAGCATTAGCATGAGCTTCATTATTTATTGGAGCATTAGCTTTAATCTAATAAATTGCATCTTGTTCGCAATTCTAAGTTCGATATTTTTTATAATAATCTTCTTCATCATTATAAACACCAAAATCTGGATATATTTCATTGGTATCTGGATCAATCTAAGATTTTACAAGATAATCAAGAAAACCAATACCAAGACCGTTAGCATCAACCACGAGTCTTTTTGCTTTATATTTATAAAAAAGTTTTTTAACTTTTATACACTAATCTTCAAAATGATCGTCACTAAAAGTATAAATATTAATTAGCTATTTTAAAGAAACGCCTTGTGCTTGCGGCGTCACCTTAAAGACGCATACAACTGAGTCGCATCCTTTTCGACCCACATCCATTGAAAGAATATAAAAGCTATTTTTACTTATTCTACCAGAAGCTTCATATTCAGGTTGTTTTAATATTCGGTTTCTATCAAAGGATTCAGAATTAAAGAAAGCATCTTCAACAGTACCAGACCATTTAGATTCATATTCACGCTAAAAAGAAGATTCATTAAATGTACCATCCATGCGGAGGTCTTGTACGAAATTTTTATCAAGAAGTTTTACTAAAACAGGTACTCTATAAGTACCACCCATAATCATAGCTTTTTCTGGTCGGACAATTTGCCAAACTAAAAACTGTATTAATTTATCATATGCATAAGTATTTTTATATCCAGCGGTAGTAATAAATAACTGAGATTTATTTAACTATTCTTCTGGATGAGAAGTACCATCCATACACATACGAGAAATATTCATTGTAGGCACAATAACTTCATTTAAGATCTATCCATCGACACCTACGCACTCCTCGATTACACCCGCATGTCGGCGCTTACCACGGGAGCTCTCCCTGGCCGCAATATTATCGAAATAAGATCCACCTTTAAAGACATATTTCGCATAATCTTTACCTTCAAGAGTTACTCCTCGTCCCCAGTTAATTTCTTTTTCAAAAGCTGGAATAAGATTACATATTTCCTAAACTTTTTCTTTCATAATTCCAGCAGCCTATTCTTTTCCTCCAGAAGTAACAAATAATTTGCATCTAGGATATAAAATACAACGAATCATCAGGATCATCATAGAAAGAAAAGACTTAGAATATGCACGGGGGAATACCGCGTATACGTACTGGTGTCGCATCGCCACCCGCAAAAACACTCTCTAATAAAAATAGAATTTAAAATCTTGCGGGTTCCCCATTTTAAGAAGAAAATCGACAAATAAATCTGGATATTCTCTCCAAAAGGCAATATACTTTCTTGCTTCTGGAATTATTTGATGAATACGCTCTTCAGAAACACCAATCTTTTTTCTTTGTTTAGAGAGGTCAAGTAAATCTTTTAATGCCATTTTTACTCATCCTCCTTAAATAAATCTTCATCATCTTCATGTTCAGCGTCAACAAAATCGTTGAATTCAAGATAATCTTGATCTTTTAAGGCTTCAATTTCTTCTAAACTTAATTCATCTTCAACATCTTCATCTTCTTCTTTAGCTTCTTGCATAGCCATTTCTTTAACAGCGTTTTCAATTAAATTACCTAAATTCATTTCTTCAACAACAAGAGATCTAGTATAATCTTTCATATCTTTTATTGTTTCATCAACTCTATCTTTAGGTCCATCTGTATAATAGCGTTCGATAAATCCTTCTTTTTCACAAATCATAACTAATTCTGAAATAGAATTAAGGACTCCATCTTCATTAGCTTTATTTTGAGCAGCGGTGAATTTTCCACTTTTCATAAGCTAATCATACATTTTTAACATTTTCTAAGCGCCATCAACATCACCCATATCAATTAACTAATTTGCTTTTAATGAAGTCTTGCAAACTAATTTTAAAATATCTTCATGGCCAGCTCCTTGGATATCATATGATTCACACATTTCTTGATATAACTACTCAAGTCTTACCCATTCTTCTGGTTTATAGGATTTTCCCCATTTTATTTTTAACATAGTGCGGTCTTCCGCAGTTAAATCAATATCTTCATCTTTATCATCAAAATATCCATCATCAGCCAAGTTTCTTGTTGGTTCTGGAGGTTCTGGTTCAACAAAACCGCCTTCTGGGACAACAATTTTTCTATCATTAATAACAGTAGCAATATCTACTGCGCCATATCCTTGACGCTTCATTGCCTCTTCTGTTTTTTTATCAGCTAATTCTTGTAATCTTTCAGTATCATTCCATCTAAAATCTTTAAATTGTTTTAAACGCATTTTAGAGAAATATCTACCAATAATTGTCATTCCAGTGACTTTTGTTTTATCTTTTCCATAAGAAGCAAGTAATTTATCCCATTCTTCTGGAATATAAGGCACATCTGCCTCTTGCAAAATCCATAAATATGTTTGCGGATTCCAGTTATCAACAAACATAGTCATGCATTTTTTACATTGATTTAAATAACCATCAGGATATTTTTCTTCATTATTTGAACGATAAAATTCTTTAATAGATATGGTTCGATGGCATTTTTCACAAAATTTTTGTTGTTCTACAGCCATAATTAAACCTCTCCTTTATATAAAAACATTCTAATAAAAATTAATCTTTTTTGACCTTTTTTTCTTTGGTCTTTGCATTTCGACAATTTTTACAGATACTATAAAAGCCATCTTTACTTGTCTTATTTTTACTAAAATATTTGTTATGAGCTAATTTAATTTGACCACATCGGCTACATTTTTTATATTTACCTTTTTTGACATTAAAAAAGTACCATTCTAAAATGTCATCTTCCGCAGTAGAAGCTATTAAACCAGGTATTTTTTTTCGCCAAAGACTAGATATATATTCTAAACTATGCTTTATATTAAATTTCTCTTCTAAAATTTTTTGGATTTCCGCATTCTACATGCCATCTATTTTACAAGTAACAATTTCTTCATAAACAGGATAATTTTTTAAAGCACGGTCGGCGCAATCATCAAAAGATTCCATTAAATAATAAAGATCTCCATCAAAATGTCCCCATCCATCTTCTTTTAATTTGGAATAATTACATAATATATAAGAACATATTTTTGGATCGCATAAAGAAACTCCAGAAGGAATAACATAATTTTCATCATTTAATGTAAAAGACTCTTCTAAACGATTGGGAAAAGTAGTATGAGAAATTTTAGTAAATCGTATAGGGCGACGATAAGATTTTTTTACTTCATATTGGTCTTTTCTTAATTCTATAATTGCTTGTCTTATAATATAAGCATCTCTTCCTGTGGCGGTTTTAGATTTTTTCTCCCACATTTCAATGGCTTGTCCTATCTATCTTAATTCGGGAATTTCTTTTAAATCTTTTTTTGTAATACTAACTTTAGGTTTAAAAATTTGCTATTTATCTTCATTAATTAATCCGTATATACCATCTTCGCCATTTTCTAATTGAGAAACTAACCCTTCAAAAGAAAACTCATGATCACTAATTGTTTTTTGTCTATTCTCAGTTACAATTTTTCTTTCTTTCTTTTCTTGCTTTTCCATACAAAAAACAAGATAATTGGCTAAAATCTCTAAATAAGCTGGAGTTGGATCTGGCGTTTCCGCAAGAATCTTTTTTACTAATTCGTTTCTTTCTTCTGGAGATTCAATAGTATAATCTAATTTCATCTATTTACCTCCTAAGATTAACTTCCTGTTCTATGTACCATTTTTTCAAAAAAAAGTCAAATTTTTATTGATTTTTTAAAAATTTTTTATTATAATTATTATATAAAGAAAAAAATAAAAGAGGAAGATTATGTCTTTTTTAGAATTTATATTTGCTTATTGGCTAGGAGTTGCTTGCGGCGCCTGGACAATGATGTCATCCAAACTTAAGAAATCTTAGAGAGGCCCGGCCGCAACTCTTTTACAATTAATTACTGATAATTTTGGTTGTTTGTATTGCCGCAACTTCTATTATAACAAGGATGGTTCCGCTGGATGCTTGAAAAGTATTCCGCGCCCAAATTTTAAAAAATGTTTTAATCCAGATATTCAGAAAATAAAGGAAGTGTTAAATTTTGAGATTAGCTGTAACAGGGCACAGACCTGGGAGGATCGTCGGTCATGAGCAAGAAATTTATGAATGGTTTATTAAGAAGTTTAAAGAAATTAGACCCAGTGAGGTTATCACGGGTATGGCACAGGGAGTGGATCAAATTGCCGCCCAGGCCGCTAAAGATTTGGGAATAAATTATATTTGTGTTTATCCTTATAGAAAAAAATTAACAACTGTTGAACAAGAGCTTGTTGATTCTTGCTCTCTTTTGGTTTGGTTGAGTGGAAAATATTATTATAATTGCTACTTAGTTCGAGATGAAATTGTTGTTGATAGATCTGAAGGTGTTCTTGCTGTCTGGGACGGAGAACCAGGCGGCGGCACCTATTATACTATGAATTATGCTAAAGAAAAAGGGAAGTTATTGGAGGTTTATAGAGTTTAATGGCTGTTATTTATAAGTACCCTCTTGGAGTAGAAGGAAATACAACTTTTATTACTAATCCTATTATTAAATTTTTAGATATTAAAGAGCAAAGAGGATGGCCAGTATTATGGGCTGTGGTCGATGATAATTTGGGAAAAATAAAAAATTGTCATTGGGAAATTCATTGTATTGGAACTGGATGGCCAGTAGGTGGAGTAAATATAGATAATTATTTAGGAACTTACATTGATTCAAGTGGTTTTGTGTGGCATTATTTTTATGATTTGGTAATGGATTAAAGAGACTCCTTTTTTGATTTTTCCTGAAATTAGAATTTTTTGCATGACGGGAAAAGGAGAGGTTTGTTCTTCGAAAATGTAAAAATACTTGGTAGGAGAATTAGCCAGGCAAAACCATTTTGCTCAGTCGAAAAAATTTTTTTCCCAAAATACACCGCCCCTCTATTGTCGCCTTTCTTTGGGTCTCTCGTGAAGGCCTACTGGCGCACCCCCTAAACAGCGGCTCGTTGTCTAGCGCGACGAGCCGTATTTGCGTAACTGCAAGGATGCAAAAACTTTCGTGCAAAATGATAATGCACCGATTAAGAGAAAATAATCCTAAAAAAAATAAAAAATTTTTTGCAAAAACGCTTGACAAATAACCGGGCAGGTGCTATACTATGGATGTAAGCAAGAGAGAGATACAGACCAAGAGAAAAGGAGATAAAAACAATGTTCAACTTCTTCAAGAAAGCTACCTGCAATGACAAGATGGAAAACTACAAGGTCAGAGTAACCATTCACTATCTTGACACTGATGAGATCGTGGAAGACTGGGAGACCGACAGACTGTCTGTAAACTGCACGCTGATGAACTGCTGCGCAGAGATTCTGAAGAGTGAAAGAATTTAAAAAAACTCTTGACAAAACCGGGCTTCAGTGCTATACTATAGACGTAAGAAAGAGAGGGACACACAATGAAGAACATCACCACAGCAACACTCAAGGCACTGAAGAACAACGATGGACTGACGCTCAAGCGCTTCGTAAGCATCACCTATAAGAGCGGTTGGCAGGTAGCCACTGAGGGTAAGGAGACCAAGAGCGCACGCAAAGCCATGCATTACATCAAAGAGTACGAGGGTAACTGTGGCGTGTGGTACAGCGAGGGTGTGTACTACATCGACAAGAGCCACAGGGTAGCGACCAAGAGAGAAGCTCTTGAGGTCGGCAGGGCATGCAATCAGATTAGCGTGCTGGGCTGGCGCACGATGGGTTTAGCGTACTGCTAAACCCTTTATCTATAACCAGACAAAACCCGCCGCGCCGTCGGTGGCTGCCACGGCGCGAATTTTTAGCAATAGGCACCTTGCACAAAAAAGACTGCGAAAGCTTGTGCAATTTGACGGCTTGACAAAATCCCGGAAAGACGCTATACTATAGACGTAAGAAAGAGAGAGAGAAAGAAAGAGAGGATAAGACAATGACGAAGAGAGAAGAGCTGAAGAAAAGACTTGAAGCAGTAGAACGCAGAAGATTCTTCCTTGCGATGAAGGATGGATGGGACAGCAAGGACTACGACCTTGACAGCGAGCTTGTCGCAGAAGAGCGTGCGCTTGAGCAGGCACTTGCGGCAATCTAAAAAAAACTATTGACAAATAAAAAAAAATTTATTATAATAATAATAGAAAAAGAAAAGAGAGGTAAAAGCAATGACGAGAGTATACTACGAATGGACAGCCAAGGACAACAAGACAAAGAACACGTTTACCACACTTGAGCAGGTAAAGAATGTAGTCGCTAAGTTTGGTGGAACTTACAAGGCTTGTTTCGAAGAGGACTCACAGACAGATAGATTTATGAAGCCTTATCAGGGAAAGGAGCAGAACAATGGTTGACATTTTAATCACTTGTCCTTTTTGCGAACAGGAACACAAAGTGTCTGTTGAAAATGAAGAAGGTTTCTTCCTCTGGTATAATGGAATGGGGTTAATTCAGGATGTGTTGCCTGATTTATCGCCCACAAAAAGAGAACAGTTAATTAGCGGAATTTGTCCCGCGTGTCAGAAAAAAGTTTTCAGTTAATCTGAAAACTTTTTTTAAAAACTATTGACTTTTTGCCCGGTCTATAGTATACTAAAGATACCAAGAGAGAGGAGAAAAAGAAAATGATGAGAGCAGAAACAAGAGCAAAAGTGGAAGAGGCAAAAAGAAGTGGCAAGGGTACTGATTGGACAGATTTCTATTTCTACGCTCCTGTGTCTTACAGCACTATAAAAAAGTATCCTGATATGTTCGAAACTCGTGAAGGTACAAAAACTTTTACAAGCGGTACTGATGTTTACGATGATAGCGAGTACGAAGAATGGACAGTGTCTTATAAGGAATGGCGTTTCAAGAAGTAATTTACTTCTTGAAATACCAAAAAAAACGCTTGACAAACTGGGAAACATCGGCTATAATAAAGGTACAAACAAGAGAGGAGAACAGAAAATGAAAAACGAACAGAAATTTGAAGTAGCTATGAGAATCTATTCCTTATTACAGAAAAATGATTTAAACTGGCATTCGTGGCACTGGTGGGAGTTAAAAGATTCATGGTTCGCTCAGTTTGAAGCGGAAGAAATTGACAAGGTTGCTGAGGAAATGGCAAAAAATGGAATGATTGAAACGAACGGTTCTGGCTTCAGAAGAAAAGAAAAAACTTTAAAAGAAAAAATCATGATTAAACTTTGGTCTTGACAAAACAAATAAAATCTGCTATAGTAAAGATACAGGAAGAAAGGAGAAAACAAAATGACTATCAATGAAATCGTAGAAGCTCTTCGCAAGAATGATGAGGAACTGCATCAGCTTTTTACAGAGAGGGATGCTCTTGTAAAAAATTTAACTGCTGAAGAAAGTCATGAAGTTTGGTCTTTACTGTATTCTGATAATTTACCGCATTTTAGTTTTTAAAAACTATTGACAAATAAACTGGAATCTGCTATACTAAAGATACCAAAAGAAAGGAGATAAAAAAATGACTTACGAACTGGAAATGGCAATCAGATACGGAAGCTTTGAGGATGTGCTTGAAGAGGCTGGAATCACTCCAGAAGAGATTGACCAGATGCAGAAAGAGGACTAAAACTCCTCTTTTTTTTTAATTGCGGCCGCCGGCGCACGATCCTGAGCGCCGGAATTTTTGTCAATAGGCAATTTCAACAATTTTTTAAGCGGAATTTTGTGCAAAATTTCATGAGTAAATTTTCCCAAAACTCTTGCAATTCCCGGGTAATCTGCTATAATAGGTAATGTAAGGAAGAGGAAAGAAAGGAGATAAAAAAATGTTCAAGAGAATCTGCAAGGCAATGCTTAAGGAAGAGAATTACATGGATGCACTCGCTTACTGCTGCAACCGTCTGATGAAGGCAGCTGACATGGAAGATGAGTACGAGCGCATCGATGAGAAGCTTTGGGACATGGCTATGGACTGTGACTACGAGGACGCTTCTGATAACGCTCTGCGCATCCTGTCAGCTCTTCGCATCGCAATTGACGCAGAAGATTAATAAAAAAACTCTTGACAAAACCGGAATTATCGCTTATAATCTTTAATGTAAGGAAGAGATAGAAAGGAGATAAAAAGATGAAGAGAGGTTGGTACTGGTTCGAGGATGGTTTGGTGGTTTGGTTCAATGGTCTTTCCAGAGTTGAGAAAATGAACGCTATCCGCAAGCATGGAAAAATCGTAAAATTTATCGCAGATTAAAAACGAAAAAGCTTGCAATTTGCTTCCGGATGTGGTATATTATAGACACAGGGAAGAGCCTGAAAGAAAGGAGAAAAACAATGACGAACATCTACAAGGTAAAGGTTATGAACAGATTTGAGGATGACCGCGTAACGGAGCATTTCTTCACCACTAGAGAAAAGGCTGAAAGCTACGCCGCAAAAGTCAATGCCGAGTACAAGGCAGCTGAAGAAGCCAAGGAGTACTGGCGGATGGTTGACCACGTTGACCTCGACTGGGGTATCGAGGAAGTCCCTGCCGATGAAGAGTTTTAAAAAATTCTTGACAAAACTGAAGTTATCGCTTATAATCTAAGAGAAGACAGACGAAAGGAGAAAAAACAATGAGGTTCTGGATTGAATGGGAAGCAATTTACGAGGGGTTCACCTACAGCGAGAGCGTCAATGAGCGCGAGCTTGCCGAGAGGCTCTCTGATGATACTATCAAGCTCACCAAGGTAGAGGAGCTTCCTGATTGAGGGCTAACGCCCTCTTTTTTATTTACGCCCGCCCGCGCTTGGGCATCCCGGGCGGTTTTTCCATTATACCATGCCTCAGCTTTTTTGTCAAGCAAAAGTTGCTAAAAAACTGCACAAATCTTTTTCCCAAATTTTGTGCATTTTGACTATTGTAATTCTCCGGGTTATCGCTTATAATACATAATGTAAGGAGGCCAAGCGCAGAGCCTCCCAAGCCGTCAAATACGGGCGGGGGAACGGGCCCCGCAAAAAAAAAAGAAAAAAAGTATTGACAAACCGGGATGTATCTGTTATAATAAAGATACAAAAAAGAAAGAGAGGTAAACAAAAATGATGGTACGGCGTGGAATGATGTGGGCAGATGTGATTGCAGTTCGTGATGATTTTGAGCTTGTGTCTGATGAATACGGCGTTCAGTCTTACGAGGGTGAAGCTTCTGACGGTGGCGTTCTGTGCGTCGATGTTGTGGATGGTGTTGTGGTTGAAGTTGAACATGGCGCTTGGCTGTAAAAAAAGTATTGACAAACCGGAAAGCATTTGTTATAATTAAGGTACAAACAAGAGAGAGAGGAAAGTAAAAATGAAAATTATTGCTACTGAAAACAAAGTTGTAACTCTTAATAATGTAAAAAGCATTACACTACACCAGAAAAATTCTACTAACTGGATTGCTATTGTATATTTTAAAAATGAATCAGAATCTATTGATTTTGGAAGAGATGAGGAAAAAGCTAAAGAGACTTTTAAAAAAATTGTAGAAATTTTATCAAAAAATGATTGACAAATAAGCCAGTATCTGCTATACTATAGTCAGAAAGAGAGAGAAAGAAAGGCGCACAGAATGGAAAGACTTAACATCAACTTCGACATGGATGGAACGATTGCCGACCTTTACGGAGTAAAGAACTGGCTTGAGGACCTCATTAACGAGAGCGTCAGACCTTACGCAGAAGCAAAGCCGTTGGTTCGGCTTTCCGCACTGGCAAGAATCCTTAACAGATTACAAAGAGAAGGACACAAAATCAATGTTATTAGCTGGCTTTCTAAGGATGGGAGCGCAGAGTATAACGCAGAAGTAATCGCAACGAAAAAGGCTTGGCTTGCAAAGCATCTTCCTTCTGTTCATTGGGATAACATCAGCATCGTTGCTTATGGAACTCCGAAAGAAACGCTTGGGACTGGAATCCTGTTTGATGATGAAGAAAAGAATCGCAATAACTGGAAAGGAAAGGCTTTTAATGAAAGCATGATTTTTACAGTCCTTCACGAGCTTTAAGCTCTTTTTGTCCGGGCAAAAATACTGATTGACAAATAATTAAAACTTTGCTATAATACCAATAGAAAGAGAGGTAAAGAACATGAGCGGATACTATGAACTTACAACGATTGATTTTAACGATACTTATCATTATTATTATTTTTACAGTCCTCGAGCAATTCGCAATCCTAAGTCAGCTTTAAATTATGGATGCGCACCAGATGCAGTAAGGCTTCTTATTCAGAACAAGGAAGAAACTCCTATTCAGGTCGCTTTTATCAATCTTTTTAGCTATCTCTATCGGAAGTATTTCAAAAAAAGAAGAAGTTTTATTTTTGGGTATCGCTGTGATTGGGAAAAAGAAATTAAAAAAAGGAATTGACAAAAAGCCCGGTTCATGCTATACTAAAGATACCAAAAGAAAGGAGCTAAAAAAATGAAAGAAGAGTATCTGAACAGAATGATTCACCTTTACGGCTTCGAGCATCCCGCAGTAATCCAGTTTGCGGAACTGATGGAGCGGGGGGCCAGCGATGAAACCCTGCGGACCATCGTCGAGAGCCATGAAGAATTCGGACTGGCTTTCGAATTTGAGGATGAGGAGTAAAAAGCTCCCCATCTTCTTTTTTTAAGCCGGCCGCGCACTAGCGACCCGGCCGGAATTTTGTCAAGTAGCAGTTTTAACAATTTTTTCAGCGAAAATTTGTGCAATTTTCCAGTATTGCATTTTCCCGGATTATCCCTTATAATTAAGTCAGAGATAAGGAAAGGGGAACACAATAATGAAGAAAATCACCGCTGAAGTCAAAATTAACTACATTTTTGATACCACTCACAAGGGTTCTAACTATAGCTTTGATGGCGGGCATAAGTGGTGCAATGGCGGTGAGTTTGCGGAAATCATCGCAAAGTCAGTTTTAGGATTTGAGCCGAAAAAGGATGCTAACACTTCTTACGATGTTAACAGCGACATTCCGGAAATTAAGGCAAGTGTAAAATCCAGTAAGTTTACTCTTGTAAACATGCAGCTTGCGGATACTTTTGAAGAAACTGTTGATAGATACTTTAAAACTGCTCATAGCACTACATGGATTTATACTATTGTTATTGAGAACATGGCAACTCTTTACATCATGAACAAGACAGAGTTTAAAAGATTCCTTTACACGTTCACCGCATTAAATGAAAGAAATGTTGTAAGATGCAAAGCGACAAGCGGAAAAATGATTGCATGGTTTGAAAATAATCTTTAAAAAAGTATTGACAAGCCGGACAGAGTATGTTATACTCTAAGTACAGAAAAGGAAAGGAGATAAAAAACAATGACGAGAGATGAGATGCTTACCGAGGTTATCAACAAGTGGGGATTTGAGCATAAGTACACTATCCGCTTTGCTACGGCTTGCGAGAAGTGGCATACTGAAAAGGCTGTGGAACTGCTTTACAACTGGACTATGGCACTTGACCCTGAGATTTGGGACTGATCCCAAATCTTTTTTTTATTGCGGGCCGGCCGCTCGCAGTCCAAGCGGCCGGTTTTTCGCTTTAACGTGCTAAAGCAAATTTTTTAAACGCTTTCGCGCGCTAAAGTACTAAAGCGCTTTTTCCCAGAATTGGCACTTTAGCGCGTTAAAGCACTAACGCTATTTCGTCCATTTTGAAAAATCGTGATTTTGTTAAAAAAATAACTTTTAAAAAGTGCTTGACAGCTCCGGTGCGGTATGGTATAATCTCAGTGTAAGATAAAGAAAGGGGAACACAAAGATGACTACCAACACCGCACTTTTTTTCAACATGATTAACCGCTACAACGCCAATGCATACACTCATCAGTATATCTGGGGATTCACTTATCATCATAACGTATATATGGCTTTCACTGATAAAGCAATGATGCCTTTTGTTTGCACTCTGGATAAGGCAAGCCGTGGCGCAGGCTATGCGCTCCGTTTCTGCCCCAATGCTGATCAGAAAATCGCCCTTATGCCTTATGCTTCTATCCTTTGTTCTGAAAAGTTCTTTAATGAGCAGGTACAGGAAAGCAAGTACAATAATGGGGAAATCTTTGAAAAGCTTATTACCGAAAAGTTCGGGCAGGTCTGGGAAAAAGACAACGTTCCCTTTACTGAAGCAGGCGACCTTGAAATTAACGGTACTTCTTATCAGATTAAGTTTCAGAAAGCCACGTTCTGCAATGAAAAGAGCCTTGCCAATCTTGCAAAATAAGATTAAAAAGTAGTTGACAAAAAGAAAAAGATATGTTATAATAAAGGAAACGATGAAAGGGGACAAAAAAATGGTACGAAAAGTTGAGCGGATACTGTGGGGAATCGTTGCGATATTATCTCTTTTTACCATCATGGGATGGGCAGGATACCTTGAATCTACTTACAATATGCAAGGAACTGTATTACATAAGCAGAATGAAACGCTTACTATCGAGGATGTGAGAGGACATATCTGGTTTTATGAAAGTGATACATATGGCGAAGGAGACGTTGTAAGTATGGTCTTTTTTGACAATCACACTCATTCAGTTACTGATGACGAAATTATTAAATTAAGCTTATCAAAAAAGCATAATCAATAAAGGTACACAGAGGGACTTTTGAAAAGTACAGGTTTTTCACTTAGTGTAAAGATTTGTGAAGGGCTTAGGAAAAGTAAAAAGTCCTTTTTTACCCGGATAAAAAACACTTGACAATTATTTCTTTGTATGCTATAATTCCAATAGAAAAGAAAGGAGAGAATCATGGTAGATAAAAGAAGTAAAAAAATTCAGAAAGAAGAAGCTAAAAAACTGCGTGTCTTAGTATCATTTAATACTGGCACTCGGACACATAAGAGCAAGAAAGATTATGACCGCAAAGCTCTTAAAAAAGAACTGCGGAAATTCATTTAGGGGAATCATTCAAAAGATGATTCCCCTTTATTTTTTTGCCCGGGCGCGCGGCCGCACTTGATTTTTTAAAAAATTTTTATTATAATTTATTTACAAAAAATAAAAAACTACTTGACAAATTAGCGATAATCGGTTATAATGTCTATACAAACAAGAGAGAGGAAAGAACAAATGACTATCTATTTTGACATGGACGGAACAATCGCTAATCTGTATGGCGTAAAAAACTGGCTTAATGATTTAATCAATGGCAATACTCGCCCTTACGATGAAGCGAAGCCTTTAATCAACTTTTCGGTTTTCGCAAGACAAATTCATAAAATGCAGAAAATTGGTTTCACTTTTGGAATTGTTTCTTGGCTTTCCAAAAGTGGAACAGAAGAATATAACAAGGCAGTCACAGAGAGCAAAATGAATTGGCTGAAAAAGCATCTGCCTTCGGTGGTTTGGGATGAAATTCACATCGTTTCCTACGGAACGCCGAAAAGCACAGTTGTAAAAGATAAAAATGGTTTCCTTTTCGATGATGAATTAAATAATAGAATCGAATGGGGAAAAAATTCTTTCGATGCAAATAACATTTTGGCAACCCTTAGAGCTTTCTAAGGGGCGCCCGGGCAAAATTTCACTTGACATTTCTGTTTATTGTGGTATAATAATAAACAGAAAGGGGGATAATAAATGAATGAGAGTTTAATTAAGAAACACATGGAAATTTTAGGACTCAGTAGAGAAGATGCAATCAATTTAATTAACGAGGATGAAAGAATTGATCGAATGACATCAGCCTCAGAAATCAATTCTGATTTGAGTAAAGAGCAGATTCAGAACGCAAAAGAAGCTCGAAAAGCAGATAGAAAGAAAACAGTTTTTAAATTTGATACTTCCAAAAGACCAAAGAAAGAAAATCCAGACAAAAGAAATCTGATTGAAAACTTGCGGGCTTCCGTTGAAGCGGTCGGCGGAACTGACATTGAGATAACAAATATTGAACGAGAAATGATTTTTAAATTCAATAATGTAAAATACAAGGTTGTGCTTTCCGCTCCCCGCAGTTAATGCGGGGATTGCCCGGGCCGCAAATATTTTTTTAAAAACTACTTGACTTTTCTTTTGGAACGAGTTATAATGAACTTACAAAAAAGAAAGAGAGGTAATAAAAATGATTTGTTTTACTTATGAAACTCGTATTGACGCAACGATTCTTTTTGATGGGCAGTTTAAGTATGATAAGGTCGGAACTATTGATGAATTAAAAGCGGAAATTATCAATGCTATGAAAATTTATGGCTTTGATACAGCTACAGTTATTGATTTAAATACTGGCGAAATTATCTTGGAAGCTGGACTTGAAGACAAGGATTGAATCCTTGTCTTCTTTTTTGCCCGGATGCGAAATTGTTAAAAATTTAACTTAAAAAAACTATTGATTTTTTCTTCTTTGTTTGCTATAATAGCATTAACAAAAGAAAGGAGCTAAAAACATGATTAAGATTATTAAAAAGGGTTATTGTAGAAAAAGCCTTCCTAAGTATGAAATTACTTGCAAGCATTGCCATACTGTGTTTACTTGTAATGATGAAGATTTGCGGGATGTAATGGTAGGACATGGGGAATACTATGATGCGGTTGTATGTCCTTTCTGTCATAATGATTTGGTTTTAAAATTTATTACAGATTGTGACATGAAAGTAATTTATTCGGCAGAGGGGTGAAAACCCCTTTTGCCCGGGCCGCTTGTTAAAAAACTAACAAGAAAAAAAATAAAAAAAGTGTTGACTTTCTTTCTGGTCTGTGGTATTATAATAACTGTCAGGGGGATGACAGAGATGAAGTTCAGAAAGTGAGAAATGTGCATCCGCGGTAAGCACAGCTTCCACTTCCCCAACAAATAAAAATCTTGAAAAAACCTCTTGACAAACAACTAAATATCGGTTATAATAACTACTGTAAGAAACAAAAACAAATCAATCAAAAAAGAAAGAGGTGCAAATTTATGACTAACAAGCTTACCTACGCAACTGCTATTGACTTCGCTATCAACGCTATCGACAATGAGGAAGTGATTGAGAAGCTTAAGGCTCTTAAGACTCAGCTTGCAAAGAAGAGTTCTGGAGAGCGGAAGCCTACCGCTACTCAGAAGGAAAATGTCGGCTTCAAGGAAGCTATTGTGAATGGGATGGAGTCTGGAAAGGCTTATACCATCACTGAAATCATGAAGACTGTCCCCGAGGTTGGGGAGCTTTCCAATCAGCGTGTGAGCGCACTTGTGCGTCAGATGCAGTTGGACGGAATCCTTAAGCGTGAGGAAATCAAGCGTAAGGCTTATTTCAGCCTCGCTTGATTCCAAAACAAAAGCCCCTTGGCTCCTTTGGGAGCCTTGGGGCTTTGCCCGGGCAAAAAAATTCTTAAAGATAACTATTGACAAATAAAAAATATTTTGTTATAATAAAGATACAAAAAAAAAGAAAGGAATAAAAAAAATGATGACTAATGTGGATTTTGAAGGATTAAATGATTGGACTGATGAAGAGTTAATCGAAGCTACCAAAGCAATTAAATGTGTCATGGAAAGAAGAAAAAATCAGAAGATTCGTGATATAGTGGACAGAATCGAAACAGATTTTAAGAGACTGATTAAGATTGACAACAATCCAGATTTTGATTTTGGGGACTTTGACATCACCGCAGAACAGATTTTAAACATGATTAAATATTATTATAGAGAGGCGTACTAAAGATGAGAGATCCTGAAAGAATTGATTTTTTCCTTGAAACTATTGGCTCCTATTGGAAAGATAAGTGTCCTGATTGGCGCTTTGGTCAGCTGATGTATAATTTTTTCAGTGAGTGCGGAGACCCATTCTATTGGGAAGAAAGTAAATTTCTTGATAAATTTGAAGAATACATGAAGACATTTTAAAGGTCTTCATGTTTCGCCCGGGCCAAAAAATTTTCAAAAATTATAAAAAAGTCATTGACAAATTCTAATCCTTCTGTTATAATTAAACCATCAACAGAAAGGAAGGCTAAAAACAATGGCAACAAAGAAAATTGATGTATTTCAGAAATTTGAAGAAACTCAGTTAAAAAGACTTCAGCTTGTATATCTTAATGACTACGGATTTACACCCGAAGAAATTGCAAAATGGACAGATTATGCAGTTTCTACTATCAAGACTTACATTAAAAAGTATTCAGAATTATTAGAAACTGCAAAAAAGACTTTTTACCATGTGACTCAGAAAGTTAAAAAAGTTTTACAAGGTGGAAAGCAGTTAGTTTATTTGTATAAGTTTTATGAAGCTGAAAAATTAATTTGTTCAAAGGTTGGAACTACAACCAGACTGCCTGAACAGAGACTTAAAGAAGAAATTAAATACTACACTAATCATGGAATTGTAATAGACCATGCAGAAATTTGTTCAGTAATTGATTGTGGAGCAATTCCTGCGGAAGGAGCGGAATCTGTAACAAGAGCTTTCTTTATTAGAAAGCATCCCGAAGCTTTTTGCAAAAATGATAGATTTTTTGGAGTGGATATTCCAACAAGAACATTTAATAAAGTTGTAAACGAATATTTAAGCGGGACTTCTCTCGCTTAAATATTCGCCCGGGCGCCGCTTGTTAAAAAAATAACTTTTAAAAAGTAGTTGACTTTTATTTTTAATCTGCTATAATAATAAATGTAAGGAATAGAAAAAATAAAAAAGAAAGAGGGTAAAAAAAATGAAATGTGCGCTTGAATTAGCAATGGTTAGGAAAGAAGCAGATATTCTGTGGGAAAAAGAAGAAGCAGAAAAAGACGAAATTGCAAGAAAATATTATAAAGCGGCAGCTGCAAGAAGTATTGAGTTTTGTGATACTATTTTAGATGAGGCACTTACTGCTTGTGCGTATAGTCGTAAAAAAATTGAGTATACGACACAGATTCAGTTTGAAATAGATCGACTCGGAAACAAGTTATTTAAATTTGTTAAACCCGATGGCGCTAAATACGCTGATGGAACTCTTTCCTATAGCGCTATTGGAGAAAATTATGCTTGGGAAGAGTTTGTAGATTATTTACATTCCCATTGTTTCAAAGTAAATGTTTATAGTAGTGAATATTATAGTTATGGATGGGGTAAAATGAGTTGTAAGACTATCGTTATTGAGGTGAAGCAAGAGTAATCTTGCTTTTCGCCCGGGCGCCACTTGTTAAAAAAATAACTTTTAAAAAAGTGTTGACTTTTTCTGTGGTCTGTGGTATTATAATAACTGTCAAGGGGAGAGGTAAGAGGTCAAGAACCTAATGGCCCTCGAAAAAAAATAATCAAAGAAATTTGAAAAAACCCCTTGACAAACTCCAAAGCATCTGTTATAATAAGGGTACAAGATGAGAGAGAGGTGAGAACATGAGAGACCCGCCGAAGGAAACTTAAAACAGGAAAGGTCGCAAGACCATTGGCGCCAAAGCTCGGAAGTCATGGGGCGCTATGAGTACGAGCAAGGTGAGAAGTCAAACTTCCAACTTCTCAAAAAAAATTAAAAAAAAAGCTTGACAACTGAATAAAGAAGTGCTATAATAAAGGCACAAGATAAGAAAAAAAACAAAATCTTAAAAATGAAAGGAATGGTAAACACAATGACGAAGATGACTTACGCAGTAGCAATCGACAACGCTCTTAATGGCAACATCACTGATGAGGTTCGTGAGAAGCTTGAGGCTCTCAAGGTTCAGCTCGCAAAGCGTAACAGCGGTGAGCATAAGCCCACTAAGACTCAGAAGGAAAATGCAGAGCTGAAAGAAACCATCCTTGCTTTCATCGCAGAGAATGGCGCACAGCGTGCAGGTGATGTAGCAAAGCATTTTGACATTAGCGGTCAGAAGGCTTCGGCACTTGTTAATCAGCTTGCTGATGATGGCAAGGTCGAGAAGGTGGTCGAGAAGCGTATCACCTACTTCAAGGCTATTGGGGGCTGATGCCCCCAAGGGCTTGCCCCTTCGGGGGCTTTTGCCCGGGCAAAAATTTTTTGAAAAAAGTATTGACAAATAGAAGAAAGTATATTATAATTGATTTATCAAAAGAAAGAAAAAAAAGAAAGGGAAAAAGAAATGGCAGAAATTAAAGGATACCTTTTAACAAAAGAAGAAGAAGAAGCGTGTGCAAATCTTGTAAAAGAAATGAGAAAGAAAAAAACTTTTGCTGTTGACTTTTTAGGATGTGTTCGAGTAAAAGCAAAAACGAAGGAAGAAGCAAAAGAAATTTTCTGGAATTGGGTCGGAGACTTACAGGATAAAAGCCTTGCGGATTGGTCTGAAACCGTAACAGAATCCCCCTATTTTGAATACGATGGAGCAGAAGAAGAGTAATCCTCTTTTTGCCCCGGGCAGCCGCAAACTTTTTAAAAAAACTATTGACAAACAACCTTTAACGTGGTATACTTAAACCATCGAAAGGAGATAATACAATGAAATTTGAACCGAAAATGAGCGGAACCAGAGTATCTGATTTTAACATTATCCCTATTTTTTGTTCTCAGATTGTTTGGCTTTCTGAAGCAATGGAAGTTATTCAGAACGCTAAAACAATGGACACCCTTTTAACCAACTTTGTATTTACAAAGGGTTGCGAAGAAAAAGCTAATGATTGGGGGACAATTCTTGACCATGATACAATCATGAAGCTTTCTGTTCTTGAAAATTATCCAGAGTATGAAAAAGAATTTATTGAATACTTCGGAGAAAATTGGTTTAAACATTACATTAGATTTAATCATTAAATAAAAAAGGGGGATAAAAAAACGATGAAGAAAATTACTGTTTGTTACAATGTCCAGTTTGATGTGCCAATTTCAAATGAAGATTTTTTAAAAGCTTGTAAAGGAAAATCTCATTTAACTGTTGGAGAAAATTTTGCTAAACTTGTTGCTCCTCAAACTTGGGAACCAATAGAAGAGGCTATGACAAAGCAGTTTAATAAATCTCTTTGGCATAAAGCAAATGCAGAAATTTCTTCAGTTTTAGACGAAGAAGGAAATCCTGTATGGGAAAATTAAAAAGCGCTTCGGCGCTTTTTGGCCCGGGCTAGCTTGTTAAAAAACTAACAAAAGATTTTTTTAAAAAGTAGTTGACTTTTTAAAGGAGCTATGATAGAATAATAAATGTCAGGGGGACGGAGTGAAACTCTCCTCGAAGAATAGGTTCGACAAGATTACGATTTTTCAAAAATTTTTGAAAAACCCCTTGACAAACTTCCAAAAGAGTGTTATAATAAAGCCACAAGATGAAAGAGAGGTAATCAAGTATGGGACTTTAGATGAAAGCGCGAGACCTTGCGCGCGATGACAAAAATGTGGTAGGTAGGGATAGATACGCCCTATGGCGGACAGATTGAAAACAAGCGGTGGAGCTGGCCACCCACCGCTTCCCGAAAAAAAATGAAAAAGATACTTGACAAAAATGTAAAACCATGTTATAATAACTTTGTCAGTTAAAGAGAGGACGTAAAACGCTTCACGACTTTGGCAAGTGACGGCTATTCTACACTAAGCCTTTTCAGCAAGAAAGAAAAAATGGGTGAAAGAGTCGGATTTTTAAAATCGTAAGGTGTAAGCTACCACAGGTTTATCATGTTAAGAAAAACCGAAAAAGCCAGTTTGCGTAAACGAAGGGTGCGGACTCCTCTAATGTCCGCTTAACCGCCGATAACTCAGTTGGTAGAGTAACTGACTTTTAATCAGTAAGTCGCGAGTTCGAATCTCGTTCGGCGGAGTTTGTTTTCCTTTCTTCTAAGAATCTGCGGGCTAACTCCTTTCTCCCCGCAGATTCTGCCCGGGGCAAAAAAGTGCTTGACAACCAAAAGGAAATGTGTTATACTTTAGTCAAGAAAGGAGAGATAAAGAAATGACTAAAGATTATTTTAAAAGACTGACAACTTTCGATTTAACTTGTTGGGATTTAAATTGTAGGCACGTTGTTTATCACACTCCCTCAAGAAATAAGCTCGAAAAAAGATTCAGAAGAAAAGCAAGAAGAATTGGCAAGTTTTTACTTCAGCGTGAAATCCAGAAGGAGGAATTAAAATGAGTGTAATTATAACTCACAAGGAGTTAGTTCAGATACGGATAAAGATACTCAAGAAGATGACTGAATACATTATTGGATTAGGGGATGAAGAAATCTGGACGACTTGGATCTGGATCATGGGCGGAATTCCTGACCCCCTCTCAAAAAAAGATTATGAATTCATCGCTGAAAATGATGATAAATGGAAATATACTTGCGCGCTGTTCGGTAGACTGGTGGAAGGAGAGGCGGATTAAACCGCCTTTTGCCCGGGCCGCCGCAAAAATTTTTCAAAAAAGTATTGACAAATAATCTCACCTATGGTATACTTAAACCATCAAGAGAGAGGAGAAAATACAATGGATTGGAAAGAAAAGATAATTACTGCTATGACTCTTTTAAAAGAAGCGTGCGGAGAAAATACTGAATGGGCAAAATGTGCTGAATGTCCTTTTGGAAATTACTGTGATTACATTATGGAAAGTTCAGCTGGACTTACACCCGAAGAATTTGAGATTCCAACAGAGAGGAGATAAAAGAAATGGCAAGAGATTTTGATTGGTTCGATGAGCTTTACGCAGTAGTTAAGGAAGATGGTTCTTTCGCAGGTGTTCCTTGCACGAGCCTTGAGGAAGCACGAGAGCTGTCCGCACAGCATGAAGGAAGCAAAATTTTTCTGATGCAGTATGATAATGAAAATTTTTGTGACTATGATTTTGAACCCGATAACATTGATGATGATTGCGGATTCGATCCGTATGTAGGAGAATTTACTTATGACTGCTGAAAAGAAAGAAAAAGAAAAAGAGCTGAATGATTTCTTAATTGAAGTTATTAAACACAGCCACTTGTGCCAGCATTGTGAATTGTGTCATGAAAATGAACTTTGCTTTTTCGCAAGTGAATGTATCAAAAATGATTTTTATTATTTCCAAGAGGGAGATTGAATAATCTCCTTTTTTTATTTGCGGCCGGGCGCGCATGGTCCAGGCGCGCCCTATTTTTGTCAATAGGCACTTTCACTAATTTTTTCCGCAATTATTTGTGTAATATTACGGCTTGTAATTTTCCCAAAATCTGCTATACTTATAAGTGTCAAGGGGGTACGGAAGTGACGTACCAACGTCCGAGGGCGGTGAAGCTTCCGTCCGAGAGGAATAAATAGTCGGACTAAAAATTCTTCGAAACCCCTTGACAAACTTCTTAAATGGTGTTATAATTGTAAATGTCAAGAGGAGATGAGAAACAGTTGTAAGAGCTTTAAAAAACTTTTCAATATTTTTCAAAAACCTCTTGACAAACAATTAAACATCTGCTATAATAAAGGCACAAGATAAGAAAAGAGGTAAACAAAATGAGAGGGTCTTAGAAAAGAAAAAAAATCTTAGAAACTACTTGACAGAAACAAAAAAGGGTGCTATAATAAAGGCACAAGATAAGAAAAACAAATCAATCAAAAAAAAAGAAAGAGGTGCTAATTATGACGAAGATGACTTATGCTGTTGCTCTGGATGTTGCTATCAAGGCTGTTGGTGAGGGTGAGGTTGCTGATAAGCTGACTGCTCTCAAGGCACAGCTCGCTAAGAAGTCAAGCGGTGAGCGGAAGCCTACTGCTACGCAGAAGGAAAACGCTGGTTTTAAGGATGCAATCCTTGAGGGTATCGGGGATGGCAAGTATACCATCACCGAGATTATGAAGGCTGTTCCTGCGGTGAGTGAGCTTTCTAATCAGAGGGTTTCCGCTCTCGTTCGGCAGATGCAGCTTGATGGTCTGCTTGTCCGTGAGGAAGTGAAGCGCAAGGCTTACTTCTCCAAGGCGTGATGTTGAGGGGCTTTTGCCCCTCCCCCTTTGGGGGGTTTATAGTGAAGCCCAAGTGGTAGGTAATTTGCATAATAGCCCCTACATAATTCTTGGGAAGATGGGTGCAAGTCCCATCCCCCCATTTTACTGACTTTTTTCGATCTCCTTTCTCTCTTTGGTCGCCCCCAAGGTCTAGTTGCCTTGGGGGTCGCCCGGGCCGCAAACTTTTTTCAAAAAACTCTTGACAAATAAACCATCTTGTGTTATAATCTTCAATAGAAAGAGAGGTAAGAAGAAATGAAGGGAATGATGGTTCTTGAAAGAAAGATTAACAAGCTGTTTAAAGATTTTGGAATTGTCGCTTATTGCGGAGAGAGGTTTGAGTATAGCAATAGCGTGGTATCTTTTACTCCTTACTTTTGGGATAGGTTGTCAAGAGCGCATTGCGAATACATTGACAAAACTTTTGGCATTGATGTGAGAAGTAGCTATTTTACCTTCTGTATTCTTCATGAGATTGGGCATCACTATACGTTAAGAAACTTTACAGAAGAAGAAATTGACAATGAGATAATTATTAGAAAACTTTTAAGTTTTTGTGAAAAAGACCCAAAAGAAATTAACGATGCTTATTTTAATCTTCCAATAGAGGAAGAAGCTACAAAGTGGGCTTTGGAATACATGGTTAATCATGTATCTTGGGTTAATCGAGTAAACAGATTGTGTTGTGATGCATTAAGACATTATTTCAAGGTTAATGGTTGGGGTTAAGCCCCAACTTTGGCCCGGGCGCTTTGTCAAAAAATTAACTATTAAAAACTATTGACTTTCTTTTCGTTCTATGTTATAGTATAGATACAGAAAGAGAGGTGATACCAAAATGAAGATTGATGAAAAGGTAGTTGCAGAATACATGGCAAAGTATGATTGCTCTCGTGAGGACGCTATCTCTGTTATCATGGACGATGCAGATACTGACAGAATGTCAATGAAGGAGTTGACTGCGGACTTGACCGAAGAGCAGAAAAAGGCTACAAAAGACGCTCGCAAGACTGGAAAGCGCACTTATACTTTTACGAAGCGTGAGCGCAAGCCTGACGATGAAAAAGCTGAGATTATCGCAAAAATTGCGGAATTTTTAGCTGAAAATGCTGATTATTGCGTAGAAATTGCTAAAAAAGAGCGTGAAATCACCTTAAAAGTGGGAAAAAATGAGTATTCTATCAATTTGGTGAAACATAGACCGCCAAAAAGTTGAGAAAAAGCCCCTAAAGTGGGGCTTTTTTGCGCGCCCGGGCGATTTTTTGCAAAAATTTTGCAAAAAAGCTTGACTTTTTAATAGGAATCTGTTATAATTAAGCTACCAAAAGAAAGAGAGGGAAAAATAAATGTTGTATTTCTTTAAGGCTATTGCGTGGTGGCTGGTATTACTTTTCGCTATTGTAAATAAAATATTTCCGAATCCTGTATCTTTAGTATCTTGTATTCTTATTCTTGTCATTACTTTTATTATTGCTCTTGTTTTAGCAAAATAAACTATTGACAAAAAATATAAAATCTGTTATAATAAAGCTATCAAATGAAAGAGAGGTCAAACTAAGAACATGAATTATATTGTTATTGATACGGAAACCACTAATGGATTTGATGACCCTATGGTCTATGATTGCGGATGGGCGGTAATCAATGATGAAGGTGAGGTGCTGAAAACTCGTTCTTATGTAGTTGCAGATGTGTTCTGTGATGAAGAACTGATGAAAGAAGCATTTTTCGCTGATAAAATTCCGCAGTATGTGAAAGATGTTGCGGATGGTGTGCGGAAAATGGCTTGGTTTAAAAATGTAAAGAAGGTTCTTCGCAAGGATTGCAAATTTTTTAAGGTTGGCGCAATTATGGCGCACAACATGAGATTCGATTATAAGTCTTGTACTCGTTCACAAAGATACATTACAAAGTCTGCGGACAGATGGTTTTATCCTTATGGGGTTGAACTTTGGGACACCTTAAAGATGGCAAGACAGACCTTCGGGCATGATGAAGATTACAAGGCTTTCTGCGCTGAAAATGGTTATACTTTAAAAAATGGTTCGCCTCGGCTGACCGCTGAAATCCTTTATAGATACATTAGCGGAAAGAATGATTTTGAGGAAGCGCACACAGGGCTTGCGGATGTGCTGATTGAGAAGGAAATTTTTAAGGCTTGTATGGCGAAAAATGCAAATTGTGAAAAGGGTGTGTGGTCTAACTGACCTCATGCCCTTGGCGCCCGGGCGAAAAAATTTTTTTTAAAAACTATTGACAAATTAAAAATCTTTTGTTATAATAAGATTACAAAAAGAAAGGAGATAAAAAAAATGAAGAAGTACTTGGTTACTGTGTGTATAGAATACGAGGTAGTTGCTGAAACTGATTATGAGGCAGAACTTAAGGCGGAAAGTATGTTTCGTGCATCAAGCCATAACGTAATAGATTATTTCATTACGGAAGAAAAAGAGGATAAATAAATGAAATACAAAATCATTATTGAAAAATACCTTGAAGAAGAGATTGAAGCTAAAACAGAAGATGAAGCCGTTGACATTGCTTGGGAAAAATGGTCGGAAGATACTGAAGTTTGTATTTTTACAGAGAAGTGTGAGGAAAAATAAAAATGAGAGATTTTTTCAAGATTGAAAAAGCTTATGAGTTTGAATGGAATGACCTTCGAGCTATTATCACTGTTATAAATGTTTTATTAATTATGCGGTTTGGTCTTTCGGTCGCTTGGTTTGGGCTTGCTGTTGCTGTCTTTGGACTTATCAAGGATTTCACTTCCGATAGACACATCAACGGAATTGTGATGCATTTTGCAAGCGTGATTTTAAATCTGTATTTTATCAATCTTTATTTAGGGGGTTAAAAATGTATAGCGGAGACATGGAAGATTTTTTAGCGGCTATGAGCCTTGAAGAAGTGCAAGCAGTAATTCCAAAAAATTTTACAAAAGTTGAATGTACTGCGGAAGGATTCTTTATCGTGCATGGAGATAAATTTAATCCCGAAACCGCAGAAATGCAGAAATGGTGTATTGATACTCAGCACCACAGAGTTTTATATCAGAATAAGGGCTGGAAAAGTAGCCTTAAAAATTGGATTGTCGTTGCAACTTGGTAAGAAAGAGAGGTAAATAACATGGGAAAAATTTATTGTCCTGCAAATGCTTGGGATTGCCCTTATTTTGGTGCTGATGGATGTTGTACAATGTATCCTGATGCAGATCCCATTGATGAATGCGATGATTTCGCTTATTTTTGGGATCGAGATGATGATTATGTTTGCGATGATGAGGATAAATAATCCTCATTTTTGCGCCCGGGCGGAGCCTCATCGCGTTGAAGCGTTACGCTTTAAAGGACTAAAGTTTGACGGCGCGCTGACGTCAGTTAGGCGCCGAGTTTCAGCAAAAACCCCCATATGGCTTTTTTTCGAGTGCAACTGCGGCCCCCTCATATGCTCTTATTTTTCCCGAAAATAGGGTCTCCTCGCTCCGCTCGGTAGTCCTTTCAAACAACTCGGCGCGGCCGCAACGGGCGGAGATCGCATATGCCGATCTTTCTATTGCAACTGGCGGTCGTCGCGCAGAACCATTGACTTTATAAATTTTTTATACTATAATAATAGGGGGTAACAATAATAACGCCCGCGGCGCAGAAACACCTAATATATAAATGCGGACCGCCGAACGAAAATTTTTTCCTGTTTGGACAAAGTAGATTTTTTATATAGTAATAAAATTCATAGTAAGTAGAAGGAAAACAAATCGGGGGGGCCATAGGGACTAATTAAATCGAGTTGAGCACGAAGTGCGAAAACGAAGATTTAATTAGTCCCGTAGGGACGGAATAAATTATCTCTTGCAGAACTTCGTGCTTCGCACTCGTTCTTCGAGATAATTTATTCCTACGCGCGGATCTCTCAACTAAAAGTGTCTATAGAGTTGATTTTTCAAAAAATTTTTTATATAATATAAATATAGAAAATAAGAAAAGGAGTACATATATATATGTCCAAGTATTTTAGTGATGAGGCTATCGCGAAGCTTCTAACCCAACACTCTCCGCAGGAGATCGCAGATGATTTTGCTGGTGTATTAAACGCTGCTATCCTAGAGAGAGATAAGAAGAAGGCTGAAGCGGAACTCCAAAAGAAGAAGCAAAAGGATGCTTTTGCTCTGGAATCATTGATCATTGACTATGTCAAGAAGTATTATCCTGAGATCGGAGATCAGATCGCAGAGTTTTCAGAAAAGGATGCTGAGATCTTTGTCGGTGCTATTGATCAGCTTTGTCAGGAATTTAAGAAGATCAAGCCTGAAGTTTTAGATCCTATTAGTGAGTTTTTAAGAAAGAATAATCTGTGATAAAAACAGATTATAGTTTTAAATAAGAGGTAAGATTCTTCTGGAATCTTGCCTCTTTGAGATGCCCTTTGATAACTGAACACGACCGTTTTCTCATATAGAGGCTGGTCATGGCGGGGGCACCTCAATTCCCCATCTCGTATAATTCATCCCAATATTCTGTCCTAAAATAATTTAATCCCAAAAAATAAAAAAATTTTTCAAAAAAATTTTTTCTTATTATTCCTTCCCTCCATTCTTCTCCTTCTCTGTTTTTCTGTATCTTACTCGTTTCTCCCAAAGTACAATACTATAATTTTTTTTAATTTCTCCCCAAATTAATCCTTCTCTAACTAATAAACCATTTACAATATACCAATCCTTTCCAATAGAAGGAAGAGCATTATATTCTTTTCTACTACATTCATATATATGTTTACCTAACTGTTTCATACTATCTTCCTCCTTAAAATTTTCGTTTCATTTTTTCTATTTTAATTATATCAAAATTTCATTTTATTTTCAAAAAAGTTCCTTACCCCCAACCCGTACCCCGGAAACGCGAAGCGTTTCCCCCTTTGCAAAAATTTCAAGCGAAGCGAGAAATTTTTGCAAAATATTTTGCAAAATTTTTTTGCAAAATTATATATATATAGATTTGTACAATTGCAAGATTTTTGCAAAAATTTTGCAAAGTTTATGCAAAATTGCAAAAAAGTAATTCTTTTTCCATAGATTTTTACAATAGACTCTGCGGCCGCGCTTGCAAGTTTTGCAAAATTTTTTGCAAAACCCCGCATTAACGAGTTTCAATTTTTGTAAAAATTTTGCAAAATTTCATTTCATTTTTTTTCTTTTTAAGTAATAGCTTTCTTACGTTGCTTCCATCCCTCAGAATGATCAACCGCACTTTTACTAATTCCAAGCAATTCCGCAATTTCAGTTGAATTTTTCCCTTGAAGCGCAAGCTTCAAAATTTGTTCGTCGTCAACTTTTTTCTTACGCCCAGCAAACTAACTCATAACCAATTTTTCAGAATATTTTTCTTTTGAAAAATCAATTTCATCAGTGACCATTTTTACCAAACTACTAATATACACATCATTATCTCGTTGCAAAGGAAGTCCTACCCCATACCGAGCAATTTCCGCAATAATCTAATCTTGCTACTCCACCGGAAGAGCTGCAATTTTTTCAATCCATTTTTTCTTAAAAACAAAAGAGTCAACTGCCACTTGTGGGAACCTCCCCTATAAGCTTCTTGAGTGCCAGTTGAAATTCCGGTGTATTCTGGTATACCCAACAATTTAAATTTGGATTTTTAGGATTCCGCATTTCAGTTTCATACTAAAATCCAAGAGACTAAAGTGCGATATGAATCCTTAAAGAGTAAATTATTTTTAATTTTGAATTGGAATTTTGCATAGTTAAAATTTACTCCTAACTTAAATACTATTTTATAGCTTTACGAATTATCTATGATAAAGATTCTTCATTTTCTTCAGAAAGTTTCTATAATTTCTCTTTCATTTCATTCGGAATCCTTATTGTAATAGAATTATCTTTTTCTTTACTCATAATACCTCCCATATTTTTATCTTTTCTATTTTTATTTAAATTTTATTTGAATTACATTTAATTACATTGTCCTACAAATTGATTTTTTTAAAAATTTTTATTATAATTATAATATAAAAATAGAAAGAGAGATATTCATCATGACATATTACATCTTTAAAATTTCTTACTATAATGAATATAAAGATGAAGAAATTAAAACTTGCGGACTTGTCGCTGCGAAGTCTTATTCTGGAGCAATAGATGCAATCACTCGAGATTGGGGAGAAAACTCTATTATTTCTCTTGATTTTCTTAAGCCAATTGTAAATCTTTCTGAAACTTTAACTCTTAATGATGCAATGTTTCATATGTTTTCAGAAGGACACAATGAAAGAAAAATTGAATCTTACTATCTTAAAAATCATAAAGGAAAAATTGATTTTCCAGAAGAAGAAGGAGAATTTGAATAATGTCTTTATTTAATTCTATTTGCGGCGACTGCGGCTTCAGGGTTACTCAAGGTTCAGAATCATTCTGTTCGCTATCGAAACTAAAAGTCATTCCAGAAGTAGATTCTTGTTCGAAACATGTTTTCCAAGAGTCTATGAAATTTTGCGAAATTTGCGGCAATGTCATTTTTGAGTCCGGTATTGTAGATCTCGTAGACGGGTCGCCGCACATTATATGCCCTTCTTGTGCTTCCCGAATGAATACCTGTGCAACTTGTGCGGAAGCTGAAAAATGTGATTTCGAAACCAATTCGTGTCCAATAGAAAAAGTAGTACAGAAACAGGTTCGTCAAGGAAATATGGTTATGATGACAACCGTTAAAAATCCGAAACGAATCGAAGAAACTTGCAAAAAAAATTGCAAATGTTACGATGAAAAAAATGGATGTATAAAAGAAAGTATTCATACTTGTCCCTCCTGGAAAGTTTTATACGTTCAATCTTAATCTTAATTTTATTATAACATATTTTTATTTGAAAATAAAGGAAAAGCATTTATGAAAAGAAATTTATTGAAAGTAATTGCGGCAGGCTCTCTTTTGGGTGTCCTTTGTACTGGATGCGCATCTTTTTCTCGATTCACAAAAACAGTCGGAAGTGATTTCACGGGAGGGCTTAATAGAACCGTAACGGTATATGATTATAACGGCGGAGAAATTAAATCTTGGTCCGGAAAATTTGATTTATCTGAATCTGAGAATGAAGTCTTTTTTGATTTAGATGGCAAGCGAGTGATTATTCACGGTGGTATTGTCATTTGTGAAGAAAATTAAAACAGAGCAATATTTAATTAGAAATGTAAAAGAAAAATTATGTCTGCATGGGATTATAGTGAAGGACATGACTGTATTCGTTTGTTGTGTCAATATTTAGATGAATTATTAATAAAACCAAAAACAGAACAATATGTAATTAAAAATGTAGAAAAATCTAATATTCCATCAACTCTTGCGGAAGAATTTGCAAAAGGCTCTAAATATATAAATCACTTTAAAACAGGCGAAAAAACTCAATATTGTCAGTTTGAAAGAGAAGAAACATATTGTATTATTTTTGAAAGAGAAAAGGCGGATAATTAACCTTCGGTTAATTAACCGCTTTTGATTTTTATAAAAAATTTTTTTATAATATATATATAAGATAAAGAAAGGAGAAGAGCATATGGTAATAAATACTTTTGGATTAATTTGCTTTGTTATATGGTTAATTGTTGTAATTATAACTGCTATAATGGCAGCGCATGGAAAACCGATTCTTAAAATGACAATTATTTATGCTCTTCTAGTTGTTTTAATGCATTTTTTTGAAAAAGGAAGGGTGATATAAATGCTTGCTAATGAACAGGATTATGAAAAGTATCTTTTAGAAGATGAAGATCCATATGAGTTTATGAGTATTTGGATCGGACATAAGGTTTTTATTAAACCTACTAACGATGCCGATAAACTTGATCAGATGCTTGCGGCCGGTGCCTTTAAGGAGGATAAAGATGCAGAAGATGAGCGCTAAAGAGAAGCTGGGTTTTGTAGGAGATTATATTACGATTTTAAAAGGACAGACCTATCCTTTTAAGGAATGGTTAAAGGAGCGCGGATCTAAATATAATCCTCGTTGGGGATGGTATTTTGCAACCAATGTAGAAGTTCCTACCGATCTTCCCGCAGATATTTTTCCTGTTCAGCTTTTTTGGAATCAGATTTCTGCTAATGGAACTGATTTAAACAATGATGACGCTATTAGCGAAGTTATTGACAACCTTCTTTATGATCCTACTCCTAGTGAATATCAGGGCGAAATTGGTGAAAGACTTGAACTTGAAGTTCATATTGATAAAGTAATTCCTTTAGATGGTTTTTATGGAAAAAGTTCTATGCATATTATGTCCGATGAAAATGGAAATGTATATGTATGGACTACTGCTTCTCGTACTCTTAAAGAGGATAGCTTCCTTAATATTCGTGGAACCGTAAAAGACCATCGTACTTATCATAATTGCAAACAGACTATTTTAACTCGCTGCAAAGTTGTGGAGGGATAAAAATATGACAGAAAATGATTTATTTGGATTTGTAGCTAATCAATTTGATCGTGAAGAGCTAGTCAAAGAGATCGCTAGACGGGCCGCCGCAGGAGAAACAAATTTTACAGTTGATTCTGCATGGGATCTTTCTGATGAAGATATAGAATATATTAAAAATAGGGTTAAAGATTATGTATAAAAAAGTAGAACCTACTTATGTTTATCCTCTTAAAGAAGATCATATTTATGCTATTTGTAAATGTAATCTTCCTATAACATATTGTCTTGATTTAGGAAAAAAAGTACCTGGAACCAGAAGCATTAGATTTAAATGTGTTAAATGTAATACTGAAGGAACTGTATATTATAAAAATGGCGTCTAAAAAGGGCGCCATTGATTTTTTTAAAAATTTTTATTATAATATATATAGAAAATAAAAAATGAGGTGTGTTCTTATGATTGAAAAAATTACTCCCGAAGAATTAGATGGTATTAAATATTATATTGATGCTTGCCTTGAGTCAGAGGTAGAACGTACCGTTCCGGTAGAGTATATACTTCGTTTTTGGGATAAAAATAAGAGCAAATATCTTGAGAAATTTTTTGGAGATAAGCTCATTTTAAGTAGAAATATTGAATATAATAAAGATTACGATGAGCTTTATGAAGATATTAATGATAATTTTTCTAGATGGGGAAAAAAGACTAGCGAACATGTAAAAAATTTTCTTAAAGCTTGGCAGAATGCTTTCGTAAAATATGGTATAGAAGATGGAAAATACATTGAAAGCTATTATGCTGTTAATCATTTAATTGGAAATTCTACTTTAGCAAAAAACCATTTTGATTGGCATGATTGCGAAATTTATTTTCCTGAGATGAAAGAACCTATTAAGGTATTTAAAAATTCTCATCCCATGAAAATTATTCGTAAACTGGCAGAAATTTATAATATTCCCGATTTTGATGAATTTTGTTTGCGGCATTCGCAGGTTCTGAACCAGAAGAAACTTGAAGGAGAACTCTGCATTTCAATTCATCCTCTTGATTATATGACTATGAGTGATAATGCAAATGGTTGGACTTCTTGCATGAGCTGGGGAGATGGGGGAGAATATCGTCAGGGAACTGTAGAAATGATGAATTCTCCTATGGTTGTTGTAGCTTATTTAAAATCATCTAGCGACTATCATTTTAATCGTAATTTTGCTTGGAATAGTAAAAAGTGGAGAGAACTGTTTGTTGTAACTCCAGAAGCTATTCTGAATGTAAAGGGATATCCTTATAAGAATGAATTTTTAACTAAGACTGTTTTAAATTGGTTAAAAGAAATTGCTGAGGGGATAGGATTCGGAACCTATTCTGATATTATTAAATATGATACAGCAGTTGAATTTAATCCTGGTCTTTATGATTATGCATTAGAGGTTTATCCTCGCACTGGTTATATGTATAATGATTTTAATATTAACCAGTTTGGCGTTTTTACATTAGATAAAAACGTTTTTAATGGGGGTACTTTTAGACCCTATTATTCTGGTGAACCAGAATGTATGGCTTGCGGCGATGGCGGTTATAATACGATTAGCTTCCAGCATGAAGGATGTCTTAGTTGCGATCATTGCTATGCTCCTAGAATATGCGATGAATGTGGTCATTATTTAAATGACGATGAAGGATATTGTGTTGATGATGAATTAATTTGCGAAGATTGCTTTAATGATTCTTGTTATTTAGATATTGTAACAGAAGAATATCATCTAAATAACACTGGTGAGGTAATGATTTGTCTTGCAACAGATGATGGTACAGCTTATTATCCTGATATTTATGCAATGGTAAGTCAAGATACCTTTTATGATTTAAAAGATTATTATCATTTTATAACTGAAGATCCTAAGCGTTATAATACAATTTATTATATTACTAGAGATAAAATAACTGAAAAAGGATTAAAGACACTCTTTTTCCAGAATGCTCTTAATTATTACCCCGAAATTCCTGCGGATGATGAATTAAGAGAAAGGTATGAAATTTGTATTATGAATTAATAATAAGATTTCTTAAAAAGAACTTCAAATTGATTTTTTTAAAAAATTTTTATATAATGTATATGTAAGATAAAGAAAGAAATAAATAACAAAAACAAATTTTTAAAATTGAAAGGTTGGTACACTATGGATAAGCTTACTAAGAGAAACATTTACGAAGCACTTATTAACTACGCTACTGAGGGAATTATGGAGTACACCGATAAGGATGGCTCTGTAATTGAGGTAACTCCCGATTGCATTAAGACTTTTGCGGAAAACGAGATTGCCCTTCTGGATAAGAAGGCTGTCCGTGCGAAGGAAACCGCCGCAAAGAAAAAGGAAGAGAAGGACGAGCTGTGTGAGGCAGTCCTGGCAGCCCTTACTGATGAGTTTGCAACTATTGCTGATATCGCGGCAGCGATTGAGGGTGAGGATGTAACCGTCTCTAAGGTGACTTATAGACTTAATAAGCTGGTTTCTATCGGAGAAGCTGAAAAGGCTGATCTGAAGATCGGCGGCGAAGATGGTAAGAAAGCTCGTGTCGTGAAGGGATACCGCAGAGTGTCCGAGTGATATAAAAATTACTTAGAGCTGGAATGAATAATTCCAGCTCTTTTTTCAGTGAGGTGAATTTTATGTTATATTGTTTAAGTGCAAGATAGAATAGAGAATATCTTGATAAAGCTGACGAAATAAAGGTTGAATATCGAGATCATGAAATGATTCTTGATTTAATTAGAAAATATCCTAATAAAACAATTATTATTAATTGTAAACCAGGAGAAGAAGTTGATTTTGAAAAACTAGGTCAATATAAGAAATTAACTAATCAAAGAATTATTGCGGAAGTCGCTTCTGCGACCGCTTGTGCCAGCGCCGCAAAAGAAAATTTGGAATACTATATTGGTTATCCAGTAACTTCTTTTTTTGAATTAAAAGCTTTAAAAGATCTTGGAGTTTGTTATATTCGTTTAGATAATGAATTATTTTTCCAATTAGATAAAGTAATCAGATATGAAATTCCTGTTCGAGCAGTTCCAAATGTAGCTTTTATTGATGGTCTAAGAAGAGAAAATGGTATTCTTGGAACATGGATTCGTCCAGAAGATCTTGAAACTATTTATGGAGAATATATTACTGCTGTAGAGTTTGAAGATGCGGATAAGCAAAAAGAACAAGCTCTTTATCGTATATATGCTGAACAAAAAGAATGGAGAGGACCTTTACAAACAATTATTACCAACTTAAATGCCGATGGTGTTAATCGTATGATTTCTTCAGAACTTTCTAATATTCGTACAACCTGTATGCAAAGATGCCTCAAAGGATCTCCTTGTAATATTTGTAAATTAACTTTTAACTTAGCCGATCCGGATTTGATAAGAAAATATAAAGAAGAAAAAATTGATTTATAAAAAAAATTTTGCTATAATTTTTATATGAAAGAAATAGATTACACACTTTTTACAGAATTAGTTAAATTAAAAAAGAAAGATTTAAAAAAAGTTTTATTTTCTTTCTTGGAAGATTATTATGATGAAGTAAAAAAGACTAATGATTTTATTTATGCTACTGGAAATATTCCAATTTTATTAATTGCTCATATGGATACAGTTTTTGATAGCCCTCCTTCTCAAATTTTTTATGATAGTAAACGAGAAACTTTTTGGAGTCCAGAGGGTTTAGGAGCTGATGATAAAGTTGGAATTTATTTAATTATAAAAATTATTAAAGAAGGATATAGACCTTATATTCTATTCACCGATGGTGAAGAAGATGGAGGTACTGGAGTAATTAATTTTAGTTTAGCTTATCCAAATCCTCCAAAAGATTTAAAATTTATAATTGAATTAGATCGAGCTGGATATTTTGATGCAGTTTTTTATCATTGTGAAAACAAAAATTTTATTGATTATATTAAACAATTTGGTTTTTGTTATTCAGATGGAATCTTTTCAGATATAAGTATTTTATGTCCAAAATGGGAAATTGCTGGAGTTAATCTTTCTGTAGGTTATTTTAATGAACATAGTTATATAGAATATTTTAATTCTTTAATTGCAGAACAAACTTTTAATAAAGTTTTAAAAATATTATCTCAAAAAGATTGGCCTCAATTTAAATATATTGAACTTCCATCTTGGAATACATTATATTATAAATGTAATGGCTGCAAAAAAATGTTTAAAGAATATGAGTTAATTCCAGTAGATAATGAATATTATTGTCCAGATTGTGCAGTTAATAAAGTTGAATGGTGTCAAAAATGCGGAAGGGCATTTTTGAAAAATGGTACTAATAAAATTTGCTATAAATGTATAGGAGAAAGTAATGGCAGCTAAGGGTAGTATTGCTAAAGTAGAAGTTGAAAATAAGATTCGAGAAGCTTTTGGTTCAGATTTTGCGGGCGTCGCTGATAAGAAGATTTATGTCTGGGCAGATGATGGTGGAGAACGAGTTCAGATCGCTATTTCCATGACTTGTCCGAAGGTTTATATTGGAGATTCTGCGGCAGCCGATCCTGCGGTCGTAATGACTGACGGTGGTATCGACTTTGAGGCGCAGGTTCCGCAGAAAGCTACTGAAGTAAGTCAAGAAGAATTAGATCGAATTGAAAAGATGATGAATAAATTGGGACTATAAATTTGACTTAAAAAAAATTTTATGATATAATAAAAGAAAAATAAGATAAATTTTTTCTTTTATTTAAAGGCGTCTGGTAGAGTGGTCGATTACATTGGTCTCCAAAACCAACAGCGAAAGCTCATCGTGGGTTCGAATCCTACGGCGCCTGTTCCTATTAAAAATAAAAAGAGGACTATAATGTGACAGAAGAAAATAATTCATTAAAATCTTATTTATAGGAAATTAATTCTTATCCTATTTTAACACAAGAAGAAGAAATTAATTATATTAAAATTGGAACTAAAGAAGCTAAAGAAAAAATTGTTTAGTCTAATCTTAGATTGGTTGTTTCTTTAGCTCGGCACTATCAAGGTTGTGGATTATCTTATTAGGATTTAATTCAGGAAGGAAATATTGGATTATTAAAAGCAGTTGATAAATTTGATTATACAAAAGGTTTTCGTTTTGCTACATATGCGGCCTGGTGGATAAAACAATGTTTATCTAGAGCGGTAGCAGATAATGGCAGAACGATTAGAATACCTGCACATATAATTGAAGATGTTAATAAAGCAAGAACTCAAATTAGACAATTAACATTAAAATTAAATAAAGAACCTACAATAGAAGAAATTTCTACTGAATTAAAACTTCCAGAAGATAAAGTAAAAGAATTATTATCTTATATGACAGATATTATTAGTCTTGATGCTCCAATAGGAGATGATAATGGAGATGAAGATATAACAGTCGGATCTTTTATTGAAGATAATAGTTTTGTAAATCCAGAACACTCATATATTCAACAAGATGAAAAAAATATAATTAATAATATTATTTCTACTTTATCCAATAGAGAAGCAAGTATTATAAAAAAGCGTTTTGGAATTGATAGCGATAAAGCTTTTACTCTTGAAGAAATAGGACAAGAATATGGTTTAACAAAAGAACGCATTAGACAAATTGAAGCTAAAGCTTTAAGAAAATTGCGGAATCCCGCTCGTGCGAACATTTTGCGGGAGTGTATGGTGTCATAAAAGACAGGAGCGCGCAATATGATTTTAACTTTTATAAAAGAAAATTATAAAAAAATAAATTTTTATTATTTAATATTATTTATTTTTTTCTTAATTATGGTAATTATCCATCCAATTACTTATATGAAAGTTGTTAATCTTTATGCAGCTATATATTGTCTTTTATATATATATGAAGAAGAATGATTAAAGGAGTTTTTATTAATGAAGAATAAGTTTATTTAGTTATTTCTCATTGCCGCAAGCACAGTAATTATGACTGTCTCCACGGCATTTGCCGCAAATTACTGGGGCATTGAGAATGGTGAATGGAGATATTTCGACAAAAATAACAACATTATTACAGATAGTTGGGCCAAGTCCGGTGAGGATTGGTATTATGTAGATTATGAAGGAAGAATGGTGACGGATGCTATCATCGAGGACAATAATGATTATTATTACCTTGATGTAAATGGAGCAATGGTAAGAAATCATTGGATTCAAAGCGAAAATGATTGGTATTACTTTGGAGCCAATGGAAAGGCATATGTTACCAAGAAGGGAACTATCACATCTTCTGATCTAAAGGAAATTAACGGTAAGAAATATGTGTTTGATTCTGAAGGTAAGATGTTATATGGTTGGATTGATGCTAATAGTGTAGCTCTTGCTGGTGAAGATGATACTGAAGCATGGAAAAATGCTACATATTTTGCTGGAGATGCCAATGATGGCGCTATTAAGTTTGGATGGTGCCAAATTTCAGTAGAAAATAATGATGAATTAAAGGATTATTGGTTCTATTTTAATCCTTCTACTGGAAAGAAGACTCTTAGTGAGAAGAAAGTTATTAATGGTGCTACATATAAGTTTGATACTAATGACGGCCATATGCTTGATAAGTGGGTCGATGTAGCTACTGCTAGTAATTTAAGCTATATTAATCCTAACGGTACTCTTGTTAAGAAGGGATGGATTTATGCCGTTCCTGATGAGGATTATATTCCTGAAGATTATGAGAATGATGAATATTCTTGGTGGTATGCTGATAATGCCGGAAAGATTGTAAAGAATCAAATTAAGCTGATTAATGGAAAGCGTTATGTCTTTGATAATATGGGACGTATGCTTGATGGATTAGTTGCTTTTGATGGCACCGACTATATTAATAAGGTTGGAGATACAAAGTTTATTGAAATGACTGGAGATGATATAAAGGGATTAACTTATAGTGATTTATATTATTTCTCAGACAGCATAAATGATGGTTCTCGTAAGACCGGAAACGTAAAGATTGAATTAGAAGATGAAGTGTATTCCTTCTATTTCAAGAATAGCGGCGCAGCTGAAACAGGTTATGTTACTAAGATTAAGAAATTCGCCTACAATGGTTTAATTCTTTGCGCGAATGGTTTTGATGGTAAGTATGCTGGCATTAATGCTACCTATAGCAATGGATATACTTTAAATTCCGGAGATGTTTATTACGGAAAAAATATTGCCGTAGGGCAAATTCTTGTAAACAATAATGGATCAATCGTAAAGAATAAGACAAATATTAATGATGGTAATGATGTATATATCTTTACTGGTAAAAATGGTGAAATTCTTTATGCTGGAGATAAGTTGAAGGCTAATAAGAATGGTATTATTACCATCAATGGAAAGAATTACGAAGTTGATTAATATTAATTTTGAGGAAAGATTTTTAAATCTTTCCTCTTTTTTGATTTTTTAAAAATTTTTTTATATAATATATATAGAAAATAAAAAAGGAGTTTTTATATGCACTCTGGAAGTACAACAATTTTTTGACTTTTTAAAAAATTTTTATTATAATTATATTGTAAAAAATAAAAAAGACTTTTATCTGCAATAGTAATCTGGTTGATTACTTTTTGACCAAAAGTCAACGAAGTAGAGTTTTTGAACAAGTTTTTGTATCTTCTATAATTATTGAAACTGTTAAAAGTCTTGTTTTGTTAATCCGTAGGCAAGCATTAAAAGCCAAAAGAAAATAAAGCTGAATTACTTAGGGACATTGAGGAGAGACACCTCATAGAGCGGGGGAAGATCCGTAAGATACTCTAAAGATCATCTATGCAACCCTAAACAGATGCATGTGATTGCGGCGTGGGATTTCTCGCTTACTGCACATCGGATTAAACTGGATACATGACCCAGTATAAAAAGGTGCCGCGCTGGCAGACCGCAAGTTCGCAATAGTCTGCTATTTTAAAAATATTATGATTAAATTAAAACCATGTCCTTTTTGTGGATCAAAAGTAGAATTAGAAAAACGTCCTCTGTGGAGAGATTCGCATGGATATTTTGGATGTTATGAATTTGTAATTGAGTGTAAAAATCCTGAATGTTTGTGTCGAATATATTTAAATAAAAATGATACTATTTACAGGGAAGAAGAAAAAGCAAAAGAAAATGCCATCAGAGCATGGAACAAAAGAGTATAAGGTTATTTGTTTATTAACAAATAAAGAATGTGTATGGGCAAATAAACCTCCAGATGAATGCGAAAATTGTAGATATTGCTCTGTATATACTCATTATTTTGTTAATGGATTGTTTAAGGAGATTCAAAATGCTCGAAGAAGAAAAGGGTGCTAAAATTTATTATCATGCTACAATTTTAGGCAGTTTTACATATTATGATGATCCTAACAATGATTTAGAAATTCGAGATAGAATCATGAATGATATGCAAATAGATCCAGAATATATTGATGATTTAGAATATTGGATTGAGGAAGAAGAGGAGTAATATTATGAAAGAAGTTAGAGATTTCCCTAAAGTTGGAGATATGATTCATATTTATCATATGTTTGGAGAGTCATATTATAAAGACACAGAAGGTATTGTTAAAATGGTTGATGAAAAGAATGGATATGTTTATGGTACTTGGGGTGCCTGTGCTCTTGTTCCAGGAGATAATTATGTAATTCTTAAAGAGGAATAAATATGAATGGTTTTAAAATAAAATATAATATTTCTATTAATGGTTCTTGTTATTTTTGGGAAGATAATGATAATGATTTATTTATCCAAGAGTAGATTGCCGAATCAGTAGGAATACCATTGGAATATATAGATAATATTGAATATACTTTAGAACCGATAATAGATGAAGATTAAAATGGGCCGGTAGCATAATTGGGAATGCGCTTCACTTGCAATGAAGAAGATTGGGTTCAAATCCCACCGTGTCCACTATCAATAAGAGAATGAGGGGAAGCCTAACGATAGGGGAGGAAAGTGCTTGTGTTCTCGCCACCTCTTGAGATTTTATATCTCTAAGTGAAAAAGTAAATTGGTTAATGTGGTCACCAACGTCGCGGAAAGTAATTCTCTTATTGATTTTTTAAAAATTTTTTATTATAATATATTTATAAGAATTAAAAAATAATTCTTATTAAGATTTCAGGCTAAT